GTCTCACATAATGACAGGGCTCGGAACCGAGCTGTTCTGGCTCAGAGGATCACCATTGCAATAGCCGGATCCGGACATCAGAAGCGAGCCGTCGTCCATGAGGAACGCGAGACCAGCTTCTGCCGCCGTTCCCACCGGACAGACGTCGATAACAATCCTATTTCCAGTCAGCGCGATGTCGACGGTGGTTCGATTGGCCACGTCGCCGACGCCGAGCGCGCCGACTGCATTCGACCCCCAGACAGCAACGCGGCCATTGGACAGAAGAGCAGCGCCGCGATTGTTTCCGCCAGTGCCAGCCGCGACGATCTTCACCGCGTTCGCAACACCGGCGATCTGAATGAACGTCGAACTGGCCGCGCCAGCGGCTGTCGGATTTCCGTAGCTATTGCCGGCACCTGCTGCCCAAACCGATCCGTCGGTTTTCCTGATCAGGGCGAACTGGTAGTCGTAGCCGTTCATCGCGACTTCCACCACATCGGTCGCCACCTGAACCGGCACGAGCTGATTGGTCGTGTTACCATTGCCGAGCTGGCCATAGTTGTTGTAGCCCCACGCATGCAGCGCGCCGGTGCTATCGATAGCGAAGGCGGAGTAGCCGTTGGCAAAGATCTTGGTGATGGTCTTACCCACGATCGACCCCTGAACGATCTGCTTCGGGGTCGTAACAGCCGCAACCAGTCCGTCACCGCACTGTCCGTAGGCATTGTATCCCCAGGTCCAGATCGTGCCATCGGCCTTCAACGCCAGAAAGAAGCCGTAGCGCTCGGCGCCGCCGACCACCTTTGCGACATCGGTCATGATCTGCACGGTGTTAAGCTTGACCGCCGTCGTCCCGTCACCGACCTGGCCATACTCGTTGCGACCGCAGGCGTGAAGCGTTCCGTCGGTGCACAGGATCATGAGAGTCGTATATTGTTGATTACCAGACTGTTGAGCAATTGCTGCCACGGTCTTCCCGTAGATCGAATTCGCCGGAACGTCCGAAATGCAGAAGGGAACGGTCTTGGCAACGGCGTCACCAGAGGCCATGGTTCCATTCATCGTGGTGGCGTTATTCAGTCCCCAGCCCCACAGCTTTCCGTTCTTGCTGATCACATAGTTGCAGCCGGAATAGCTGAGGTAGAGCTTGTCCACGCCGGAGAAATCCGGCGGGAACGCGGGGCGAACGGGTAGAGCGCGCGCAAGCGCCAGGCCGTCGCCCATGTTGTTGTCGCCACCTGCGCCCCACAGACGCATGCTATCATCTGTCATCACCACGCCAAAGCGACGGTAGATGTCCATCTGACCACCCTTGGCATTCTCCGGAAGCTTGAGCACCTTCGTGCCCGAGCGAACATCCGGGTTCATCCAGGCCGGCAGGCCGTTCGCTGCGATACCGAGAACCTGACCGATCTGACCGGCGGGGAGCCGTGTCAGCGAGGTTCCGTTGTGATAGATGACGTCGCCATGCGTCGTGGCGATCTTGCGAGCGCCCTGCGAAAACAGAGACCACTTGGTCGCGTCCGTGCCAGGCGCGACACCCGTCGTGTCGTCCGCCTCGCAGATCCACGCGTCACCGTCGAGCGAGACCACATCCCGTTCGTTGTAGGTGACGCTCGAATTGTATTCCTTCTTCCATGCAAACGCGATTTTGCCGAGAGAGACGGTTGTCATCTGATCCTCTTAAAACATGATCTGAGCTGGGGTGACACGATTCTGCCCCGCCCAATCGCCAAGTGAGTAGGCGGCCCCAACACCCGCCGAGTAGACACCCCCTTCGGACGTGAGAAAGTGGCACTGTGCGTTGTCAGCGAGTGCTGTGGTCCACAGCGCTCCAGAGAAGGCAAAGTCCACGATCGTCCGATCGAGAAGCGTGAAGCCAGCCTCCAGCGGCGACCCGTTTGCAGCGGCGACACCCGATTTCGTATTACCGGCGAACGTCGAGCCGTAGCCCCAGCCAACACATCGACCGTCCGAGCGCAGTGCCATGGCGCAGGAGGCATAATTGACCGATCCCATGCGCAGCTTGGTGACGTTCTTCAGATAGTCACCGCCGATCGCAGTCCAGGTGGTGTGATTAACCCCTTCGCCGAGCCCGTAGCTGCCGTAGCCGGCGTGAACGACCGTGCCGTCCTTCAGAAGAGCGACACAGCGATTGTATTTGCCGGAACCGAGATAGGCATCTTCAACGTTGTCATGCACCTTATAAGGCATGAGGCTGTTGCCAGTGCCTGATGCAAAAATGTTGCCAGTATAGCCGGTGCCATAAGACCCATACTCGTCGTGACCCCAGCGGTAGAGCGAGCCGTCTTCCAGCAGGATGCCATAGGAACGATAATACTGGCTGCCAGTGGCAGAATGATCGTCGTCTTCTGCGCCGAAGAATTTCTTCACACGGTTGTTAAAGCCCCAGGGCATGAAAGGCGTGAAGCCGGCCGGCGCAAATCCGAGTCCGGTAGCGTCACTCTCCCCAGCCAGATAGAGGATGCCGTTGACGTCGATCAGAGCGGTTGTGGCATATTGCGCACTCATGATGAAGATGTCCTTCATCGGGATCGTCAGCGACAGTGTGACAAGCTTCGGCGTGGTGATGGCAGCCGTTGCGCCGCCGTCGGGAATGGCTGCGTTTCGATTGCTTCCCCACAGATAGGCCAAACCATTACTGTCGATGCAGCCCATCGTTTTGTAGCCATAGCGACCCTGATTGACGTAGATCTTCGTGATCACAGCGTCGGCGGGGAGATCACCACTGCCATTGATTTTCTTAGGCACGAGGGCAACAGTCGAACCGCCATCTCCAGCCGCGCTTCCGACATTCGGACCGGAATACCAAAGGCCGCCCTTTGCATCGAGGTAATAGGTGTCGCCAGCGTAGCCTGACACCACTTTGATGATAGACGGCGTGCCAGGCGGAAAACCGACCTTCACCGGCAGAACGTGATTAACCTCGGCGGCCAAGCCGTTGCCAAGCGCGCCGTTTACCGACTTACCCCAGCCACGCACCGAGCCGTCATTCATGATGGCGAACATATGGCCGGGATTGAACCAGGCGCCGCAGTCCGCGCCGGTAGTCGTATCCGCAAGAGCTGTGGCGATCACGCCGTTCCGTCCATCCATGAAGCGAAACTCAACACCAGCCTCGCCCTTGGAATGAAGCACCATCTGAGAGCGACCCGAGACCGCTCCGGAACCAACGACCAGCTCACCCGCCTTCCCGGCATCAACTTGACCGAGAACGAATTCCTCAAACGCTCCGCTCCGGTAGACCCACGCCCCGCCATTCCTGTAGACGACATCGCGCTCGCGATAGGCGAGATAGTGCGAGTAGAGGCCCCGCCAGCAATAGCCGATCTTCTCCAGTTCAATTTTCATAGATGCATCACCAGAGCATTGTTGACGATTGAGAAGGAGACGCGCGTCATCACCGCCCAGGTGGCGAAGTCCTTCACCTTGAAGTCGCTGGTCTGATCAGTGGTCATCAGGAGATGGCCGTCGGGAGACAGGTTGAAGCCGTAGAAGGTCGGCTTCTTCAGCGCCTCGGCGAGTGCGTCATCAAGACCATCTACATCCGAAGTCGGATGACGATGAATAATAGGCGCCTTACCCGCGAGCTGATTGAGAATGGTCGCGGCGAAGTTTGGATCGTTGCCGAGAGCCTCGGCGATCTCCCGAATTGTGTCCAACGCGCCCGGCGCACCGTTGATCAAATTGGCAATCGCAGCCTGAAGCGCTGCCATGGTCGCAATCTGATTCGTATTCGTGCCCAGCGCGGCCGTAGGTGCCGTAGGAGTGCCTGTCAGAGCCGGACTGTCCTTCGAGGCGAGAAGCGCCACCGTGTCGAGAAGATCATCAATCTCCGCCATGCCGTGGCGATGACCAACAAGAGAGCGCGCATCCAGCGCGGACTGAAGACCCGTGATCTGATTGATACCGTGTTGATGAACGATGGCGGCCGCGTAGGCGATGATAGCCTCCCGCACAAGAGCAGCCGTCCAGGAGGTTTCCTCCATGGAGGCGCCATTGGCAGCGTCCTCCATTGTTGTAAGCGGCATCTTGTGGTGAGCGCGAATGTTCTCTCGCGCTTCATCAGGATCGGCAAAGTCTGCGCCATTGGCGTCCTTTCGCATATAGTCGTCGAAAAGTGTCCCATCGACGGCATCAACGATCGCCTGAGTATCGAGCTTAGCCTGTTGGGCGGCTGCATTGGCAGTTTCCGCATCGCTCTGCGCCTGAAGCGCAATGTCACGCGCCGACTGAGAGGCATCGCGTGCGCCAATCGCATCGTCGCGAGCCTGGTCGGTGGCAGCCTTGGCGGTATCGACAGCGGCCTTGGCGACATCCACCTGCCCCTTGGCGATCAGAACATCCTGACGATCGGCGGCGGCGGCGTTGGCCGAGGCGGCTGCAGCGTTCTCCGAGACGAGCGCAGCCTGCTGAGACGCGAGTGCGTCAGCGGCAGATGCAGCGGCCGCGTTCTCACTCGCCAGCGCGTCAGCAGCGCTCACAACGGTTTCCTGCGCTTTCTGCATGGAAGTGTCGCGAGCGGTCTCCGACGCGGCCTGGGCGTTCTCTGCATCGATTTTCGCAGCTTCCGCAGCGGTGCGCGCAGTGACAGCGCCGGTCTCGGCTGCCTGGGCGGCGTTACGAGCGACCAGAGACTCGTTCCGGAAGATTTCCGTCTCATCGCGGAGATCAGAAGTCGCGGACTCGAGATCCGACGCCTCAAGTGCGGAATTTGCAGCGGCAAGAGCGGAAGCTTGAGCCGCCGCCGCCGAGTCTTCCGAATTCTGGGCGCTGTTAGCGGACGCGAGAGCAGAGACGTCGGACTGATCGCGGAAACCTTCGGCAGCGAGCTGAGCTGCCTCAGCCGCTGTTGCGGAAGTGGCGGCGTCGATGGCGCTCTGGTCCGCTTGTTCAGCAAACGCCTGTGCGGCATCTCGGGCCGCGATCGCCTCGGGTGTCACGTCGCCGGTCGGTCCAAGGCTGATCAAATCCACCTGTGGAATTTCAGCGCCAAAGGACTCAATCTCGATCTCTTCACCAACGATGAGACTGATTACCTCGGCCTGCGGGACTTTGTGGCCGCCGAAGGACTCGATTTCGATCTCGTCGCCGACAACGAGGCTGATGACGTTCTCTGCCATGCCTACCTCGTGATCGGTTGCTGCACAGGAACGATCAGACGAAAGCCGAGATGTTGCGGAGTCAGGCCATCGGTGCGAACGATGTCGATGTAGACCTTGCGCGACGGCCACCCGGCGGTCGCCGCGCCGGGGACCGTCAGATTGATGGTGCGTTCGTCAATGAGCACGGCGCCACCGTTATCGGTGGTCATAGTGTGCAGCACGTCATCGACTTCAGGTGCACGACGGACCTGAGCGCGGAACGTGGCGCCGACCGGAAAGATCGCCTCGCCACCGATGACGAGACGCATGGACCAGTCGTAGCCGGCCTGAATAACCTTACCCGGAACTTTAACAGACGCCATCGGAAACTCCTTTGGCAGAATTATAAGTAAGTGATTACCTACTTACAAGCCGGAAGTTGTTCCCTCGCCTTCTTCATACTTGTCTACTGTCTGAATAGAAGAATGTTAGAAGAGTATGAAGAAGGCGAGGGAACGCTCCGGCTCGTCAGTAGGAATCCCACACATCGTCGTAGAAGGATTCGCACCGGTCCTGACGCGCCTGCTGCCGTTCGAGAGCCTTCCGCTCCGCCCGGAGCGCTACACGCGCTTCGGCGCCGACAACAAGGGGCGCGTGCTCCTCTTTCTTGCGCATCGCGCATTCGGCCGGGCGCTCCGCCAGATGGATCTCCGCCTCGGCCGCTGCCTTCTGTGCGGATACCTCGATCAGACGCTTCTCAAGGCTTGCGCAGCCAGTCAATGTCAGCGCCATCAAGCTCGCAGCGACGACCAGCAGCTTCGAGACGGGCTTCGTATTCGGCATTTTCTTGCTCCAGGCGAGCCTTTTCGGCGTTGTTGAGAGCGTCGGCTTTCTCAAGAGCCTCAGCATGTTTTCGGGAAATGGCTTCGGCCTTCTCGCGACGCACTTGCTCAATCTGGATCTTAGTCTCCAGAGCCGTCTTCTCCGCAAGAACGACATAGCCTTCGCGCGCCTCTCGTGCGACGTCAGGATAGGCGATCAGGTGGTTGTAGCTCATCCAGATAACGCTGGAGATCACGATACCGGCGAGTGCTCCAAGCACGGCGCCGACGCCCAGAATCAGGGTGTTCTTCGTCGGAAGCGCGATCATTCACCCATCTCCGGCTCAACTCGTTCCGATCGGGCGTGCTTGCGCTTGTCGTTGTCATCCCAGACAGCGCCGAAGATGTAAGATCCGGCGATTGCGACAACGAGACCGAGCAGCGAGACCAGCGCATTCTGGTGCAGGGCATTGTCGCTGCCCCAGATGATCAGGTATTCAATGTTGAGCATCGCCCACGCGAGGATGACCTTCATCCAGCGGCGACGGATCTGCCAGTTGTCCGCGACCAGGAGGGCTTTCAGAGCCTTACCCATCGGACTTCTTCCTGCGGCGCGGCGAAACGACCGGAACAAGATCCTCATCATCGACGACATCAGCGGGCGTCTCGTCGAGTTCGACCGGGGACGTGGCGTCGAATTCGCCCTCGTTCAGGTCTTCCTCATCCAGCTCGAAGGTGCCGGGAAAGCGGGTCTCGACCTTCTCGATGAAGGGAAGAGCGATCGCTTCGACCTCGTTGGTTTTCATGATGTGGTTGATGCCGTCGATGACCTCCTGTCGAAGAACGCCGTCGATGATCCTGATCGGATAGCTGAGGTGAATGATACCCTGGAGCGCGATCATGGCGCGCTCCGCGCCGATCTTCGCCGACGCTTCGTTGACGGCATCGAGGAGAACCTGGGGAAGCTTGTCGAGCATGTTATGCCTCATTGGTGGAGACGCGACCGTCGCTGGAGATGGTCGGGAGATTGAAGCGGTGCTCGGCCGGATAGATGGACGGCCAGCGATAGCCGACGACACGGTTGAGCGCGAATGGCTTGATATTCACGGCATCACCCTGATTGCCGCCGAGAACCATGAGGTTGCCCTTCTGATCCTTGCCAACCACGAAGCCGACATGGCCTCCTCCGTCGCGCGAGAAGACGACGATGCAGCCGACAGCAGGCTTGCTGAGCTTCACGCCGTAGTCGTTCCAGGCGCGAGCAGACGCCCCTGCCCCCTTGGCAGGCACAGCGAAGCCGGCCTCCTTCAGAACGCCGCCGACGAAGGCGCCGCACCAAGCGGTTTCGTCATCGGTGAACCACGGGGCGCCGATGTCCTTCCACCACTGAACGATCTTGGGATTGTGCTTGCCGCCCTTGATCTCGCGCTCGCCGATGTAGCGGGCGGCGTTGTCGAGCCAGGCGAGTCCGGTAGGCTTCAGAGACATAAGTAACCTATTACTGATCAATAACGATAGGCGAAGACGCCTTCGAGGCGGCTGACTTCGTGCCGATCGCGAACGTGAGCTGGTCAACCTTCCGATTGAGGTCCTTCAGCTCGGCGAGAATGTCCTTGGTGTTCTGCTTGTCTTCGGCGATGTATTCGGCATGCGTCTGAAGCGTGAGCTCCTGTGCGACTGCGTGAGCCGCGATTTTCCAGCCGAACGTTACGAGTGCAATCAGGCTCAGGACGAAGGTCACGCGAGCCGGAGTCACTGCAAAGCCCTTATCTTCAGCGCTCATGATTTCCGTCCTTAAAGAAGGATTACAGATGCGCCATCATAAGGCATCAGTTACTTACATTCAAGCCGAAGGCGAAGGTTCTTCTGTCTGCGCGGCAATCTTCGCCTCCAGCTCGTCGGCGCACCTCTCCAACACGTTCCGCTCGATTTCCAGCGCAAGCATCGCGCGCTCAAGCAATCGACTGACGCGAGGATCAGTGGGCAGCATCTTCTCGTCCTCGGCGCAGATGTAGCGCTCCGTGAGAGTATGCTCGACGCCCTGGTGCGTCATCGTTGTGGGTATGTCCCAGGCGATTGCCAACCCGTTCTCCACCACAGGAGCCGGCGAAACGGGAAGCGTGGCATAGCGCATGTTCCAGACGAACCTGTCAGTCATGTCAGCACCTCAATGAGTAAATTTACCGACCCGAATTGTCAGGTCGAAGGTGTAGGAGCTCTCACCCGCCGGCGCTGTCCGGGGAATGTTGCCAATGTAGGTGCCTCCGTATTTTACCTCGCAGGTCATTCCCTTCCAGGTGGAGACTGACCGGAAGATTCGATTGGAGTGCTTGAACTGCACCTTCACAATACCGTCCTCCACAAACACGCTCATGATGCGCGTCAGCCAGGGAGTGCCGTCACGAAGGTCGCTGGAGGTTTCGACAATCGAGGTGTTGTTGGCAATGAAGGATCGATCAAGCGGCAGGCCGCACGGGAGCGGACCGATGTCAGCCAGCGACCCCTGTTTGGTTCGATGCGCGACGGCGTTGATCAAGAGGAAATCAGCGTTGAGGCTATTGACGATTCCGCCGATGGGAAGTGTTGTTTCCCATTCGCGCGCTGTGTAGTCGAAACCCTGGTAACTCCACCACTCGTCGTAGTTGATCCATTCATATTCACAGGTGTATTTCTGCCGGCAGGCATAAACGTTCTCGCAAATCTGCCGGGCCGGACTAACACTGAAGTCCCACCTACATTCTTGCTCGAACCCGCACACCGTCCGGTATTTACAAACATTTTCACGGCGCGCGCACGTCGGGCTGTTCGGGAAGACAGAATCCTGGCGCCAGTATTTCGCCGGCACGGCGGGAAAATCCACCGAAACGGAAGCAGTGAGCGTCTGGATGATATGAGGCATCGGCTTGTTGGTGTCGAAGATCACCTTGCCGTCCTGATTGAGCAGGAAAATACGATCGTTGGATGCGAAGAAGCTCATACCTCTACTCCGACACCGGGCTCGCCGGCGAAATTACCTGCGTATGGCGTCCGCGTGATCACTGATCCGCCAGCAGTCACGATGCGAAACGAGCCATTGTTCACATCTGCCGTCTTGCCTTTCGAGAACCAGAACATCGGGTTCTCGGTCGCTCGGCGCAGATAGTTGTTGTTGGAATCCAGCTTTCCACGCGAGGCAACGAAACGCGCTGGTTCAGCCATGATAGCCTTAGACGTGTTCGGCTGAATCGGCTGACTGAACAGGATGACCTTATAGGTCTGGACAATCTCAGGCAGTGTCGTCTGATAGACCCAAGCGGTTTCGAATACACGGATAGCGCCTTCGTCGATCTCCACTGCGACCGTCCGAAATGACGTGCCAACGTTCTGAATCTGTGTATTGGCCGGAAGCATCTCGCTCCCGATGAACACCAGGCCGTGCGGCTGATAACCGAGATTGTGAGCGAGCGACGTCACCTCATCCGAGACCGGATTGGGGTCGGCATAGGCGTGGAGCTCGCTGGTCGTCCCCTTCTTTGCGCGAACGGGATGGGTAACGGTGAATTCGATGGTGACGGGCGCGGAAACGTAATCGAGCGCGCTGTGGAAGTAGACGGCCGCCATGTTGTCGAGCGGGTTCGTCAATGCCCCAGGAACGGCCGGATCGTAGATCGCGACCGTCCCGTCGTTTCCATCAGCGTATAGTTTCTTCGCCATCGAGCCAATATAAGTAAGGAATGACTTACTGTCAAACTTCAATAGAAATGAACTTGTTGGTGAAGTCGATGACGAACTTGCCGTCGTCGGATTGCGCTCGTCCGGCCGTGATGAGGCCGAGGTTGGTCGAGACGGCCGAGAGCGAGGTGACATCCATATTGTCTGCCTTCACGGCGCCCGCCTTGAGCTGCATGGTATCGATGGAGTCGGTCTTGATCTGACCACCATCGATCACCGTTCGGCCGTAGGTCGCGAACAACCACACGCCGCCCTTGTAGGTCGCCAGAATGACGTGATCGTCCTGGTTGGCGATGGACAGGTTGTTCGTGACGTGGAGCTGCTCTTCGTCCTTGATCCAGTAGACGAACATCGTGCCCGCTGTCCAATCGGCGTGACCGGCTGGAATGGCCTTCGTCATGACGGCGCCATCATCCCCGACATAGGCGATGGTTCCCGCAGACCAGGAGACGCTATTCACGGCAGGGCTGTTGTGCTCGAAGGTGATGCCATCGACAGTGATGCCGCGCATACCGATCACCACGGCATTCGCCTTGACGGTGTTTGCCGCCAGCGCGCCGCCGTTGATCTCGGTGCTGTCTCCGCCCATGGCCCAGTTGTCGAGGGTGCCGGTGTTGGAGACCTTGATCTTGCCAGGCTCGATCAGGGTGCTCTTGGCGTTCACACGCGCTGCGGGATCGGCCGCGCGATCTGCCACTGTGCCCAGGCTATCCCCATCCTCAACGATGACAGTCTTCGAAATCGTGGTGTTTGCCTGGATTTTCTCGGCCGAAAGGCTTTCGATCTTCGCCGACGAAACCACAGCATCCTTGAGCTGAAGGGTGTTTGTGATGACGGCATCATTCACCACAAGCTGCTGGGCGCCGACCGTGCCAGCGATCAGCGTGTTGCCATCGATCATCACCTTGCCGTCGGCCATCTGGAGATCAGTGCCGCCGCGATACACGGCGATCGGAAGACCGTCGTGAAGGAACATGTCGGTGATCGAGGTGCCGGTGCGCAGCACGGTCTCACCCTCGACATAGTAGATGTAGAGAGAGCCCGCCGACCATTCGGCGCTTCCCGCCGTCACGGTCTGGGTGTTCACCCCCTGAAGAGCGTTGCCAACGGCGATTTCGAAGATGTTCCACTCAACGTGGTTGTTCTCGGGGGCGTTCGGCGTCAGAACGAGACCGGTGATCTGGAGGCGCTTCGGCTCAGGAATGGTGGCCGTCACGCCGCTCTTCATCGCCGTGAGCTCGCTCCGATTGCCGGAGGTGTCGACGGCTCGAAGCCAGTAGAAGCGCTGGACCAAGTTCTCAAGCCCCGTGCGCGCGAACGATGCGCCCGGCGTCTTCCCGATGACCTCGGCGGCGTCCTCGTCGTTCGTTTCGCTTTCGAGCACCTCGATATAGGCAAGATCCTCCTCGGCGGGGTTGGTCCACGAGAGCCAGAAGGAGGTGAGGCCAGTTGTGATGGAGAAGTTCGTCGGCGTCGCGGGAGGAGTGGTGTCAGCAACGACGACGTGCTCGACCTCGCTCGTGTAGGGCGAGCGATTGCCGGCGAGATCGTAGGCACGCAGGCGGACCTTGTAGGTCACGCCGGGCAGGACGCGCCATTCATAGCTCGTGGAGGACGTGAGCGCGGAGATCCAGTTGCCCGAGCCCTGCTTGATCTCGATGTCATAGCCGGCGAGGTCGTCTTCCGTGTTCTCGACCCACTGGGCGACGAGCTTCGCCAGACCACCTTCAAGATGCGACTGAAGCGCAAGGCCGGCGGGGGTCTCCGGCGCTTCCAGGTCGATGCCGCTGACGGCCGTCACGATCTGCAATTCGGGCGAGATGTTCAGATCTTCCCGTCCGAAGGCGTCGTAAGCGGCGAACCGGCAATAGTAGGTCGTTGACGGCTCGGCCGGAAAGATGATCATGCTGTCAGCCGAGTCCGTCCACACCGGCGTCGTCAGGGGATCGAAGCCCGTCCCGCTCTCCACCCACACCAGGAAGCCAGCGAAATCGGCTTCCTGTGCCTGCGTGGCGAAGTGAAAGTAGATCTGGTCTTTCGTGACGTAGGTCATCGGGACGATGGCCGCCGGCGCCAGATTGCTGAACTCGGCAGTTGCGACTGCCGAAGTGCGATCAAAGGTGTCGGTGACTGTGACTTCAAGACGCACCGCGCGGCGCGCGGAAGGCAATCCCTTCGCGGTGGCGTCAGCCGCGTTCATCTCGTGGGTGTAGAGAAGGGTCGGACCAGACGTCTCCTGCTCGCGCAGAAGAACGCCCGTCTTCACGTCGAAAATCTTGACCGTGTTGTGCTTGTAGAAGGGCGACCAGCCCGGCGTCAGCACGCCGTCATCGGACGTCGGGTCGGAGGAGCCAGCGAAGCTATTGTCCCAGGCAATATTGATGTCGCGGCCGACGAACTGCGTTCCCGGCCGATCTGCCAGGCGAATGTTCGTCACGGTCGGCAGAGGAATGCCAGCCGGGCCAATGGCCTCGTATTCGACTTCGACCCAATCGGACGGCCGTTTGGTGGCGCTTCGCGAGCGAACCGAGAATGTGTAGGGGCCGGGAGAGACATCATTGAGCTCAACCCAGGTCTTTTCCGTCTCGCCGTAATTGATCTCGCCGTCGAACGGCGTGATGATCTTCACGTCGAAGGAGCGAGCAATTGCCGTCGGGTTCGGCGACCACGAAAAGAGGATGCGCGAGCGCTGGGTGCCGTTGAGCTGGTAGAAGACCTCGCGCACCTTGAGGTTTTCCGGCGGCAGCGAGATATCCTTCGGGCGCGTGTAGGGCAGCGGGTCGAAAACGATGTTCTGCTCGACACGGGCGTATTTCAGCGGGTCGTGGAAAAGCGCCGTCACCTTGAAGACGTTCTTTTCCTCCTCCTGCACGGACAGCACGCGGAACTGGCGCGGCACGATGTCCGTGCCGACGATGGCATACATCGCATCCGGCAACAGATCTTCGGCATAGGGCTCGTCAAGAACGGGCGTGTGAGCATTCAGCCAACCGACGATGGCGCGTGTCTCCAGCTTGCCAGCGGGCAGCGCGGCCATCAGCGCGTAGGTTTCCCCAGGCGTTGCCTCAAAGTCACCGTCGAGATCGACCGTCTTGGCCGGAACATCATAGCCGCGAATTCGACCAGCGAAGCGCACTTGCGCCTTTGCCGGATCGGCGACGGCGACGATATCGCCCGGACGCACCTCGGCGTGATCCCAGCTCGCCTGGTATTCGACGGTCTCGTTTTCGTGCTGCTCGACGTCCAGGATCCACTTGCCATAACGGTGCGCCAGGCCCCGAGACGTGCAGCCATCGAAGGTGACGTTCTTCTCGCGCCAGCCATAACGACGGAGCATGGCATCGTTGATGACCACCTCGATCGTGGACTGGTAGAAATCGTCCGGGTCGTTCCACTTCACAAGCACAACGGAATGGCGCGCCTTCAGAGCCGTGCCGGAATAGTTGAACTCGCCGCCGATGACGTTCGCCGGGGTGACAATCTTGATCGGGTCGGCCGGGATGTCGGCCGTCGCGAAGACCTGGCCGAGCGACCAGTAAGCCATCCCGCGCCACGCCGTCGTGACCGACTGGAGGACGTGATAGGCTTCCTCGCGCGTGTTGATGACCCCGTTGAAGGTGAAGCGGGGCTCCATCACGTCTTCGCCGGTCACAGTATTCTTGTAGCCGGAAGGCACGAGCTGGTCGCAATATTGGGCGATCGTGTAGAGCGACCACTTGTCGACGATCTCCGGCCGGATGAACTCGCCAAGGCCGTATCGATCGTTGGTGATCAGGTCATAGAAGATCCAGGCCGGATTGTTCGTCCAGGAGCGCTTGAAGGTGCCGTCCCAGATGCCGGTATAGGTGCGCGTCTCCACGTTATAGTTGGACGGCACCTGAACCTTGATACCGCGAACGTGGTAGGAGCGCGCCGGCACGCTGTTGCCCATATCCTCGCCATTGACTTCCATGGCGACGGCGGCGGTGTGCGGATAGATGTATTTGCCATCGACGATGACGACGTAGCCTTCCCACCACAGCTCATTCTGGAGCTCGATGACGGTTGCGTCGTCGGTGACGCGCTCAACACGAATGTCCCAAGGGGAGCCGTTGAGAGGCAGCTCGACACGATGGGCAATCTGATAGGGGCTGGTGCACTTCTCGTTCTTGATATCCTTCTCGACCGCCAGCGCCCAGGCGCCGCCGTAGGGACGCACCCAGATGCGATACGAGAGCGAGGCCGTCTGCATGACGCCCTTCGACTTGTTCTGGTAGAAGAGTGCAGGGACGCGCAACAGCAGCCGCACGGCGTCAGCGTTCGCGTCGACAATGGTGCGCTGGACCGGGCCGACGCTCTTACGGATCTGGACTTCGACCTGATGCGGGGTCTCGACGCCGGCATGCCCTGGGAAGTGTCCCTCGTCCGGCAGTCCCTTGTGCTCAGTCCAGTTGACGTTCTTGAAATTGAACGAGTCGTCGGGGTTCTGAAGCGGCGTCTGCTCGAAGTAGATGGACTTGGCGCCATTCACGAGGCCCTCAATCTCCCCTTCGGAGATCGCCTCGATCATGCGCACGCGCGCCTTGGAGCGCAGCGTATTGTCGGCGTCCTTGCCGCCGCTACCGCCGCCCTTGCCTTTCCCGCCGCCACCACCAGAGCCGCGAACACGCAGCTCAGCCAGATCCTCGGCCAGCGCCTGGGCGCCGCTATCCTGCCAGTGTTCCATCAGGCACCCACCGCGATCTTTTCGACGTCCATGCCGCCGGAGATCAGGACAGAACCTGTGATGACCTCGCCGTAGACGAGCGGAACCGGGTAGCCCTGATCGTAAGTGTTGCCGGGGCCGGACATGGTGAATGAGGACTCCTTGTCGGAGTCGCTGGACTTCTTCTCCGGCGAGAGCATCTGCGCGGCGCCGCCGAGAGCGAGCGCTGCGCCGAAAATCATCAGATGGCCGTAAGTGGCGCCGCCGAGGACGCCTGCGCCACCGAAGATCGGCGCAGCGAAGCCGCCCATGAAGAAGCCGAAGCCGACAAGTGCAACGCCCAGAATGACCTTGAGCAGTCCGGCGCGCTTCGAGCCGGCGACGTGCGGAACAATGTGCAGATCGCCCCTGCCGAGATGGAAGCTCGCGAGGTCATCCTCGCCCAGCGACATGCCGTGATCGATGTCGTCGCCTCGGACGACATGCCAAGATCCCTCGCGGAAATCCTTCAGGATGTCGGGGAAGTTGGCTCCGAGCGCGCGCACCGCTTCGGCAGCCGTATTCACATCCAGATCGAACTCGCTGCCATACTTGGCGGCGATGGCGCCGTAGAGGTGGATTTTACGCATCGACGCCCTCGTGACGAACCCAGAGAGCAGCCTGGCGACCCCAAAGACCGGCCGGCTCTCGGCGCGAGGCGCGCATCGGAAGGTGATGAATGATCACATCGTCCGTAACCAGGAGACCGGCGTGGTTCAGCTTGTCCGAACGCAGCTTGACGAGAAAACCATCGCCGGCGCGCGCTTCATGGGGCTGAATGATGCGGAAACCGTTCTTCTTCAGACCGTCGGTGTAGAGATCCTTGCCATGCTCCCACCAGCCGTCGTCGCGCGGCACTTCAGGCAGAAAGCGCGGCTCATACGGCCAGACATCGCTGACGCCTTGGGCGGCGAGACCATCTTTCCCGAGCGCGAAGGCATCTCGGATCAGCGAATAGCAATCGTGAATGCCGTGCAAGAACTGGCGGCCGATCAGATCGGTCTTCGGCACACCATCGCCCCACATGATCGGATCACCGATGCGCGTGACGCCATCTTCTTCGAGAAGAGGAATGATGCCCCACGGAACGTTCGTCTGGATCTGACCAAGCATGTCTGCTTCGGTCGGGAACAGCGGCCCGCCCGGATGAGAGTGCAGAACGGCCTCGATGCCGCCTCGCTTGGCGTAGGCCGCGTAGACCTTCGCCGGAATTTCGAAATCGACGGTCGGATCGGAGGCGATGTTGTCGCAAGGCACGTATTCGCCTCGAAAGACGATGCCGCAGCTTTCGTTCGGATAGACGCTCTTGGCGTGGTCCTTTGCTGCTTCGATGACGGAATAAGGAAGCAGTGACTTATGATTGTTCACGCGCGAATCCTCGCTACTCCCGGAAAGCCGCCAAAGGGCAGCGGATTGTTCTTGCCGAAGCGCGCTTCACAGCACGAGATGCGCCGGCTCGGCACGTCCAGCGCCGGATCAAAGACCTCTTGGTCGTTGATGTCGAAGAAGCGATGAGCGGCGAAGGGGCACTGCGCCTTCGAATAGTCGAAGGTGTTTGTGGAGGGATTGAAAGCCCGGTAGCGCCAGAGACAGGTATCCCGGACAACGGGCCGACCGGGAAGCATCTTGCCTTCCTGGTCGATCGCCGTGGACAGTTCCCACTCCAGATAGACCGGGTTTTCCGCCACCTTGCGCTCGACGCGGAACTGGTCAGGACCGTAGAAGGCAGAGCCGTCCGGCTCGGAACCGTTATCGAGGAAGCGGGCAAAGGTGCGAATTCGGTAGATCGGGCAACCCAGAACGTCGCCGAACGTGCTCAGGATCGACTGCATGATGCCATCGTGGTTGGCGACGCGGATGGTCGGGGTAGGAAGTGCGCCCACGCCGGAGGTCTCCATGCCGGTGAACTCGCAATCGATCGCCTGATACTGAACGCCGCCAAACGAGACCGCCTGGTCAAGCTCTCTGCCCTGCACAAACGAGATCTGGGGGCCGCCGATAGAAGTCGTGTCGAGCGTGAACAGGCTCACGATCGCATCGGGATTCAGGGATTGCGCGACTTGCTGGACGGTGGTCATAGGGCCTCATGTAGATGGCCCTATAATAAGTCATCGATTACTTAGCTACAAGGCTAAATCTGCGAGGTAAAGCTCTGCACCAGCTTAGCGCTCATCTTCCAGACACCATCGGTGAGCTGCTTGCTCCACTCCTTGCACGTCCACTTGGCAGTTCGGTCATGCCCGGCCGGCTTGTAATAGAACGGCTCGGCTCCCTTGCGCGCGACGAAGAAGCCATAGATCTGCTTCATCTCGAATTCCGTTAGTCCGTTCCAGCTCAGATCGACAGTTTCACGGATGTTGTTGATCCCATCCGGCGTCGGCTGGGAGTAGCCGTCGCCAAATTCAGCTTCGAGAACCTTCACCTGGGGCTGGAAGTTGGTGCCAGGGGACGGCTTCACAATAGGGTCGAATGTCGGAAGCGCCATTATCGGTTCCTGTTGTTCGCGAAGTTGCCCGGACGGGTCTGTTTACGCATCTCGTCGGCAACGACACCTCGCATCGTTGCCTCCATCTGTTTTGCCATCTGCTTTGCGAGATCCTGGTTCTGCTCGTGGGTGCCAGCGGAGCCATTGACCGTGACGGGGGCGTTGATCGCAAACGTGGTCTGGCTGAAGCCACCCATGTTTGCCATCTGCTCGGGGGTGAAGACCCCCTCCCCTTCCTGTGCGATGATCGGCACCTCGCCACGCCCGAGCTTCGGACCAGCAAGGTTTCCCATAGCGTTCACGATGCCGCCGCTATGAAACTTCTTGGCACCGACGAAGATGCCGGGATTGACCGCCCGGTGAACAGCAGCCGCGCCGACGATACCGCCGCCATGGAAGACGCCAGCTTTGCCCTTGGTTGCCGCTCCGGCGAGCTGCTTGCCCTTTCCACCAAAGCCCTTCTGGCCCATGTTCGGAGCGCCGGCCTTGTTGCCCATCCCGGACCAGATCTGCGACATCATGTATTTGATGCCCATATTGATCACGTCCTTCAGGATGCCCTGAATGACCTGGCGCAGGTCGCCGGTGCCCATGATGAGATTCGTCAGGCCGTCGGCCAGCGAGTTCATCCAGCTCTGGGTAGCGTTTGCGAGATTGGTCTGCAGGTCGCCCCACTGCTGGAGCATCCCGGTGATCGGGCTTGCGGCGGCGGCCGCCTGCCTGCGAAGAGCAGCCTTCTGTGCTTCGGCGGCTGCGACGATCCGGACCTTTTCCTGTTCGGAGCCCTGAAACGCAGCGACCTCAGCATCAATACGCGCAATCTCTTCCTGAAGCGCAATCTGCCGGCGCTGACTTTCCGACATCAGGTTTCGGTTGATATCGGACGTTTCCTTCGCCCATTTCGCACCAGCTTCTGACGCTTCCATGTTGCGATGCTGACGCAACATGGTCTCACGCAGGGCGAGCGCTTGGCGATACTGTTCGGTCTCGCGACCATAGGCGCGCTCGACATCAGCAAGGTAGTCGTCAAGGTCCTGGCGAAGAGACCGATAGGCGCTGCTGGACTTCTTCTCCAGCGGATCGAGCATGCGTGCGTTGGCTTCCTCGACACGGCGGGCGAGTTCGATCTGCCGCTGTTTGAACTGCTCGGCGCCGCTGTCGGCCTTACTCATTGCCGACTTCCGCTTCGCGCGATCGGCTTCAACCCGGTCGAGCTCCTTCGCGGCAGCAATCAGCTCCTTGTATTCGGGAGCTTCGAGATCCTTGGAGCCCAGCTTGCCGGAGCGAATCTCGTCCTGAAGCTCCTTCAGGTTCTTGCCGGTTCCCTCGATGCCCTTGGCGGCTTCTTCGGCCTTGGACTTGAGCTTTTCCAGATAATCGGCGCGACCTTGCTTCTGCTCCTTGGAGAGGAGATCGGTTTCCTTGCTTTGCAGGTTTTCGGCGGCAGTCTTCAGCTTTTCCGACGCAGCCACGCGCTCGGCGATCTGCGCCTGCATCGAGGCTTCAAGACCAGGATCATAGGTCGGAGCAGCGTTCTTGCCCGAGTTCAGCGCGGCAGCAGCCGCCACCGTCGGGCCCCGGCCGACGTTCGGATCGCCGCGCCACTCGAAGTGCATCGCATCCTTGACGGATTTCCAGTCGCCGCCCCAGGACAAACCCCATTTCGCCGCAAGCGCCGAGATGTTCTTCGGCATATCGGTGATGAGGCGATCGTCCATCGGGTTCGTCGCCGGATTGATGTCGATGGCATTGCCGAAGGCGTGCTCGGACAGGCTGTTCTTGCCGCGCTTGTTGCGCAGGTTGTAGCCGCCGATGGATTTGACGTTGTAGCCCTGATCGATCAGTTCGTTGACGAAGCCTTGGAACGCTGCGGCGGCTGCCTTGTGCACCTGAGCCTGCATGCCGTTCGAGAAACCGATCGACGTAATGTTCTCCGCAGCCCAACCGGGAGCGCGTGGATTGCCCCAGGCGCTCATATTGCCGGACATCAGGTTGGCGCCGGACGTATAGCCGCCCTGCCCGGTCCACGCGGCGATCGCTTCGACCGGGAGATGAGCGACCGGAAGCGTGCCAGTGCCCTGCGGCATTGCGAGACCGGAGAAATTGATGCCGTTGAGACCCTGACCGATCTGATCGAGGATAAGGGTCGTTTCGCGCAGCTTGTCGTTGACGCCCTGGATCTTGTTCTGGGTCGGATCGCCGAACACGTTGTTCTGCAGGACGTCGCCAAGCTGGTTCGACTTCGAGCCGGCGATGTCCAGGCGACCGTAGACGCCCTCCAGCGCCTTCGCGATCTCGGAGGCAGGGCCAAGCCCCTTGTAGGCGCCGTTGTTCATGCGCAGGATGAAGCGCTCACCCTCGGTGATCGTGCGCCCCTGCTGCTTTTCGAGCAGCTCCATCTCGCGATCGAAGAGGCGCTTCTCGATATTCTTCAGGTCGCGTTCGGCATCCTTCTGTCCCTGCCGCAGCTCCTCGAAGGCTTCGAGCTCAGCGGTGGCCCGGCGAATGTCCTCAGCCAGTGCCTGGACCTCTTCACGCCCCATATCGCCGAACTTGTTCGTCGCCAGCATTTCCTGAAGCTTGGCAAGCTCGGGCGAGGTGCCGGCAATTTCAGCCTTCACCCCGGCGATGCTTTCTTTCAGGCGCTGAAGCGCTTTCTCGCCCTTGTCGTAGGCCGAGTTCGGATCCTGCACCTTGGCGAGCAACGGGACAGTTGAAGCCTGGAAGTTCTGAAGAGCTTCCTTCTCCTGGCGAAGGCGGCCGCGAAGCGAATTGACGCGCTCCAGCGCCTGCTTCTTTGCCTCACCGGAGGCATATTTCTCGACCTCCTTCTCCCAGAGGAGCATTCCCTCCAATTCGCGGATCTGGTCTTCGTAGAACTTCTTCTGGGCCTTGCTGTAGGCTTCGCGGCGCTCCTCCTCGACCTTCTGAACGTCGCCACCACTCTCGCGCGCCTTGTTCGCGAGTTCATTGTAGTGCTGATCGGCCTCGATCATCTCACGGTCGTAGCTCGACTTGATCAGGTTCAGCTTTCGCTCGACCTGTTCGTTGAACCTCGTGAGAGCCTTGTTGTCCTCGCGCTCGCCAGCCTCCTGAATCAGGCGCTGGTGACGCGCCTTCGCTTCCTCAAGCTCCTTGGTGGTCTTCTCGATTTCCTCAGTCCATTTGCCGGGCGAGGCCATCGTGGAGGCTGCCTGCATTGCTGCAAGCCGCTCCTCGAGAAGATGGATCTGAGCGGTCGAAGTTTCCTCCGCCTGCCGGCGAGACTCGCCACCGAACTTCACAAGTTCGTCGTAGGCGGTGCTGATCCGATCGCCGAACCACCCGAAATACTGGCCAGCGGCATAGACAGCCATACCGAGGCCGGCGATCCAGGGCGCAAACGCAGCACCCGCCATGAGCACGCCGCGAATACCTGCCCCCAGGGTGCTCATGGCAGCACCGATACGAACAGCCGCCGGCGCACCGGAGTTCGCCGCGATGGTCCAGTAATTCATCTGGGTGCCGGCGATGCCGAACTGAACACCAACGAGCTTCAGCTCATTGCGGAGCGTGCCAAGAGCAGAGCCGAATGCGCCGAGTCCCTTGAAGAGCAGGTTGGCGCCAAAGACCATTGCCGCAGCCTGGGCGACATTTGCGATCTCGCGGCGGAACGCGACGAGCTGATCGATGGCTGCGCGCACCCACTGCACACCCTTAGCCATCGCGTTGCCAAGCTGATCGGCATATGCCTGAGCTCGCGGCGAAGTCAGAAATTCATTCAGGTCCCGGAGTTGATCCTTCAGGGCGCCGTCGAAGAACTTCAGGCGAATGGTGTCAGAGGTCGCCAGCAGCTCAAGCTGGGTCTGAGTGCGTTGAAGCTGACCGTTGAAGGTCTGCATCATCTGCTTCGCGCGGCCACCAAAGGTGCGTTCAAGCTCGCCGAAGAAGGCCGTCAAGGCTGCCTTCGACTCCACACGCCCGGTCGAGATATCCTTGATGAGCTGAGCCATGGAGACGCCCATGGAGCGCGCCATAAGCTCCATGGCACGCGGCATGTGCTCGGCGATCTGCTGGCGCATTTCTTCCATCTGGACGACGCCCTTACCGGACATCTGCGAAATACCGACCAGCGTGCGCTTCATCTGCTCTTCGCCGCCGCCGAACGCCGTAATGCCGTCCGCCAGCGCGTCGAGCGCACCCTTGGTCGGATCAATGCCGGTTGCGTTCAGGCGCACGAAGCCGTCAGTGATGGATTTAAGCGTGAAAGGCATTTCCATTGCCTTTTCACGCAGCCAGGCCACGTTTTGACCGGCCTCTCGCAGCGGATCGCTCGAACGAGCCATGCCGCGCATCTGGAAGTTCAGCTTCTCGAACTCGGCGTTGATCCGAACGATCGAACCCATCCAGGAATTCTGGACGCTGGCGACCTTGGACATGCCGAGGGAGAGCATTCCCGTGACGATCGACACATCGCGCAGCGTCGAGAGGAAGCCCCTACTCGTGCTGTCTGCCTTGGAGATCGAGGAAATGACGTTGATACCGGCCTGGTTTAGCGCCGTGAGAGCGGCCGATCCGCGTGCGACGTTCTGTTGGAAACGGCCGATTGTCTCTCCGGCATGAATCATGCGGGAGACAAACTGACCGTCTGCAAGTTCCAGTTCGACGCGGATCGCTGTCATTTCTACCCTTCGGCTTCCGTGTCAGTAATCACTGACTTAGGTTTTCGTGCCGGAGGCGCCCTGCCCATCAGGGCGTGAAGCGCCTCGCGGTTGAATTCGGGATCGAGACTGTCATCGTCCATGTCGAGAACCGGAGTGGTCTGCTCGAAGACGAGGATCTGACCCATTTGTCGTTGCAGACGCTCGACGGACGCCGTGTAGCCTTCCTGCGAGGTCGCCGTGGCGAGAAGCTGGATCGTCCTGAGATCGTCTTCAGCTTGGAGGCGATCAATCTGCCGGAGCAGATAGAGGAATCGCTTCCATTCGAGCCGGAACAGCTCCTCGAAACCGAATTTGTAGAACCTCAGAACGCGGGCAAACTGGTATCCGAAGTCGACGGACGTCAGCTTGCCGCTGATGCGTTTCCCTCGGCGTCCTCCTCGACCGTTTCGACCTTCTCGCCGTTGGCCGTCATCGCGAAGTCGGCGATGGCCTTGATCTGGATGATCGTGAGTTCGTCCAGCTCCTTCGCAGGGATCGTCGGGAAGGCTCGCTTCACAACGTTCATGGCAACGCGCATTTCGTCAGCCACGGTGGCGTTCATCGCCAGACCTTCGAGATCCTTCATATTCTGGAGAAAGGTTTCGACGCTGGCGACCTTGAGCGAATGCTCCTTGCCGTTCAACTTGATGACAAACTCAGACTTGGCGGCGACGGCATCGAGGTCGAGATACTGCATTTGGATAAAGCTCCGTGGGTTGAATGGAAAGGCCGACACCCTGAGAGCGTCGGCCTTTTTGGTCTTAGGCTAAGTCAGCCGTTAGTTACCTTTTAGGCCGCAGCAGTGTCGTCGCCGACCGAGAAGATCTCGCCGTCTGCGTCGGCATAGCCCTTGAAGTTGGCGACGAAGACGCGCTCGTCGTCGAGCTTGTAGGCGAAGTTCAGCGCGCCGGGGCAGGCTGCCTTGAAGACGGTGAAGTCGTCCTCGCCGGACGTGCCCTTGGGGCGCAGAACGAGCTTCTTGGCGACATCGAGCAGCGAGGTCGAAACGCCGGTCGTGACGACGACCTTCTTCTTGGTCGGATCCGTGCCGTCGGTGACGAGCGTGGCGCCCGGCATGATCTTGACCAGGTTGTCGAGGGTCGTTTCGGCCAGGGGAACCTTGACCGTGACCGTGCGACCGGTGATCAGTTCGTTGATGGGCGTCTCACCCATCTGGTCGACCTTCACTTCATGAGTGGAGGTCTGAACTTCAACTTCGACGCCGCCCTTGGTGAAGCCAAGGTCGACCTGATCGAAAAGAACGGAGCAGACTCCGAGTTTCACATTCTCCGTGGACGACGCCATGGCATTATTCCTTCTTTGCGGAGGCAACAGTAAGTAATCACTTATGATACCTCGCGCGAAGAGACGGATCAAGCTATTTAGCTAAATCGCGAAATACCTAAGCTTCACTTCGGCTGAATGGCAAAAGCGGTGGTGAAGTTCAGAGACCACTCGAATCCATTGCCATCGAGCCGAGGAAACTGAATTGGCAGCGTCGACGGGTAGAAGACGTGGATACGCACCCTTCCCCGCCTTGCCGCCTCTGGGAAGTCTTCCGGCTCATCAATCTGAAGAGCGGCCACCACTTCATCGGCGAGGATGCCACCGAGCTCCGGATCTACATGCCGGACAATCGCCTGCAGGCTGGGCTTGTGGAAGCCAGGCAGGTAAGGATCGACCGGGATGCCCGTGAGTGGGTTCTTGAACATGACGCCCTTGCTCGCATCCGCCGGCATCGTGTGCCGAAAGAGTGTGGAGCCCGGCACGGCCGGAACCGACAGATTTGCGTCGATGAGCTTCTGCTCCAGGATATCCCAGATCATGCCTTATCCTTTGATTGCGCTGGTGACGACCGAAACCAGATGCTTTGTGAGCGTCTGCTGTTCCTTTTCTGCCGCGCGCTCCAGAAACTTCTCCCCGATCACATGATCCGGGTATTGCGCCTGCTTTTCCTTGGTGCCGGCGCGAGCCATCGGGTTATCGTTTGGCTCCACAATGATCGAATTGTAGTTCTCATGGATGATCAGCGCATACTGGGCGACGTTGACCCCGTTGATGGTGGGCACGATGTCAATGTCGAGCTGAAGGCGGCCGCGCTCGCCGACGGTCCTGACGATCTGAATCGCCTCCTCCAAGTTCCATTTATCTCGAGGCGCGTTGATGCGTGCCTCGTCACGGATGCGCAATGCGGCGCGACGCATCGCGCCTCGGGCTGTATCGACCACGCGCGACGACGTGTGGCGCAGCTCAGCGCGCACCTGATCGACACCTTTGATGGTCAGCCCGACCTTCATTGAGGCTGGACCTCCATATCGACCTCGTAATGATCCAGCTCACCAGTGACCGTGTAACGCGGATGGATCGCTACAACGCGATAAAGGACCTCGAGGTGCTCGAAGCGATCCTCAAAACCCGGCTTGATCTGCTTCACAATCAGGATCTTTGCCTTAGAGATGAGCTCGTCGGCAGAACCACGCGAGGCCGAGGAGTCGGCGCGCACGTTGGTCTTGTCCGTCTTCACGTTCAGATTCACCGGGGCGAACGGGCAGTCGATCGGCGGCGCATATGTCGGACGAGCATGGATGTCGCGCCCGGTCAACTTGTGGAGCTTGCCGATCTGGTTAGGCCGGAACATGCGCATCCTCCATCGCCAGAACGGCGTTCGAATTCGGATGGAAAATCGTGTCGCGGATCTCGGAGTAGGTCGGCAGATCGGCAGAGGACGAAAACGCGATGAGCGTGTCGTGGGACTCGGCGTTCGGATCCAGATGAACCACCCGCGCACGGCGCAGGCCGTGATCGGCGAGCGTCAGCATGACCGTCTCGTTGTAGACCGACAGCAGGGAGTGACGCCAAAGAGTGCGCACGAACTTCCTGCTCGACCATTTCCGGTTCGTCCGATCATGAAAAGCGAATTCCAGATCGGCGCTGTTGCCGATCCGATATTCAATGAGCGCCTGGCGCTGACTGATGCCGCGCGAGCGAGACGCCGCGTAGACCTCCAGCGATACGCGCTGAAGCTCCCGTCGCATAAGGGCGATGTCGCGATTGATCTGTGCAAGAAGCTCGTCGGTGGCATAGCGCAGAGCAGCGCTCAGGTGCTCGGTGACGCGCTCCGTCAATTCATCTGCGTCGTTGCTCGCAATTTCACGCAGCGTCGTCTGGTGAGCTTCTCTTGCGATTTCCTGAAGCAGGCGCTCAGCATGCTCCATCTCCTGCGAGAGATAGGTCTGCGCCATACCCAAAGCTTCAGCGATGAAGCGCGCCGCATGAGTGGATGTGCCGAACGCGAGATCGTTGAGCGCCCGAGAGAAGTGCGCCTGCCAGCTATCAGCCAGGAGGCCGTATCGAGCGGCTGCCTGGTCCGCCTCCTGGGTCAGTCGATATTGGATCATGCGCGAGCGATCCGATGATTGTAGTAGATGTGCCCGGTCAGATGCTGAAGCGTAGCAGACGAGACGCCGTGTTCGACCTTGCCGGCGCGGAGCATCATCGAGCTTTCGCCAATGGTCTCAGACAGAATGCCGGCCCGGTGCTTCTTGGCGATGGGGTCGCCCTCCAGCAGTTCGTTGGCTTCGGTGAGCTGGGCCATGCGCAGCGCTTTGCGGAAGTAGGCCGGCCATGCCATGAACTCGTCTTCCGTGACCGTGGGCCACGCGGAGCGCATGATGATCGTTTCTTCGGCGAAGATCTCCGAGCGATCGCGCAGGTTCTCCGCTTCAGCGGTCTTGAATTTCATAGGGATGCGCGTCAGTCGATTGAAGGCTTCGACTAGCGCGACGTAGCGCTGCTCCTCAGACGCGCCTGACCAGCCGGAAATATTGGTCATATCGCGCGCAAGGATCTCGGCGCTTTCGAGCGTCTGGAAGGAGTTGGTCATCACCTGGAGACGGAATTCGCCCTCGATGACATAGGAGAATGAGCGCCGAATGACGCCCTTATCCGTGACCAGGCCGACGCGCAGAATGCGGCCAGCCGAGAGCTGGCCAACCCCGAGGACATTCAGCGCGGCCGGAATGATAATCTCCTTCGAGCCCTCATCGGGATCGAAGGGTAGATTGGGCATATCCAGCAGCATCTGATCGTCGCCATCGAAAAGCTTGGCATTCACTTCGACCGGAACGACGGGGTTGTTGTTCAGATCGGTGAACGGAAACGTGACAGCGACGTTATATTCCTCGGGGTAGAGCTTCATGGCTTATTCCTTGGGCAGCCGACGTTCCAGCTCTGCACGGATAAGATCCTCGCGATCAGCGTCCGGCAGAGCATTCCATTCGGCGGCCGTGGCGCCAGAAAGCTGATGTGCAACGCCGACCAGCTCGCCAAGCGTGACGGTCTTGCCATCGATCTCATAGGACGATGCAAGGACGGACGAGCCGAGAAGCGTTTCGCCGGCCTCCGACTGATCCTGCACGGATGCGGTGATGGCGGCGGACATGTCGCCGGAGATTGCGGCGTCGATCACGTCGGCCGCCGGCTGCTCCACCTTTTCCTCGACAATCTCGTCTTCGGCTTCCTTTTGAGCTTCAACAGCAGCCCTGATGGTGCCGTTCTGCTTTTCAAGGAATTTATTCTGCGCTTCGAGGATCAGTTCGATGAGCGCCGGAATGGCCTTGCCCTTGACGTTCCAGGGCTCAGCCACGACGCGCAGACCCTTGATGCCCTTCTCGTCTGCGAGCGCCTGAAGCTCTTCGTGCGTGTAGAAGGTTTCGGCCGGAGACTTCGACTCCTTCAGCTTGATCTGAAGATCTTCGGCTTTCCGTTCGGCCTCGGTCTGGCGCGGAAGCGACTTGTGAATCTCCGCGCTGCGTGTGGCGGAGTCGCGCAGGAGGCGCGGCACAACGCCGGCTTCGCCGAGCTCATTGCCCTCGTCATCGAGTTCGATGAGCGGCATGGCGGCAGAGAGGCGATCAGCAATGCGCTGCGGAACCGGTTCGATGGACACGCCATCCTTGAAGTTCACCGTGCCGATCAGGCCGGTATAGCCAGCCCATCGAGAGCCGGAAAGTTTCAGTCGCTTCATATGAGCCTCTTGGGTGAATAGAAAAGGGGCAGGAAATAATCCTGCCCCTAATATTAAGTCATCGATTACTTATGTGCAACCTCAGACGTTGATACCCTTCAGGCGGCCGACGGAGTGCGTGGCCTTGAGAGCCGTGCCGCAATACCATTTCACGCGCCAGCGCGAGGCATCCTTGTTTTCGAGCGTGCCGAGCGACTCCAGGCGAATGCCGGCAGAGGCGCCGCCGAAGAGACCATGGAAGCCATCGGCTTCGTTCAGGCGCAGCGCGTAGACCGAGGTCGTGTCGTTGTTCGTGCCCTGCGTTTCATCCAGCGGGATGAAGTCGTTCATGATGATCGGCGTGCCGTCGTAGGCGGGAATCGGACGGCCGAAGTTCTCGATCATCATCATGTCGGCGGTGTTGCCGCCGAAGGCACGGTTGAGTTCGCGAATGGCGAGCCAGACCTTCGGATGCATCATGAGAACGTCGGCGCCGAGCTTGACGATCTGCTTCAGTTCATCCAGGGCGCCGAAAGACACAGCAGCACCGTTGGCGCCGGCGGTCAGGGTCTGATCGGCGGGCATCAGCTTGCGGATGCCGTCGAATTCCTTCGGATTGACGGCGGAGTCACCGGTGATCAGCGTGCGGCGGAACTTGCGGCCCAGAGCCTTCGCCTTGGCGGCGATCTGGATGGCAACCTGGTCGTTCAGGTTGGACTGAACTTCGGTGGTGAAGTTGTCCATGTCGACCTGACCAGCGAGCACCTTGAGACGGGTGTCGACCGGCACGAAGGTTGCCGCGCCTTCCGGCACGTCTTCGTATTCGGAGAGGAACTGACCTTCGGAGAGCGTGCCCTCGCGAACGTAAGAGTAAACCTTGTCCTTCGCTTCCACGAAGGGCACGAGGGCGAAGAGCTCATCGTTGTCGATGATCTCCTCGATAACGCCACGCTGCCGGTCTTCAATCGACAGCTTGTTGGCTTCTGCGACGAGCAGCGGCATTTGGAACTCCTTGTAGTCGTTTGCCGTCAAGATACGTAAGTAATGACTTATCATAACCTGACGGCAAACCTATTTACAAGCAGATTTTTTACGTAACCGCTTACTTATCTGTTATATAGCCAAGTTTGGCTTACTTCTGGCCGGAATTCAGACCAGCCAGAATACGCGAGGCGCCGTAGAGCTCGCCCTTCTTCGCCTCGGTTTCCTGGGTCGACTTGGTGCCAGGCGTGTGCTTCGAGGCGGCGCCGGGCGTAACCTTCGCCTTCAGAAGCGTGTCCTTGTCCGGATCAGCGTCCACGATCTTGCGGAGCGCGGCGTCGAAGGAAAGCGGCTCACCGGATGCATCGACGAGCGGCGTGCGATTGGCGGCGCCGGCCGGCTTGTCATAGGGAATGCGCTTGCCGTCCTTCACCTCGAAGTAGCTGCCGTAGAGCACACGGGCCTTCGTCGGGGTCAGCACCAGATCGTCCTTGATGAAGGTCGAGGTGGCAAAGTCGTTGCCGATCGTCAGATTGTCGACGTCGCCGGCGAGCCGCTTGATCTGACCTTCGAGGGCCTTCTTCTCCTCGGCCCAGGTCTTGCGCTCGGCCTCGCGCTCCTCGGCGATGCGCTGCTTGAGGCGATCGAACTCACCCTTCGCTTCGAGATCCTTTTCCTCGCGCTGCTTCTCGGCCTCGATGAGAGCCTTGACCTTATCCAGGTCGATGCCCTTGAACTTGTCGGCCTCGGCACGCGCGGCGGCGAGCTGCTCTTCGGTTTCCTTGAGCTTGCCCTTCTTCTCCATGACCTCCCGGAGCAGCTTCTGCTTCTCCTTCTCGGCCTCGGACATGTTCTTTTCGGCTTCTTCCTGCGCCTTGCGCTCGGCTTCGGCCTTCTCAGCAGCAGCCTTGTCGGCGGCGGCTTTTTCTTCAGCAGCCTTTGCAGCAGCAGCTTCAGCGGCGGCCTTGGCGGCAGGGTCCTCGTGACCGGTCTCATCCGGCGGCGCCAGGAACGGCTTGGGGCCGATGCCCGACATCAGGGTTGCGATGCCCATACGCGGAAGGACAGCGTTCATTGCAGCAGACATTTTCACTCCTTTGACCAGTATCTCGGTCGATCTTCATTTTTGCCCGGTATCTTGGGCGTTCCGTTCGGCCTGACGGCCGGCTATGCCTTTGCAGGCTGCTTATTCGGCGAGTCCTTTGTCACCTGTCCCTGTCGACCGGGCGCTGCGGCGGCTTTGGAGCCGAATGACGTGGGCGCGTTGAGGAGAAGATCCTCCCCTTCGAGCCATTTGTTGATGTCTTCGCGGATCTTCTTCTTCAGATCGTCAGCAAGCTGCGGGAAGAGCTTCTCGACCATCATCCGCATGTGCTCGCGCCGAACCTCAACGGGCGCCGTAAGCTTGGCGAGGGCCTCGGCGGTAACGAGATCGTCAACCAGACGCATGACGTCGAAGGTCGTGGGATAGGTGACAAGATCTTCCTTGGGCGACGCAATGCCAGCCCACCGGCAAACCAGGTCCACGATCCTGTTCTCGGCGTTCTGGCAGCTCTGCGCCTTCGTCAGCAGCAGGGAGTTCACGCGCTCGAAGTCGTATGCCTTGGCGACGCCCGACGAATTGTCGATGCCAACGGCATTGTCTTCCTTGGTGCGTTCGCCGGCCAGGCCGATCGTGTGGTAGATTTCGTTGATGATCTTGTTGATCACCGCGAGGATCACGCCAGCCTGCTTGGGATCGGGCGACAGAAACTCTGGCTTCGCAGAGGAGCCTGCGCCGGGGTCGTAGACGAAGATCCGTTTAGTGCCGAGTTCGAGCACCTTGGTATAAATGTCGTCGCCGGCGGCGATGGCATTCGCAGGAATTGCGAGCTGCGAGAAGGTCTGATCCTGAATGATGGCGTCGAGGTTCGACAGGTAGTTGGTCACTGCCCGGTCGAGATAGGCGATATCGTCAATCAGGCCCGGCGCCTCGTAGGGCTTGGACTCGATGGTGTGGTCATGCAGGATCACCGGCACGACGCCGAGATTGTGCGCCTGACGACCGATCTCGCGCACCACCTTTTCGGTCCTGCGACCTACACGAACAACCTCTTCCTCGTAGAGCACCCATTCGGTGCGCGTCCAGAGACGCACGCGCTCGATGACGTCGCCGGTGTCGTTGATCGGATCGGCGTCGTCACGGGTGAGCTCGCGGAGCTTGATCCACAAAAGCCCGCCGTCGCCATCCTCGTCATAGGCGTAGTCCAGAATATCGATGGCGCTGACGATGTAGGCGTAGATCCGGAAGTTCTGCTTCTTCGCCTCAGCGATGGACAGCGGACGCCGAGCCCCCTCCTCCGTCTCGGCGAGCTTCATGTTGTTGTCCACGACGATTGCGACCCGGCCGAAGATCGAATTCGACCCGGCGGACGAGCGCATGAACTGCGAAATGTCGTGTCCGTTGAGAGTCGTCCGCTTCCAGAACTCCTTCACGACATCGGGCGTGCCATCTTCCTTACGGGCGATCGTGCCCTTGAAGAGGTATTTCTGGATGAGGTCAACGACCTCCTTGGTGTGATTGAAGCGGTAGGCGCGCTCGCGACGCTTGTTAAACTCGTCTTCGCCTTCCTTGTGGTAACGGAAGATGTTGTCGAGGAACCACTCGCGGCCGCCATTGTAGGCAGCTTCCAGAAAGTGCCAGTGCGCCGCCATGATGTTGTAGCGGGGATGGCGCCGATCATAGAACGCGCGAAGTTTATCCTTGTGCTCTGCCGACTTTGCCGTTGCCATACCGCTTACCTTGAAGTTTCCTTAAATAGTAAGTCACCAATTACTTATTTGCAAGGTTACAAAGAGAGACCCAGGATCTTGATGTCACGCACCGGATGTTCGAGATCGGCATAATAACCGAATGCGTCGGCGGCGTGCTCGACACCAGCCGACTTGTCGACCTCTCGCGTGCCGGGCTTGTAGATCGTCTGCTCCAGCGCATTGATGAAATGCCGACACTTGCGATCAACCTTCAGACGCACCACGCCTTCAGCCGTCTTCAGCAGCCGGTTCACGGCGTTCACACGGTCAGCCACCGCAGGATGCTTGCGCTTGAACTTGATGTTCTTGAAGCCGGCCTCGCGCAGGATGTCGAGATCAGACTCTCCTCGCCCGTGACTCCGGTTGTTGCCGGCCGGGTCAGGATAGATGCGCATCTGATTCATATGGCGGTGATAGCGCCGAGCCAGCTCGTCGGCCGTCTCCTGCGTGTTGGAGCCGAAGAGCACGCACTCGTCCACCACCCAGATCTCGCCGTTAGGCTGCTCCTGAATGATGACCGACGACATCGGATCGATATTGAAGTCCTGGCCGACGTAGATTGGCAGTTGGGGATTGAACGGAAAATCGCCAACATGCTCTTTTCGATTGAAGGCATAGTAGACGCGGCCGCTCATGGTCTCGAAGCTGGCTTCGAACTCCTGGCGGAAGGACTTTTCGTCCATATCGCGGCGCGCCTGCTCGATTTCCTTCTTCGGAATGAATGGCGACGTGATGGTCGGAAACTGCCAGCTCTTCCAGGCGTTGACGACCGTCCGGCCCTTCTCGTCCTTGTAGGTATCGCCCTTCTGACCTTCCTGGAACTTGTCGTAAAGCCAGTTGAAGGATTTCGGAGTGCCGATGAAGATCACCCGGCCGCCGGTGGTGGCGAGCGTCGGACGCAGAACCTTCTCCCAGGTGTCTTCCTTGACGTCCTGAGCTTCGTCCATGACCAGGAACGAGATGCCGACGCCTCGCAACGAGTCCGGCTTGTCGGCGCCCTTCAGCATGATCCTCGACCCGTTGATCAGGTGGATCGTCATGCGCGTTTCGTTCATGCGCTTGATCCACTTGGCGGGGATCGAGAGCTTGAGGTCTTCCCAGAGAATGTCGCGCGCCATCTGGTAGGTCGGAGCGACATACCAGACGAGCTGGTTCTTCTTGCCAGCGGCGGCCTGAATGAGAGCGATCTTGCAGACCTGGGTCTTGCCCCAGCGCCGGCCGGCGACGATCACGCGGAATCGACGCGGATCCTGGAGAACACGCTTCTGACCGAGATGAACCTTGAGCTGGCCGGAACCGATCACGAGGACACCATTCCCGTGAGGTCCTGGTCGACGGACTTCAGCAGCGCGTCGATATCGGTATCCTCATCGAGGGCGCCGATGTCCTGGTGGTGCTTCACGATGTCTTCGGCGGTCAGATCGACCAGCGGCAGCTCCGGAAGCTCATTCTCGTCGACCGTCTCGTCAGCGCGCAGGATTTTGTTCAGGCGCGCATCGATGCCTTCGATGAGCGTGAGCTGAAAGCGGCGAATAGCCTTCAGGTCGTCATCGATCGACGCCATCGAGGCGTTGGTCTTCACGGTATCGCCGACGAGCTTGGCTGCGATCAGGGTAGCGTTCCTGATCATCTGGTAGCCCTGCAGACGAGTTTCCTCGATCCACGCTGCCCTCTTAGCCGCGAACGTCTCGGCGCGTGCTGCCGCCGCCGCTGCTTGATTTACAGCCGCCTGCTGCACCGCTGCCTGCACCTCATGAGCGCGCGAGCCGCGACGAATGCCGTTGTTCTTGAAGCGCTGCGAGAGATTCTGCCGGGAGACGCCGAATTCGTCGGCAAGTTCAACGACGCCTTTGATACCCAGCTCGTAGGATTCCACGATCTGTGCCCATTCAGCATCGGTGAGCCGGCGACTCTTTTTGTCCTCGCCGGCGGAGTTCTCATCCGAACCGGAGAGTGTTTCCTCTGACATATTCCCTTCCAGCATAACTAAGCAGTGACTTACATTCTAGCCGGAGGAGTTTTCCCTGTCCATCTTCATACTAAGTTATTAATTACTTACTTTAGAGTAGATAATAACTAAGTATGAAAGAGGCGAGGGAAACATCTCCGGCTCGTCTAACGTCCTCCGGATCGGAACCAGTCGTAGGCCGAAGGAGTGGGACGAATGATCTTGAACATTCCGGCGCGCTCCAGCTCGATGATGCCGCGCTTTACCAGGAAACGGAGACTGGTCCGGAGAGACCCGTAGGCGCAGGTGTATGGCAGCGCCTGGTGCAGCTCCGTCACGGTGTAAAAGGTTCCGTTGTCGGCTGCCTCCAGGACAAGGTGCATGATCTGGCGCTGCTTGTCGGTGCGCTTTGGCTTAGATCGGCGCATGGAGCTTCAGCCTCTCGTTCGGCCCTTGGAGATCGAATTGCGTGATCGGTAGACGCTCCGGAACGCTGCCCTTCGGGTCCGGGCATTGCCAGACGCCATACATGGGCGAAGCCAGGCTCATCTGCTGAATGCCCTTGATCACTTCGACGGTCGACATGGCGGCCACGCGCGCCGCTCCGCGCTCCCGGTTGGCGCCGGTGTTCTCCAGCGCGGAGTTGCGCAGATAGAAGTCCTTGCACGCCTGGATCAGCTTCTCGCGCGCCGCCGGGCTCTTAGCCTCGATCTCGGCGACAATCGCCAGGTAGTCCTGCGGCGAGGCTTCGAAATGAGAACGGAAGAACTTCATGCCAGCGTCGAATTTGTTGGCGTTCATCGGCTCCACAAAGCGGAAGCCGGCCTTCTGGCCGAAGAGGTTGAACTTCGACATGGACGACTGGATCTCCATGAAGGTGTTACCCTCCATTCGCGAGACCAGGTTCATCATCCGGTAGCCGACGCCGATCCCGCGATACATAGTGTCCACCACGAAGCGCGAGATCACTCGGAAGTTCTGGTTGATGTAGAGATAGCGGTTGGTGTTCGTGAGCCTGGTTTCGCCAGAACCGGGCGCCAGCTTAGGAAACACCAGATGGCGCTCCCGGAGCATGCCCTTGGGCGAACCGGTCACGATCACTCCGATGGTCTCCTCGCGCAGTCGCAGGCGCCAGAAACGGGGGCCGAAAGGCAGCGCCTCTGCCTTGTAATGGAGATCGTGAAGAAGATCCCAATCGGTCTTGTCCCCACGCTCGACCATCATTTCGCGGGCAAGCGCGAAATTCGCTCGTGGGTTCGGGTTGCGCTCGATCAGCGTGTCGGTGTCAAGCATCACGTCGAAACCAGCCCTTGCGCTTCCCTGTGCGAATGAGCGTGCGCCAGAAGTCGCTGAGTGATGCGCCCAGCCAGATCAGCAGCACAGCATAGAGACTATTGGCGATCAGCTCGCTCATCCGTCGTCCTCCTCGCCGCGACGCAGCCGCACTTCGAGGAAGGCCAGAAACAGGATGATCACGAGCAGAATGGCGAGGAGCTCGACCCAGCTTCCTTCACTTCCGGCCATTAACTTCCCTCCACCACTTCAGGGTTTTGTCACAGTGATTGAGATCCACGGTGTCGAGGATCTGGCAGAGCACGCAGCCCCACCTCTTCCGATCGTCGCGTGCGCGAGCGGCTCGATAGGACAGCGTTTCGGTGGGCGCGCCGCCGAGCAGCGCATTCACCAGGATTGAAACCGCTACGGCGATCGAGCGGACGGACATGCGCCCTACCCCGCCAGGACCGGCGCGACGGCGCATCCACTCAGAAAGAGCGAAATAGCGAAAACGGCAAAGCGCGATTTAGCCATTTCCGACCCGTCGACCGGTGTTGTATTCGACCTGAACGGCGCGATCGTCCCAGAACTCGATGAGACCGAGATCCTTGACGCAGGTGATCGGAAGGGTCCGGCCAAACTGCATCATGCAGAACACGTTGATCGCCGGCGCGTAGTTCTCGTTGGTCGAGGCGCGCGCCGTGAAGATGCGCACGTCCTTGCCTTCGTCGAGCCACTGGCGCACTCGGCCGACCATCGCGGGAATGGGAGCGCCGACGTGATCGATGCCGCGCCAGTGGTCGTATTCCGCCAGCGTGCCGTCGAGATCGACGCCGATCCAGCCCTTAGCCATCGACGATCTCCCAATCCTCTGCGAGGATATCGGTCTGCGAGGCGAGCCAGCCGGTCACGGTCGAGCCGTCAGCAGCACGCAGATTGAGGTTGGGCATACGAACCGACGTGCCGCGATCGCCTTCCTCGAAGAGGGAGTTGCGCACGCCGCCGGTGAGCAGCGCATTCGTGGTGAGCGGCGGCCGGGAACCCTTGTTGAGGAAGACGAACATCCCCTTTCCGTTCCAGCCGTCACGGGCGACACGCCCGCCGCCCGACTTCAGGTGTTCGATTGCAGCTCCGAAATTCATGTCATTTCCTTCCGTTCGACTTCGACACGCTCGCGAAAACGCTTGGTGATCGTCAGATCAGGGCCAAGCTCCTCGCCGAGGTCCGTGTGGGTGGTTGCGACCATGAAGGTCTTGCCGAGACGTCGGGCGACCTTCTGGATGTTGAACGCCACGATCTTTGCCGTGACGCGATCAAGGACGGCGCCGAACTCGTCTGCGATCCAGACGTCGGCGTCCTGCTCCATGATTTTTGCGAGCTTCAGTCGGTAGCGCTGGCCGTCCGACAACTCCGATGGTTTGCGAATGTAGATCCAGGCGTCGGAGATGCCGGCTTTCGCGAGCAGATCGGTCGCTTCGACAGTGGTCTTGCCCACAAGGTCGATGACCGGGCGCTCTTCGAGCTGGATTTCACCGAGATCGGCGATCCTGAGCCCCTGCCCTGCCATCTGGGTCTTCAGATCGCGCAGCAGCAGCGACTTGCCGGAGCCCGACTGGCCGGTGATGTAGACGACATCGCCTTGGTTCACATCGATCTTCAGGTTGTCGTAGATGACGAACTTCTTGTCCGACAGCGCCAGGCCAAAGCTCTCACCGATTTCGAGCACGCGGGACGTGCGCTCCACATTGCTCTCGAATGCGCGGGAGATCGTGTAGGTCGTCATTCCATGTCCACCAGGATTTCGTTCTGAACGATGTCGAGGAGTGCGGCCTTCACGGTTTCCAGGTAGCCGATGAGCTTGCACGCCGAGAGGTCGGCGTGATCGTCGTTCGGCAGCACGAGATCGGAGAAGAAGCACTTGTCCTGGGCGTTCCAGCCCACAATGAGCGCGCCAGAGTAGCGGCCGTCGTAGACCATCTCCGCGAAGTTCTCGACGAGCTCCACGGTGTCTGCATCCGGCTCGGGGGCCTTCAGTTCGTCCGGCAGCTCTTGCTCGACCTCTGCGAGCTCCTCGTTCGGCACCTCGCGGCGCGTCTTGATCGAGATGATCTTTGCCTTGGGAATTTCGTCCTGCGGGATGTCGCTCATACGTAAGTCATTACTTATGAATTGAGTTCGATGAAAGCGACCAGGGCATCAGCGCCCTTGAGGGCGGTTTCGTCCTCAACGCGGCTCATGAAGCTTCGGATTGCTCGGGACTGGGCGATGGTCACACGCTTGAAGCCAAATGCATCGGCGATCGGCGCGGCCGTATCGTCCACCTCGTCGGCCTTCTTCGCATTGGCCTGCTGCTGGGCTTCGACGGCGCCGGAGATGTCCTCGACGAAGAAGTCCGTAGAGATTTCGCCAAGGTCGGAGGTCGAGAATTCCAGCTCTTTTTCGTCGAAGCCGAGGGTGAGCAGATCGATGTCAGTCTCGGCGAGCCGGCGCAGTTCGTCCTGGATCAACGACATGTCGTAGGACGCGCCTGTCACCCGGTTGTCGGCGAGGCGCAGCGCGTCGGCTTGCTCCTTGGTCAGATCCGAGCGGACGATGACCGGCACCTTCTTCCGGCCGAGCTTGATGGCTGCCAGACGCCGGCCATGGCCGGCGATGATCTCGCCGTTGGTCCAGACCACGATCGGTTGCGTCCAGCCGTAGGTGAGGATCGCCTTCGCGAGCTTTTCGATCTCGTGCTCGGGATGGTTCTTGGCGTTGAGCGCGTAAGGGATCAGCTTATCGACGTCCCAAAGCTCGATCTTCGGCTGATCACTCATCGTAGTCTTTCCTGTAGATGTCCCAGAGCTCCTCGTTAGAGGGCTGCCGGGTGTTGATTTTCGGTTCGAAGAACTCCCCTGCCCCACAGGCCCGGCACTCCGGGCGAACGATCCTGGGGTTGAAGTAACGGCATCCGGTGCAGTCGGAGAACTTCGGCTCTTTCACGCGGCGATCTCCGCCAGCGCTGCATCGAGGTCTGCTTCGTCGACGGCATTCTGGGTGCTGCGGGACTCGAACTGACCGACAAGGAGATGAACCAGAGCATCGCCGGCGTTCGTCAGGTCGTCCTGCGTGGTGAAGCCCTGTGCCTTCATCGTTTTGGCGATGAGCGCTGTGAGGCGCTCGGCGTCGCCCAAGGAAACCTTGAAGCGCATCTGGGTGTGGGTCTTGGGCGCCTTCGCTGCCGGCGGCTCCGGGTCAGGCTGATCGCCCGGCGACTCGAAATTCCCGTCAATGTCCAGATCATCGAGCGCTATATCAGTGCTTGAGAAGATCGTTGTCAGGTCTTCGTCGGCAAAGGGCAGGAAACTCTGAAGCTCGCCAACATCACCGAGGGTCTTGAGAAGTTCGGCGAAAGACAGTGTGTCGTCGGCGCCGTAGCGAGCATTGTCGAGAACAGAGATTTCCTTGGCTCGTTTGTCGTCAATCTGCCCGAGGTTGACGACAGGAATCTCCGAAAGCCCGATCTTCTTCGCGATGTGCCAGCGGTGCTCGCCGCCGATGATCTCGTATGTGCCGTTTACTTCACGCACGACCACCGGCTTGAAAAGGCCATTTCGTTTGATCGATTCCTCAAGCTTCGCCTCGTTGTCGGGGGAGACGATGTTGGTGTTCCAGGAATTCGGAACGAGCTTTTCGGGATCGAGATTGAGCAATTGCGGTTGCGACAATGGTTCATCCTCTGATAAGTAATCTATTACTTACCACATAACCGAAAGCCTGCAAGAGGCAATGAGGAAAATTTGAATGGCTGTTCTTCAGCTCGCCCACAACGCAGTCGCCGCCAAGCTGATCAATCCGCCGGCTGAGGTTGCCCAGGCAACGGCCGACCTGCTCTCCTACGTCGTGGATGGCGCCGATCACATCTGGTCGGTCAATTCAGGGCGCTGGGATGGCCGGTCGAGTTTCTACGACACGACCAAGCACGCCTTCCCAGCCGGTTTCGTCTATCTGGTTCACGCAGAACTCACCAAACGGGGCCACACCGTTCATCTCGTTCGTAAGCCGCACGCCCCTCCCCTCGGCCCCGAGAACCCCATCGTGGATGAGTTCGGGAATGACGATCCGCGTTACGACTACCAGATCCGGGCGCTGCGCCAGGTCGAGAAGCATGGGCGCGGGATCATCCAGGTGGCCACCGGCGGCGGCAAGTCGAAGATCGCCAAGCTCATCATGGCGCGATACCGCCGGATGACCCTCTTTCTGACGACGCGCGGCATTCTGCTCTACCAGATGGATGACCAGCTCAAGAAGCTCGGGCTCAACACCGGCCAGATCGGCGACGGCGAGTTCAAGGTCACGCGGGGTGTGAACCTTGGGATGGTCCAGACGCTGGTTCAGGCGCTTGAGGTTCCGGATCTGCACGCGGAACGCCGGGCGGTCGTGAAGTCGATCCATCTTTCGAAGTCGAAGGACGAGAATCTCTCCAACGAGGAAATTAGCAAAATCGCTAAAGAGCGATTTGACGAAAAGACGAAAAAGCGAAATCAGATCCTGAAGATTCTGGATATGATCGAGGTGGTCATCGGCGAGGAAGCTCACGAGGCCGGCGGCGAGAGCTATTACAAGATCCTGCAGCACTGCAAGAACGCCACGATCCGGGTCGCGCTAACCGCCACGCCGTTCATGCGCGACAGCGCCGAGGACAACATGCGCCTGATGGCTGCATTCGGTCCGAAGCTGATCATCATTACCGAGAAGATGCTGATCGAGCGGGGCATCCTGGCAAAGCCCTACTTCAAGTTCGTGGACTGCCGCCCTCACCCCAAGCTGCGCCGCACGAGCCCGTGGGAGCGCGCCTACAAGCTCGGCTACATCGACAACGACTTCATGCTTCAGGAGGCTCTCCGCGACGCTCTGAACGCCAAGCGCGTCGGCCTGCCCGTGATGGCGCTGTGCGTGCGCAAGGAGCACGGTCAGAAGATCGAAGCCTTCTATACCGCCAACGGACTGAAGGCGAAGTTCATCTATGGTGAGTCCAAGATGGAGATCCGCCGGCGCTTCATCGAAATGCTGGCAACCGGCGACATCGACGTTCTGATCGGCACCACCATCCTCGATGTCGGCGTGGACGTGCCGGCTGTCGGTCTGGTGCAGCGACTCGGAGGCTACAAGGCCGAGATCCAGCTTCGCCAGCAGATCGGCCGTGGGCTTCGCGCCAAGAAGAACATCCCGAACTATGCGTTCATTGCCGACTACTCCTGCAACATCAACACGACCTTGAACGAGCACGCGCGCCAGCGCCGGGCGATCGTGGAAAGCACACCTGGCTTTGCCGAAGGCATTCTGCCCGCCAATCAGGACTTCCCCTGGGCGATCTTCGAGAGGAAAGCGGCGTGAGGAAATTGGTCGATCCGGTGCACTTTTTCGACGCCCATGGGAAGTCCATGCTGACCCGGAAGCACGAGGAGCAGCGCATTGCAGAGCTTGAGGCCGAGATTGTCAGGCTCAAGCAGCTTCTCAAGCGAACCGTGGATGCGCTAAAGAGCGAAAGGGCGAAACCACGAAATAGCGAAATGAGGAACTAGCTCAAGCGCGAAATCGCTGAATACCTGTTTCGTCCCGCTATAGATAAGTAATCAATTACTTCTCTATCAGCAGGGCCTTCAATGTCTTCGCACCCCTACCCCCGCTTTATCGGCATCTGCGGAAATCCGAAATCGGGCAAGTCGCTCGCCCAGGAAATTCTGTCCCAGGATCTGAACTATCTTCCGATCGACGACGGGCATGTGCTGCGCGAATTCGCCGTCAACAAGCTCGGCCTCACCTGGGACGACGTTCAGACCCAGGAAGGCAAGCAGCGCGTCACCGAGATTCTCGGGAAAGAATGGCAGCACCGGATTCTGCTGGGCGAGCTGGGCAATCGTCTTGAGGAGATGTTCGGCGACCACATCATGCCGTTCATCGCCACGCGCAACCTCTACCCCAATGCGCGCTACTCCTTCGGCTCCGTTCGCAAGAACCAAGGGCATTTCTTCCGCGCCAATGGCGGCATCATCATCGAGATCGTCAATCCCCTCGCCCCGCCGAGCGGTAACGCTTTCGACCTCTACGATACGTCGGCAATCACGCGCACCGTCATCAACGATGGTATGCAGCGCTTCCCGGACGCCCCGGAGCGCGCCAGGGCGCATTTCCGTGCCGAGTTGCTGTCTGCTGTCGAGGCGGCCGTGTGATGGCGAGTGTTTTGGATCTCGATGCCGGCACTTTCACGATGAACAGCCAGGACGGGCCTTCGGTTCTGCGCGGTGGGTCGGTCCAGCTTTCGCAACTGGCACCTCGCGCTGCTGACCAGGACCCCGGCATGCAGGTGTGGTGCGAAGGCGAGCTTATCGGTTGGCTTGCCGTGGACCCGAATTACCTTCGTGGCGGCTTCTACGATCTCGTCATGATAGACGATCTTCCGTCGCTGACCGCCGGCTACGACGATCTGACGTCGCTGCCAGTCCCTTCACCCCGTCAGATCAGTCTGCGCGTGGTTCGACGCACTGCCTCGATCTCTCTGTTCGAGGTCAACATGGCGAGGAACGAGGTCGAAGTGCAGGCGCTGTTCCGCAAGCGTCACAATGTTCCGTCGTCGGCCTCCATGGATCGGGACAACAACACCGACGCCTACGTCTTTCGGTGGCGCGTCTTCGATGTGACCGTCGCTCAGTCGGAAACCATCTTCGACCTGGACAACTTCACGCCCAATCCGGACCATCGCTAGACTTCGTTAACCAGAATCGGCTATCCGCTTTTAGCTAAATCTCGTTCTAGCGAAAGGCGGATATAGCCAATGAGCGAATTAGTGATCGCATGCCTGTCCCAGAAGGGCGGCGTCGGCAAAAGCACCCTCGCCCGTTTGATCGCCCGGACATACGCCTCGGCCGGCTGGAGCGTGAAGATTGCCGACTTCAACACGAAGCAGCTCACCTCGGTCGACTGGGTTGGAACACGGATGAAGCTCGGCCTTGAGCCGGTCATCCACGCCGAGCCCTATGCCTCGGTCAAGAACTTCAAGCGCGAGAACTTCGACCTGATCGTCGCTGACGGTAAGCCGGACAGCGACGACACCTCGCTTGCCATCGCGCGCATCGCCCAGCTCATCGTCATCCCGACCGGTCTCTCCACGGACGACCTCAAGCCGCAGATCCTGTTCGCGAACGAGCTGGTGCAGAAAGGCGTGCCTCGGGATCGCATCATGATCGTCCTGAACAAGGTGACGGAGAGCGAAGCCTCGGTGCAGGAGGTTCGCCAGATCCTGCGCTCGACCGGCTATCAGATCGCCGAATACGACCTGACGGCGAAGACTGGCTATCAGAAGGCTCAGGACGCCGGCCGCTCAGTCGCCGAAACGACCTTCCCAACGCTGAACGAACGCGCCGACGGTCTCGCTTCCGAGATCGTGGTCAAAATGAATGAACTGTCGGAGAAAGCAGCATGACGAAGACACCGACGAAAGCTCCGGTCCCGAAGCCTGCAAGTCTGAAGATGGATTTCATGGCCCAGGCCACGCAGGCGGCCGCCAACAACATGTCCGACAAGCTGAAGGATATGAGCTTCAAGGTGCCGGAGGAGTTTCATCGCCGCTACAAGTCGGCGGCCGCAATGCATGGTATCCAGATGAAGGACATCCTTGAGCAGAGTTTCGAGCTCTGGCTCAAGCGCGCAGACCAATAGTCAGAACATACGGGGCGCCCCGGAAAGGGCGCTTTCCGTAAATGCCGAAAAAGCTAAATCCCGAAATGACGAGCGCCGAGAACGCCGCCATGAACAGGAAATAGGTGGCCACGGCGTCAATCACTGTGCTTCACCGAACGCACCTCGCCGCCGGTCCATGGGTCGACCTCAATGGTCAGCCGGATCGCGTCCTCGGCGCTCTTGCCCAGCTTCATCGCCATGTAGGCGCTCTGCTGCCCGGAGCCGATGGCGTAGAAGTCGGCTTTGACCGGTCCTGTGAATGCCCGGCCGTCGTTCCAGTAGAAGGCAGATCCGTCCGGCTCGACGACCAGCGCCTGAACAAGGTGCTCCTGATCGGCCACAGCGCGCTCCAGGGCGGCGTCATCCGGTAGACTGTTCAACCAGGCCAGAAAGTTGCTGGGCGCGCCCACGACGCTGCTGGAGACGCCCACAAGGCGGCCGCCGCGCAGGCGAAAGACCTTGGTCTTGTTCCCGATGGGATGCTTGTCGCCGGAATAGGCCCGGCTGTCACCTGCGAGGATGCCGGCGCGATAGGCGATTGTCGTCATGCAAGATCGCCCAGAATGCGCTTCGGCTGCATGATCGCCCGGTTGAGGCGATAGAAGGCGTCCTCGACGTGCCGGCGCGCGATCTGCACGGAAGCTTGGTCGATCTCCTGGCTGTCCCGGTTGCGAACGTGCTCATCGACGCGGCGCAGAACCTTTTCCTCCAGGATCTTGTTCTCGTTCACCATGTCGATCTTCCACTGCTCGACGGTCTTGGCGTAGCCGGCGACGGGCAGGCCGGAATGACCGGGAATAGGCGAGGGCGCCTTCTGGTCGTCAAAGAGGGGAAGTTGATGCGTGTCGGCAACCTCGGCGGCACGCTGCTGCTCGGTTCGGTCCATTCGATGATCCTGTGGGGTAGGGGAGTTGGCTGAGGAGGCTGGGCTCGAACCAGCGACAGGGCGATTAACAGTCGCCAGCTCTACCATCTGAGCTACTCCCCAACGTTGGTTGCGACGGTGGGATTCGAACCCACGACCTTCAGGTTATGAGCCTGACGAGCTACCAGACTGCTCTACGTCGCTTTGATGGGAAGATCCTAAGTAAGTGATTACCTACAGTCAAGCGCGATTTAGCGAAAAGGCTATTTGGCTATAGAGCGCTATCGCTAGGAGAGGTGGCTACAGGCAGTTCCGGATCTGTGGGGCCGGGGTAGACGCAACTTAGGTCAAGGTCCATCTCGTCGGGACACAGAGGAGAGGTGGCTAGGATGCCGGGGAGTTGGTGAGCGATGGAGGTATCCCCTTGAAATCACACGCAAATCTCTAAGACTTCGCTTGCACTACTCGCAGCAAACGTCTAATGTGTATTCATCAACAGAGAGCAAGTAGCTCAGTTGATTTGAAGCAAGCGCTTCAAGCTCTTTGACATTCGAATAGATGACATGCGACGCATCCCGATTGAGCGCGTTCATGTCACAGAAAGCTAATATTTCATCTTCAATAGTAAGTCATTACTGACTTACACAACATGAGAGAGAACGAACATGACTGACAATAACAACGTATTCTCGACCGCTCTTAACGCTCGCGTTGACGCTGCTGTCAAAGCTGACAAGATGAGCGAGAGCAACCGTGAGAAGCTTCGCAACTTCGCGAAAGAGTGCAACAAGTCTGAAAAGCTCGTCGCTTTCTTGAGCGCGTGCGCTGTTGACGTGCGCGTATTTGAAAACGACGTCTACGAGATCGACAAGCTGCGCAATCTGTCGCGCTTCGCAGTCGATGAAATCGCAGCGCGCGATTTCAACGAAATGAACAGATGCGTGTTCCTGACAGCGCTCGCTTTCGAACGCGCTGATATCGCGTTCACGAGAGAAGACGCGACACACGCTTGCAGCGCGCATTACAAAATCAAAGACGCGAAAAAGCGCGCGCTGACTTCGCAGAACGCAAAGACTGTCGCTGACAGCACAGTCGCATCGCAGCATAGAAGCTCGCTCAAAGCGCTTGAAGCGCTGAACGTGCTTCGCAGCGTCAACAAGAGCGAGTTTCGCATGAACCTGCAAAGCGATGCGACGATTAAGCTCGCAGCGAAATTCAATATCGACCTGACGGCTAAGTAAGCACTTACTGCTAGAGCGCTAGAAATAGCGCTCTAGCTATTTCGCTAAATAGCCCAACCGGGCATCCCGCGCCCCTGGAGCCACCCATGAACCTCCTCCTGATCGCCGTTGGCGTGCTCTTTGCCGTCATCCGCGCAGCCGCCTGCTATCTGGACCCTCATCCGGGCAACCAGTTCAACCTCATCATGAGCCTGCTCCTTGCCGGCGTCCTCATCGTCGGCAGCCTGGAACAGCCGGACTATGTATGAGCTGCTCCTGATCACCATCGTCAGCGCGTCCAGCGCTGGCGCCTCCGCCATCGAGACCCAGGCGATCGAGACCTACGATACCGCCGACGCCTGCCTCGATGCCGTCAGCCAGATGCCGATCCGGAAGATCCAGCTCCCGACCGGACAGACCCTCACCCTGAAACTCGCCTGCGAGAAACGACCATGAGCAAGCACCAGCCCGTGCAGGACGACACCTGCCGCCACAAATTCAAACCGTCGACACTGGCAGCCAGACAGGCTGCCTACGACACCCTGGACGAGGATTGGCTCGATGACGTCGAGCACCTGGCGTTGCCGCACTATCGCTTCGGCGATGGCGTGCGCCACTACCTGGAAGGAATCGAATAGCCCCAAGGCGCCCTACCAAGGGCGCCAGCGGGAGCCGCCCGCCGACCCATGGAAGCCCACGGAGCCCCGTGGAGAGCGTTTCCCATGGTCGCATGAGCGCTGGCCCGTCCGAAGGGCCAAACGCGCGTCCTGGGCCGCCTGTGCCAATATGCGCCCCATGGGGTGCCATGGCGAAAGCCCGAAATCAGGAAATAGCGAAATCGGGAAAGGAATACGAAGGTGCTGGTCCTACGGCCGACCAGCACCGGATCCCATGGAGCCCACCGGTTCCCCTAAGCCGCTCCGCCTGAATTCGCCCTAGGCTCACAATCGCCGCCCATGGAAACCCATGGGCCGTAACCCGCCACGAAGAAGGGCAGCCCGTAGACTGCCCTCTCGTTCTCTCTGGACTTGTGCCTTACGCCGCCAGCACCTCCTGGAGGCGCTTGGTCTGCGGCGTGTCGGTCAGCTCGTAGACGGGCGCGCGGAACGTGCCGGAGTTCTTGACGATGCCCATCGTCTGGAGAGCCGTCATGGTCGAGGACGTCTGCGTCGACATGGTGCCCGGATCGACGGTGTGGCGGATGAGGATCTTCTGCATGGCGGCGCTGACCTTCACCTTGTCGCAGGCTGCAGCCTTCGCCATCTCCCCGGTGAACTTCTCGCCGGCGGCGCGGAAGGCGAAGAGGCTCTTGCAGATGGCGATGTTGATCTTGTTGGTCAGGGCGCCGTCCCGGAGACCCTTCACCAGGTCAGCGAGCTTGTCCGCCGCGTAGACGTTGAAGCGGCTGCCTTCCGAGACGGACCGGTTGATGAAGTCGGGCTCGACCTGGGCGGCGATGAGGATTGCCGCTGCGGAGGGCAGGGTGAGCTTGGCGCGCGTCTTGTCCAGGCTCTTGTGGATCCGCTCGTTGTTCGGGTTCTTGGTCTTCTCGTAGGTCGCCCGGTCGTCGAAGCCCTTGGCGACCTTCTGCGCCATTGCCAGCTTCTGCTCGTCCGTGTAGCTGTCAGCGATCTGGGGCAGGGTGAGCTCGACAGCGCCGTCGCCGGCCGGGCCGGGGTCAGACTGGACCGTTTCCGAGACTACGACAGTATTGCCGTCGCCCGTTTCGAGACCGGCGAGAATAGCAACTTCGTGATCCGTGATGACTTCCTCGGATACGACGGTCGCCTGTGCCTTCTTTGCGTTGTTGTTCTTAGCCATTTCGTGTTTCCTTCTCTCTCGTTTTCCTCTCAAGCGCTTCATTGCTCTTGATGATTACAAGATAGAACGTGTCTCTATGGGTGTCGGCTGGGAAGAACAGGCATGTTGCATGGTAATACAGGACCGTTACTCCATGGGACCGGAAGGTTCTCCACGGAGCCCCACGGAACGCCATGGCTGACCGTGGAGAGGGGAGGGCGAGCCATGGGCCGGGAAGATGATTTGTCCCTAAGGAGACGGCGCGCGTTTTACGAGCCGGAGGAGTGCCATTTTAGTTTTCCCTTAATTCGCGTCTCCATACTATGTATATATACCCTTTAAAGACGTAATAACTTACTTAGTATGGAAGAGGCGAGGGAAGCGTCTCCGGCTCGTGGGTTGGTAGGCGATTCCGTGGGTGGATGGGTTTCCGGCCGTGGAAGTCCGTGGTGAACCTTGGCGCGGCCACCTCACCACCGCTTTTCGATCGCCCTTCAATCTTCCTAGGCTCTTCGCTTTCTTCACCCTCTACGCGTTCACGCTGTCGCTCACTCTAGCCTCAGTCTCCCTATAGCTCTCCTAGGCTACGCTCCTTTCTACAGTCGCACGTTCACCTCATACGCACCTGGTCTTCTCCGGCTCGTGCTTCTTCTGGTGATCGCCCTTTCGCTCATTCGGGAAATAGCTATTTCGTGTGATCGCTATTGCGCTACGCCAGTGTGTTGCCAGTTGCTGCGTCTCCTGTGTGCTGTTTCGCTCAGGGTTGATCACCTGATAGCGTCCATGACTCTTCTGCGTGTCGTTGCTGCTCTCGGGCGTGTTTGCTTGCTGGTGAGCTTCTATGCGTCTTTGAGGGTTTCGCCTGTTCATGGCTGTAGCGGTTTACCGAAATCGCTTTTTCGCTATTTACGGATTTGGCTGCAAACCTGGTGCTAAGCTAGGGCTAAGGATCCTCTTATTCCGGATAAGAAGGTTGGCGGCCGGGCCTAGGTTCATTTCGATGGCGAAACGGTATGGAGCCATGGGATTGAGCGCCCGTGGAAGGCCGTGGAGTTGACGGCGCGCAAAGGAAAGGGCAGAGCGCGGAGAAAGGATAAGCCGCGACATCTGCCCTTTGGTAGGTGCCCAAGCACCCGGCGAGCGATAGTTTGCAGACTACCGCCGCCCTTCCTTTGCCTGACCTGCCGGGGGAGAAACTCCGGCATTCAGTGCTGTCGGTGTTATTCCACTAGGAGGGCGCATGAATCCCACCTGCTTGCACGACCGCCGACTGCGCGCTAGTAACCGCTTACTTAGTTATAGCGGCCGGAGAGAGGCTTGCGCCTATTCTTCGACGGGCTCTGCCTGGTAGTCCTCGAAGAAGTTCTCAACGCCGAGGCGTTTTGCCTCTGCCTGTGCCTCGGTGATTCCGGCCGATGGTGTTCCGGTCCAGGTGAAGATGTGGACGCGACGCTTGGCCGGTGCGCTGTAGGCGGTGATCTTGTGGCGCATTGTCATTCCCCTTTAGGCCAGTCGGATGATGTCGAAGAGCAGGTGAATGTTGTTCCAGATCTCCTGCTGTTCCTCGGAGCCGTCAGCTACGGGCATGACGTCGTTGTTCTGCTCCTCGGCGCGCTGGGCGGCCTCTACCGGGTCGTGGCCGTATTGCGTCGCGTCGATGATTGCCTTGAGGACGCGGTGCTGGGCTTCCGTCAGCACGATGGTTTTGGTCTTCTTCGGCTTGCTCATCGCTTGTCTCCGTCTCGCGTTTCGATGATTCACTGTCGCACGACGCGAGACGGGTTGCGGGAGGGCCGTGACGGCTGTTATCGGGTGCGCAGGTAGTCGTAGTTCCGCAGGTAGTTGCGGATGACAATCGGTGTGAGCTGGGTCAGCACGGCTTCGTCGTTGATCAGGTCACGCATAGCGGCACCAGTGAGGAACAGGTGCGCCGGCAGGTTCGGCACATGGTTGTTCTGCGGCGAACGCGGGCAGCGGAAGCGAAGACGGCGCGACAGCAGTTTGACGCGCCCGACATACTCGCCGTTGACATACGCCTTGGCGAGTTCGTGATCGATGGTGTCGTAGGTGACGTTCAGGGCGATGGGCTTTGTCATGTTCGATACTCTCCGGTTTTGTGATGGCGGAACAGCATGGTGGCGGGGCACCAGATCCAACCTTCTCGCGCCATGGCTTGGCGATGCTCCTCTTCCAGCTCGCGGCGGCGCTTCGTCTCGGCCTCCTTCTGGCGCGCCAGGAGCTGACCTTCCGGACTCTCGGTAAACTGAGTGTCCTTGATCCACCTCTCGGCGTCGGCGTAGCTGTAGGTCGTGTAGCAGGGGGTCAATGACCAATTCTTGAGCGGCCATGGACCGAGCGCCTTGCGGACGAAATAGGTGATGGAGGTGCCGGAGGCGCGGGGCTCGATCTTGTATTCAGCCATGGATTCTCTCCATGATCACGGAGATGGTCGCGAGCAGCATGAGCGCGACCAGGACTGTCGCCATGATGTGGTCGGCGAAGGTCTTCATCGGATGTTCCTCTCGCACCAGAAGTCGATCCAGTCGTCTGTGCCGGTGTCAGCGATGCGCTCGTCTTCCGGCAGGCCGTTCACGATCAGGCACCAGCCAATGCGTCGTCCGCCTTCGTGCTCAAACAGGATCACCTGGGCCTCATCGACGGCGTTCACGGCTGCCTCGGCGCGTGAGGCACGCGTGCCTTGGTAGTCGGGCTCATCGCCGCCGCCGTCGACCACGATGAAGTGCCCGGCGTCAGCAGCGTCTTTGAGGAGCTTGCGAACGAAGTTCGTCATGGTCAGCTCCTCTGCAGGATCTCGGTGACGGCGGCGGAGGCCAGGGCGAGCGTCGGATGACCTCCGTGATCCCTCATGCCGGTGATCTGCCCGGCGCCGTCGCGATAATATTGATTGACCCAGAACTCGCCGAAGGAGTGCTGGATGGCAAAGTCCGACTCCTTGCCGTCTACGAGAACGACCGTCTGGTCATCCTCGGACTCAGGGCACTCGGACGCTTCGAAGCGAAAGGTGATCTGTTTGGTCACTGCTGTTCTCCTAAGTAATTCAATACTTAGAGAATAGCGTTTCGACAGCCGGGTTACGGCTGGTTTGTTGCGGTAGGCTTAGGGAGTCGTCTTGGACTGCAGGTAGTGGCGATAGTAGCCGGTGCGCTCCACGGGCTCGAACTCGATGAGTTCCTCGGAACTGATCAGCGCCGGCAGACCTTCCTTCAGGACCTTGGCTGCATTCTCACCGGTGATCTGGTGAAGGACGATCGCCTTCACGCTGATGGTGGGCACGGCATCCGGGTTCTTCGACCATGCCTTTGCCTGGACAGCGCGCACCTGGCGAGTGACCTCCCGGAGGGTCGGGAGTGAGTAGGTTTTGCCGCCGTGCTGGAATTCGTAGATCGTGACGCCCTTGGCTCGGCCTGACTTCCTCTTGGCCCGTTTGGCGCGGGGCGGTTTCGCCTTGGCAGCCTGGCGCCGGATCTCAGGAAGGTTGTTATGCGCCCGGCGGCCGGCATCGGTCAGCTCCACACCGCCCGTTTCGTTGAAGGCGACGAAATCGATGCCTAGGAGCTTTCGGATCAGCACAGCGCCCACGAAGCGGCCGGCGGCCGGCTTGCTGGTGTGGTTGTTGCCTACACCCCAGACGTTGAAGCCAGCCGGGTAAAGCGCGCCCTCTCCGAGGAGACGAAGGGCGGATTTCATGGCTGGGGTGACGATGACGTCTTTTCCGGATTCGCTCATGGCAGTGGCTTATCTTATTGCGGATAAGATGAGCTAGATTGCCCGGAAGGATAGGTCAACCCTGAGTGTCAGCCTGGCGAGATCGCGGCGGGTAGATGTTCACCCGGAAGAGGGGCTTCATCATGCCGCTGTTCTTCATCATCGCCATGGCGTTGTCGGCCACGTCCCGGTCTTCGAACTTGTTGCCGTGGACGACTCGCCCGCTGTCGTCGTAGACCGTCATGAAGCCGATGGGCTCAGGTTTGCGGAGCTCGCCAAGGACCTCAAGGTCATCCTCGATCATCTCCGCAATCCACCTCTCCAGATCGTCGAGTGGATCGCTTGCAGCGTTCATCGCCGTGGCCCCTCCAGTTTCTCGACGGCGATCCAGAACTTCTGCTTCTGATACAGGTCGGTTCTGCTGACCAGAGCAGTGTCCCGGTCCAGGCGATGGACATGCACAGATCCGGGCGTGTGGCCTTTCACGTCGTCTCTGATGCGCGCCAGGCCGGGCACGGAGAACGGAAGCGAGAGGGTCGGCTCGCGGGGCGTCGACAGCAATGATGCCTTGATCTTCGGGAGATTGATGGGTTCCGGAAACTGCACCTCGATCGGAATGAGGTTCGTCGGGCAGTCTCCTTTGCCGCCCGTCGTCCGGCCGAGGTCGCCACAGGAATCGGAGCGGTTGTAACGGTGAATGCCCTTGTCGCAGAAGACGCACTCGTAGCCCTTGGTGTCGGCGCGACCCTTGATCGTGACCAGCTCGCCGCCGAGGCTCATATAGGTCTTGCCGACCTCGAACCGGAAATTCTCCGGCGCGTTGATGTCCGGGCGAAATTTCAGCAAGCAGGCGATCGCCTGGAGACGATTGCGCGTGTTGGTGTCGAGGATCTTTTCGCCGCCGAGCTTCCACAGCCAGTCGGCGTGCGACCATACCTTCGGATCGATCTTGGCTTCGTATTCTGCCATTGTGGTCATGCTGCGAGCTCCTTTGCAGAAAGTGGGCCGGTGGGCGGCTCAAGGTCGATGAGGTGCGCGGCGGTTTCCTTCACGATCTCCTGCTTGTCGCCGACAAGCAGCCATCCGTCGTCGTCACTCAAGGGATCGTAGATGACCTGGCAATCGGGCGAGGCATACTTCTGGGCGCGTTCAAGCAGACCATCCGGTCGATCCGAGGCGTTCTCGAACTCCTTCCAGGTGGCGAGCTTGAAGCCGTAGGACTCGACAGCCTTCAGTGAAGCATCGAAATTCGCGAGCAGTTCCTCGGTCGTCACGTCGGCCTCCCGTCGCAGCAGGGGCAGGTCTCGAAACGGCCGTTGCGCTCGTCGGCGTAGTTGTAGATGGCTGCGCCGTTGACCGAAGCCTGCTCTGGATATTCTGCACAGGGGTCGCCGTGGCAGAATGCACAGGTTCCGTCAGGTCCACGGGCGTATTCGGCGATATAGGCTACTTCGCACTCGTAGCCTGAGATATGCATCTTGGGCATTGGGTTTTCCTTCTGAGGGTTCATTGATCACCCTCCGCAGCCTACTGATCCCGAATTAGCTATAGCGCTAATTGGCGATTTCGGATTCTTGGAGGGGATCGTGAGCACTCAAGCGGGCACACTTCCCGGAAATGGCTGGTTGGTCTTTTGACCGCCAAGAGCGGGGTAGGGACTTTTCACCCAGACTGTCCGAACGGACGGGGCGACGGATTTACCGATGATCGGCTATTTGCGTTCGGAGGTAGCCACCCTCATTCGGACGTCGGCGTCGAGCGCATGTTTCTCCTCGCGTTCTGCCGGTAATTCAGGCGACCGGCGGCACCATCGTCTCAAACGTTCAGTGCTGATGGGCTGTTTGCGTCCGAGGTTGCCATCCTCATCACTTGATCCAGGTCGTGCGCGCTCTCCTCGCTGCTCTGCTTTGATGCTTAGACAGTAGCGCGATGCGATCAGGTTTGCGGCCGGATCGTCACGGTAAGTAAGCGGTTAGCTCTATAGCGGGACGCAGAAGGGTCGCCACGGGTTTGTGGCGAAGGTGATACGGAGGAGAGGCGGAGTGCTTACGAGAAGGGGTGGGGCTGGGTTTGCATGAAGAGCTCGGCCTGCCCCATGGCATCCCGATGCTGGCTGATCTGGTAGAGCTCCTCGACCGTGATCTTGAAGACCTGATCTCGGAGCCGGAGATACATGTCGCCGCTCGACCCTTGGGCGACACTCGAATCCTGATCAAGCTGGCCATCGCGAATGATGGCGTTGGCGATCATCTTGTAGACTTCGTTCCGGCTGGTCATGACTTTCTCCCAAGCTGATGAGGGAGATTAAGCCATGAATCCGGTCGGAGGAAAGAACCCAGCGTAATCATCTAGGTCGTTTACGTCGATGGTGATGTTTTCTGTCACCCCAGCGCCGTCCGTCACCTCAAAGGTGATCTTCTTGTCATCCATCATGGCGCGCATGAGTTCCTTATAAGCCTCAAGAGCTGCATGACGGTTATCGGTCACATTTTGGATCTTCGAGGTGATCGAGACGATATGGGGCACAGCGCACTCCCTTAAAGGTTCTTCAGGTTCTCGAGCTCCGTGAAGCGCTCGTAGCGGATCTCCGGCGAGCGGCACCAGGCGGTGTTTTCGTAGACGCCCGTCGGCCGGCCGTTGCTCATGGCGACGACGTAGCCCATTCGGCCGACGTATCCGCCAAAGCCGTTTTTGCTGTTCGCCTTCACGCAGACGTAATTGTGGGTAGCGTTACCCATGATCCAGGAGATCTGGGCGTCACGCACGGAGTAGGGGTCTCGAAGCGCGTCGCGCGCTGCCTCGGCGATCGCCACACGCACCGCCTTGGTGACGGGCTTCTGGCTGGCGAGCTGCTCAGGACCGGTCATGCAGCCGGATAGTGCAACGGCTGCGGTAGTGAGAAGGATGATTGAACGCATAGATACCCCTCAAACGCGAAATTCTCTCATAAGAGGAATATAGCGATGCTGCAACGGGGTAGCGTTGGGTGCCCGAAGACTCACGCCTCGTCCGGATCGATGCCGGTGATATTGTGGAGCTCGTCGAGCGACAGATGAAGCTCGTCTTCCTCGGGAATGATGTAGTCCGCGAGGTAAGTTTCAAATTCGTGGGTGGTGCGGATGCGCTCGATCAATTCGATGAAAGCCACGGCCATCAGATCGTGGTCGGCATCTGGGTGAATTGTCCAGCCATTGGCATTGAGGAATAGGAAACCTGCGTCAAACGCCGTGCGTTTGTTGCCTTGCTCAAAAGCGTGCGCCATGGCGATACCCTCCATGTAGGATACCGCCAGATTCAGAGCATCCGGCTCTTCGTAAGCCCACAGGTTTTGAGGGCGCATAAGTGCGCCCTCAAGCTTCTCTGGGAACAACAGGGCATGATGCTCGCCTGTCGCTATGGTGTTTTCGAGATTGATATTGACGACGACTTCGGTAGGAAGCCAAATAGGTTCACTTCGCAAGGACGGCGTGAACCTTCGGGAAGCGCTTCATGGCGGTCGCGATCAGCTTGTCATAGTTCACCGGCGCCTTCGAAGGACGCACGTCGAACGTCTTCCTGGTTTCGGTAACGGTGATAGCTTTTACGGCGCTCATAGTAGTGGCCTCTCTTTATGCGATCTGTTTTATCAGTTGAGTCTTAGGGATGCAAACTGAATCAACAGGAGGCGAACGGGCAGCGAGCAGCGATGTTCCCCTAAAGTTACGCATTGACTCATGAAGCCATAGTGAACAAATAAGGAACATGAGGCATCGACGTGGCATTGACCTGACAGTGCGGGAGAGCCGCTACGACATTCTTTACCTGGGACCGCTCCTGGATCCGGTGCATACGACCTTTGACGATATCCCGGAGTGGCACGCCCTGGGCGGCCATTGTGCCCGTTGCGAGCGCACCGGCTGGATCAACCGCTGGGAGGTCTCAAGGAAGTGGGGCAAGCACACTTTCCTAGGCTCACTCGCCGGTCGACTGAGGTGCTTAGGGTGCGGCAACAAGGATGGGAACAAGTGGATTCTCGGCAAGCTGCCAAGATAATTCTTGCAAAATAAATAGTGGCCACTAAATATATAACCGTCGCTAACGAAAGGAGACGGTTATGGAAAGAAGGCATGAGGATCAGATGCGCGCCGTGATCGAGCGCGTTCAAACCCACGGCGTCGCAGAGGTTCTGAAGAGTGAGATCCGCTTGTGGTTTGGCCAGGACAGAGTAGGGCGCCGCACCTGGCGCCAGATCGCCCAGATGTGGCGCGAGACCAGTCAGGACATCTCCAAGCACAAGATGTTGGTCGGCGGGCTCGACACCGAGCATTGGTATTTCGTCTATGCCTACAACGCACCGACCAACGCGGCTTCGTATCTCAAGGACGTGCGTTACCTCGCCGGCGAGGTCAATCCGGAAGGGCTGCCGGTTGCAATTCCGGAAGACGGCGAGGAGTGAATATTGCCTAGGAGCGAGCGTAGTTGATACGCTCGTCTTCCTGAACCTGCCATGGGAGCGGCGGCCGGATTGTTAACCACCTGTTAAGGTTAATGGTTTCTTACGCTGAAAACTCTAGTGGACCATTAAGGTTCGCTAGAGAGGAGGGTAGGGAAGGAGAGGGTGTTGCTGCTCTCACAAATACCTTCCCAGGAACTGGCGCACTTCGTCATCGGTCATGTCGCCGAGGTCGCTGGCGCCAGGGCAGACAAGAACGTCATCGCCGAGCTTCGCCAGCGGCACACCGCTTGGTCCAGGGTCACACACCGCAACCGTTGCTCTCGATATCGAGCGCAGCCAAGGAATGATCTGCTTCGGATCGTTCGACAGCGTGCCGATGCCGGCCAAGCCCAGGTTATGAACGCGCACGGCATCGAACAGGCCTTCCATCAGGAAGAGAGGGCCGGGGCGGTCAAAGGTTTCCAGTCCGAACACAGCGATGTGCCCGTTTGATCGATAGGTGTAGTAACGCCCGTCGCGCGGATGGTTCTTCGCCTTCTTGTCAGCATCTGGGCGATACTGCTGATAGCCGCACAGCACGCCTGACAGATTGTAGAGCATAAAGGTCGCGACACGCTCCCGCTCATCGATCGCTGGTGAATAGAGGGAGAAGTCGACGTGCCGGTCCTTCAGGTGCTGAATCATTGAAGGTGTCATCCGCCCACCTGCTCGGCCATAAGGGCGTATTTGGCTTCGAGCACAGGCACCAGCGCCAGCATCTCCGTCTCGGTCAGATCGTCGTGCTCCTCGATCTCGGGAATGATGCCGCCCTCATCGGGGTCGCCGCGCACCAGGATGTCGTAATAGTGGATCTCCTCACCGCGCTCAGCGATGCGATCATCGTGCATGGCGAAGACCTGAATCTCGGTCGCAGGCGTCACTTGCTTTCTTCCTTGAGGCAGCTCGGGCAAACGTCTTCCCGGAAATTGACGTCCGGCTCGCAAACGATGCGCCAGCCGGCCTCTTGCGCGGCTCTCTTGGTCTCGCCGTCGTAGGGCCAGGGAAGGTTCAGGCTGAACGTCGTCACCTTGCATCGATCACACAGAATGTATCGGCCGCCTTGGGGCATCAGAATCTCCCGTATTTGGGGCTGGAGCGCATCGCGTCAGCCTCGGCTAGACGGAGCGCCCGTTCACCGGAACGGTGCTCGCGGACTCCCTGTGCGCCTTCTGCGAGGTAGATTTCGTGTTCCTCTTCCGTATCGAAGGCGTCGGTGCAGAAGCTGCATGGAGGATTGCCCGTCCAGCACGAACATCCACGGTCGAGTAACTCGCCATCCGGATCTTCGAATATCTTTCTCTCCGCTGGCGCTCCGTGATGAGCTGGAAGATTAAGTCGCATCACTCGACCTCATTGGAGAGCGACCCGGAGCGAGATCCTCTGGTCTTCGTTACCGACGAAGTGAATGACCTGCTCGACCATGTGAATGTCGCCTCGTGGCGCGCTGTCGATGATCAGGATCTCGCCGGCTCTAGGAACGTGTTTGAGATTGACCTCCCAATACCGCCCGGTCAGTTCCTGCGTATCGCTGACCTCTTCCACTTGAACCTTCATCAATCGACACTCCACGTTTTCACGATTTCTTCCACGGATTCGAACTTCATTGGCGCCTTGCCTTCCTCGATCACCGTGAGGATGTCGCTGCAATGGATCAGGGCGAAGCGCATACGGCGCTCGGCATTCGTGATCCACGGCTGCGTCTTGAGCGGCAGGTGGTTCATGGGCCAGGAGGCGACATCGCGGATCTTCTCGGCATCATGCTTCATACGCTCCTGATAATGGGCGTCACGGATTTGCTTCTTCTTCAGGGCGCGCTCGTTGAGGAGATCGGCGAGACGCCGGCCGGGATCTGCCGCCCGTGCTGCTTCTTGCGTCAGGGCACGCACGTCCTCGGGGCTGAGAAGCATGAATTCGCGGAGCTCGTCCTTGATATGGGCATGCGCTGCTTTCCAGATATCGGGGCGCTGGTGCCAGGGGAGGGTGTTGTTAGACATGGTTCAGTCCACCGGAGCGAGTTGTTTCCAGATCCAGATGTCGCCGGCCTCGTCTTCGTAGCAGGTCTCGCCGTTTTCATCGGGAAGCGGCACCTGTGTATCCCAATGGACCTTGCTCTCGCCGGCGTAGCAGGGCGTGCCGTCAGGCTTGAAGCCAGACACCGCTGCCGTCACAAGGACATGCTCGCAGACGCCGACGATCACAGCGCCGGTTGGCGATTTGTAGCGGCTTGGCTCCTGAAGATCCGCGAGATAGTTGTTCAGCGCGTCCTCGACCTCGGTCTTCGTGACCATTTCCATGATTTTGACCGCCTGGGATCAGGCCGTCTTCGATCTCGGATCGGTCGCTTCCCAGAATTTGTGACCGACCGGCGCCTGGTAGCCACTGCCGATCAACTCAGCGAGGATGTGGCGGGCCAGATCGTTCGTTTCGTGGACAATCTGCTCGTCGGTTCTCATGATGCCTTTCCTTCGATTGCTGTGCCGGCGGGGCGATAGCTGTCGTCAAATTCCGGCTGTTTGGATCGGGCGATGACGTCGCGGATCTTCATCAGCAGCTCTCGCGGGAAGATGCTCTCCACCGCCTTGCATGCCTCCAGGTTTTCGACCGAGGCGCCACAGAGCGGGCAGGGGTTGGGCACGTCGTTGTGGCAAGGGCATCGCTTTGACGCCCAATCCACCACTTCCTTGAGCATGGCCACGGCATCAGTCATCACCAGCGTCCTTCTGTGATCATGCGCGCCTGAATGCCGTTGGCGTCGTAGTCGCCGGGACGAAGCTCCAACTGGCGCGCCGCTTCGTCGATGAAGTGGCTGTAACTCGGACCCATGCCGACGTCCGGGCATGCGTCGTCGTAGCGCTTGAGCGCCATAGCCAGTCGGAAGACGGCAATGTTGGCGTCGACACACTTCATGGCTTCGACTCCAGGCCCATCATCAGGGTGCAGCACTGCGACCAGGCGCGCTGCCAGAGCGTTTCGTCGCCACCACGCAGGGCGCGTTCCAGCAGCTCCTTCTTCTCGCGCAGATAGACGGGCGCGAAGCCGGGGTCGTAAAGGGCGATCGAGGACGTGTTGTCGATCAGGTCGGCGATCTTGATGGTCTTGGTCTGGTTCGACGCCTCGGCCAGCCGGTTGAGGTTGATCTCGAAGCGCTCCTTGCGATTGCCCGCCTCCAGACCGACATTCGTCAGCGCCTGGACCTTCAAGTAGACCACGGTGCCAAACTGGTCCTCGATGTGGTCGAGGGTGATGCCGGTGTCTTCCACCACGTCATGCAGCAAGGCGGCTGCGACGTCGGTCCAGTGATGCCCGTGGACGGTCTGCACGATGGCGGCCACGGCACGCGGATGGGCGATATAGGCTTCGCCCGTGTATTTGCGCACCTGGCGGGCACCGGTATGTGCCGCGAAGGCGAACAGATCCGCCGTCTGGATCATGCGAGATCCGAGGTTGGAATAGTGGTTCATCCGAAGAACCCTCCGCAGGCGAGCACGATCAGGGTGATGAGGGTGACGACGATCTGCACGGGCGCGCGAATGACGACCTCCTTCCCGTTCTTGGATGCTGCCGCGATCATGCCGAAGGCAAGCCACGCGAGGATGACCCACTGCGGCCAGCCGAAGGATGCGACGTTGATCATTCCATTTCCTCTCTCGTTTTGCGCTATAGGTAAGCGCTTACTGATCATGCTCGGGGTCAAAGCGCCTTGGTCGGACAAGGCTTCCCACGAGTTTCGGGGTGCTACTGAAACGCCCTCATGCGTGACGGAGTTCGCACATACCCGCCGACAAGCTAAACTGGAGTGCTGAGCAGGATTCGAACCTGCGACGCCCTTACGGGACCGGATTTGCAATCCGGCGCGTTCAACCACTTCGCTACCAGCACGAATGACGATGGACACAAGGCAAGCTCGAAGCTGCATCCGGTTCTCCCGGATCACTACGGGCGATCAACTCCGCAAGCCATCGTCATCTTGGCGAGCTTCCATCGCGCCTCCCCAGGTGTCTTTTTGCGACTGAGGTCTACCTGGTTACACCTGCTTGCCGTCGCTATTCAGCGCCAGCGAATTTCTCCTGGGAGAGACAGCCAATCTCTCCTTTCTCAGCGCCGCAGATTGTCGAAGGCTTTCTCCGCTGCGCCACTACTCAGCCCGTCAATTCGGACCCAAGACCTTGTTGCCCATTCGGGCGAAACTGGCGCTCACGAGAGGAGTCGAACCTCTAGCCGGCTGGCCTGTGACTTGCGTCACTCCGACTGCTTCCGACGTCACCCGACAGCTATTCGACCCTTATCCGGAGTCCAGATCGACATCGCCTGGAAGCTAGAGCATTGTGCGGCACTCTCTCCGCCCGTCACGATTTCACTCGTCGCCGAGGTCGCGACCCTCGGATGCCTTAATTTTCAGCCCACGCTGGAGACATAGGATAGCTACTCCTCGCTCCGTCACTGACCAGATCAACGCCCGCCTAGAATAGGCAGAAGATCCAGAGGCTACCGGCGCCCGTGGCGCTTGGGCAGTGGGCATTATCGGCGCTTCAATTCTGGCGTTACCGCCAACTCTGACGCACCAATCTCACTTATTTCATTCCCGACACCTCATTCGCTGTTGCTGTGCGATCTAACTAAGTGCTTACATATCTCTTATAACGCGCTTAGCGTCGGGTCACTATTGGATTCTTCAGGTCAGTAATCGGAGGCGTAGAACAGGGACAGGACGCGGATGGTCACGGCGGGATCCTCCGGGTGATTGCTGCCGCTCTCCTCGTCCAAGGCGTAGTAGTCGATCTTGAACATGAAGGGCTTGCTCTCGCCCTCAACCGTGAACGTGCCGAAATCGTGCTCATGGTAGGGATCATTGTCCTCCGGCCAGTCGTCGAAGGTTCGCAGCGCCTGGATGATCGGTGTCAGCCGCTCACGGTCAGGGCGTTCCCGCGCGAGATCGCCGGTAAGAATGCTGTGACCGTTGATCGATCTTCCGGTTGTCCGAAGCTCGTCGTTGAGATTGCGGGTGCGGATTTTCTTCTCTTCCTCTGTCACCACAGATCCTCGGAATAGAGCGACGGCCCCTTGCTGTCGCTGATGATTTGCTTGGCGCGCCAGGCAATACCGTATGCCTCGACGCGGTTGACGTAGCGCCCGGTGCTTGTGACAAAGCCTTGGCATTGCGGGATCATGGCCGACCCGTTCAGCCCCATAGTCTGATCCATGGTCTGGATGATCGTGTGATGGCGCGCCGGTGGTGGTAGACTGACTATGGCGCCGAAATAGACGGCGGCCGCAGCTATGCGTTCATCCATTGCGAATCCTCGCTATTTCAGCCTGAACCTCTTCCAGTTGCTGTCTCAGCATCCGCTCTCGAACCATCAGCGGCGCCAGGCGCTCAAGCTCGCCAATGACCGTCTCTGCGATCTTTTGGTGGTCGTCGAAATCATCGGGAACGATTGTGGTGAACTCGATTCTGTGGTGCATGCGAACGGGCTCGTAATTGGCCATCAGAACCTCCCGAAGTTGGGGTTTGCTTGCTTCATGTCGGCGGTGAGCGCATCGACCAGCCGGGCGTGCATCTGCTCGCCGATGACCTTTGCCATCGCTAGGGAAGGGTATTCTTTGCCGACGCGGCGGTCTCCGACCCTGATGGTCCAGAAGCTGCGAGGTCCGGCTGCAGGGTTGGGGTTGCGCGGATCGTGCGCGTCACCTCTCACCCGGATGATGTCGACCTTGGCTGCCGGAAACACCTCGTTCTCGAAGGAGAAGTCTGGCGGCGATGGCGGCAGAGATCGCGGCCAGGTGAAGGACAGCTCATCGATCCAAAAATGCGTGATAGCCTTCCCGGAAAGCGTGCCGCGATCCTTGAGCTTCGTCAGGGTGAAATCGGACTTAGGATAGGGCGTTGGCAGTGCCATATCGATGATCGGCAGTTTTCTCATCTTGCCGAGGTCGTCTTCAAACTCCAGGGAGTAGCTGGTCAGAGCCATCTGGGCACCACATGGTCCACACGGTTGAATGGAATGAAGACCGAATTGCCATGAGTGCCCGTGTCGAGAAACAACTGCGTGTCCTGCTCGGTTTGCAGCTCCAGGAAATACTCATTCATCGACTTCAACGTGCCTTGGAAACGATGCCCCGAGAGCGTGGTGACGATCAGCTCGAAGGCTTTGCCCTTCGCCTGCGTCTCGATGTGTTTCAGAATCCGATAAGCGCTCATACGTGTGCCAGCTCCCTTCTCACCCGGCGGATCTGCGAAATGACGTTCTTGATGGCGCGGCGGTTGTTATCGCCGGTAGTCTTGCGGGGAACGACGCCGGCAAGCTGGCCGCATACCCGGATGTGGTAGTGGCGGGTGCCATTCTCGATCTCCCAGTCGTCCTGCTTCTCGAGCTCCGTCATGAGGATCGGCGGAAGGCGGTTGCTCACGTCACAGCCCTCGGGAACGACACGACGTTGGTCGCCGGCTGCTCGGGCTCCTCCTTCTTGACGGGCGCGGCCGCCGGCGCCTCGATGACCTCTTCGACTTGCTCATCCGTGGGCACGACGCAGCTCGCCAAGCGCAGATAGGCGCCGCCGATCTTAACCTTCAGTATGAAGCGACCGGGCGCAGGCTGCGTGATTACGAGCCGGCCGGACGCCAGCGCTGAGTTGATCAGGTATTCGACGATCATCGTTCACTCCTTCGCTAAGTCAGTTATTACTTAGTATAGCGAGAGAGTGAGCGGGTTGCGTTTGGATTCAGTCGGCCGCCGCGAAACGCCGCTCCGACCAGTTGGCGAAAGCGGCGTCGGCCTTGGTCTCGGTCAGGCGCAATGCAGAATCGACGGCGTTGATGAACACGCCACGGTCGGCTTCACTGTATTCTGCAAGGCTCGCCTTGATCGGGCACTCCTCGCCGGGATGGCGCGCGGTATAGGCCCGCCGCATGGATGCAAGAAAGCCCTCGGCGGCGAACTCAAGGCGCAGGCGGCTCAAGCTCAAGATTCAACTCCTTCAGTAGGCGGCGGACGTCGGCGTAGGTCCAGGTCTTCCTGCTCTTCGACGGCCCATAGGCTGTTTCGTTCAGGGCTATAGCGATCTCGTGTCCGTTCGCGTCCGTCTTCAATCGACGGATATTCAGAACGACCGGGGTCAGAGCCCGAAGCATTTCCTCGTGATAGGCACGTTTCGCGGCATTCATGGCTGGAATCGCCAGCGCGCCGCGCTCCTTGGCTGTCATCGGCCGGCGCAAGAGCATCATGCCCGGCGCCAGATCTTCGATCAGTGTGGGATCGATCGCCAGGAGATCTTTGATGAGGTCGACGGCGTGCTCTGCCCCAGCCTGCATGTCGAGGCGGTCGAACGAAATCTCCTGTCGGACCGCCTCTTTGAGCCTAGTGCTTGGCGACATCGATCAACTGCTCCGGCCCCACGACGCCCTCGGCGATCTCGTAGAGGATGGACATGATCTGCTCGTTCTGGAGCGCGACGCTGAGCGCCATCAGGCGCTTGCCGATTTCGAGCTGGGCGAGCTCGGTCTCACCCCACTTCTCCGGGTTCTCCTTCAAGGAACTTATTCCTGTCGAAAAGACCTCAACTTCGCCATTAACGCGAAGAATGATGCCGCAATCGCCCTCTTTGATGAGCGGCTCATCGGTTCTCGGCTTGGGGGACAGGGTGTCGAACAAGCTCGGAACTGTGGTTTGGGACATCTGACTGCAAACTCCTAAATTCACTCAATTTTATGTGCTTTTGTGCTTTTGCTGTTATAGCAGACGTGCATCGGGTCTTGTTGGCAATTCTACAGGTTGTTGTGAAACAAATGAAGAACATTGTTGCCATCCTAGGATGAACGGCGTTATATGGGGTAGGTCAGAATTCCTAGTGGAGATATCATGAGAGAGACGCAATTCAACGAGGAAGTGGACGCGCTGACGGAGGCCGTGCTCGTCGCCATGGAGGAACACTTCAAAATCAAAGGCTTGCACTTTGAGAGGGCGAATTTCGTCAGGGAGACGTCGGCCGACCTGGACCAGATCAGCCGGGAGGCTTACTTCTTCGGGGCGGAAACATTTCCTGACATCGAGCGCTCCGCCGTGGAACGCGTCATTCCGGCGCCGTTTCGACGACCTTCACCGCTTCCTTCAGCTCACTTTCCGTCATGAGCGCGCACTGCTGGCGCTGGTAGATCACCGTTTCGCCCTTGTCGTTGAACTTGGGCGGCGCCATGCTCTCATTGATCTGCGCGACCTGACGCTCGCATTCCTTGAGGGGCAGGACGTCCAAGACTTTCGTGTCGATCCTCGGCTCGGCGGTTCCGCCGATCATCTGCACCAGGATTATCACGCCAACAAGTTTCATCTCTACCAGCCTTCGGTTCCGGAGTTGCAATGCGCGATTGTAGCCGCGCATTGCACTTGTAGGAATCATGTGACGCGATTGGAAGACCAGTTTTTCTTCAATTCGCAAATTCCCCGGAGCGCGTCTTCGTGGACATAGTTCGGGTGACGATACCAGAAGGCGAGGGCCTTCTCGCAGAGCACGATTTCCTTTTCCGCCTGGCGTTTCTCGACAGGTGACGAGCGTGGATTGTCGCGAACGAATTTCAGGAAGAGGAGCTGATCGTAATGCTTCAGGTAGTGCTTGGTGCCGTTCCACTTCCAGACGTTCAATGCAGGCCGGTCAGCACCTGCAACTCGGCTCGTATCATAGAAATAGGTCATAGCGTTTTCTCTCTTTAGCGATTTAGCTAATTGAAGAGTAGCGCGCTCAGACGAGGAATGCGGCTGGCTGTTGCGACGTTGGGAAGGAACCCCATGGGACGCGCCGCCCATGAAAAAGCCCAGGGCGCGAACCCTGGGCTTGGGGCCGAGACTGCTTGGGAGGAGGATTAGTCTTCGGCCACATTCCGGACCATGAGCGGGCGCTGGGAGAGGCGCAGCGGCTGGTCCGAGAACAGATAGTCGCCGTGCCATTCGACATAGGCGTTGGTGTCGGCGGTGAAGAAGAAGATCCCCTCGGTATTCTCGCCGTAGGCGCCGTCGTAGTCGGGCTGCTCGATCTTCTCAAGGACGGTCGTGCCGCCGACGGAGAACTTCTGCGGCGCTTCGCCGGCCATCAGGTAGCTCTTGAGCGACGTGACCTTACCCCGGATCGGGTATTCGGCGACGACGTTGCCGTAGGAGAGCAGGTAGATGTAGCCGGACATGTTCTGCTGGTTGATGCGCTCCAGGCGCTCGACCAGGTTCTTGCGCTCCAGCGACGTTTCGAGACGCGGATTGGGAATCGCGTTCATGAGACGCTGCTGGTTGCTTTCGACCTGGGCTGCGTTGCGCTGCGTGGTGGTCGGCTCGGCGGGCTCACAACCGGCGAGAACGGCAAGAGCCATGAGGCCGGCGAGCAGCGCGTAATGATGGCGGGTGCGGGACATTGACGATCCTTAGTTCAGCTCCGCCGGCAGATCGCTCGTGCGGAAGAGGTTGCGATTGGCCATCTGGGTCTTGGCGTTGTATTCGGCGACCATCTGGGCGCGCTGACCACGGAGACCGAGGAGAACGTTGTTGAGGCGCGCCCACTCCTGGCGATCCTCGAACTTCCAGGTGGAGCGCGCACCGGCGCTCTGCTCGAAGGATGCAAGCGACGCCTCGGCCGCGCCGATCTTCACGCCGATCGCCTGAACGTCCTGGTATTGCCGTTTGAACCACTCGTAATTGTGGATCATGTTGTCGGCGTTGAAGGTGCGCTCCGCTACGCCCGAGGCGGCGCGGAAGGGCAGGGTGAGAATGCCGGCTACAGAACCGGCGATCACCAGGCCGGATACGATGCCGATGGCAGCAAGTCCGGCTACGAAGATTTCGCGGGCTTTCAAGTTCGCTTCCTTTCAGGGCGATAGAGCATCCAAGCGCTCACCGCCAAACCGATCAGGAAGGGTCCGAGAACAGCGGCGGTGAGCGCGAGTTTCATGGTCGATTAGCCGCGACGACCGACCGGGCCGCCGGCGTGAAGGCCGAAGAGGGTGGCGAGGATCGCTTCCGGCGGAATCGTGAAGCCAGCGGTCTCGCATTCGCACGGCGGCAGTTTGGTCGAGTCGACGCCGAGCTCTTCGAGCTGGTCGGAGACCTTTTCTTCCTTCTGGGCGAGTTCGATGAGGGCGAGCTTCTGGAAGGTTTCCAGGGTGTTCTGGGACAGATCGACGTGAGCGCCGGAGCCAGCCGCCACGCGAACGCCGAGGTCCTCGACAGCGGCAATCTGGGCACGGATTGCCGTCAGTTCGGACGACAGCTTGGACACCTGGTTGAGATCGGAAATGTGCATTCTTACGCTCCTTTTGCGTTTCGTGATGCTCGTCTAACTCATCACTTACTTACTTTATAGCGAGTCAGACGCTGGGTTACTTGTGGTTTCTGTCGGTGTTATCAGGCTGCTTCAGGAAGCTCTGCCACCTCCTTGTGCGTTGCCAACATTGCCTGGTGGGCGCGCTCGCGCACGTCGGCGAAGCTGGTGAGCTGGCTCATGCCGTCGCTGTAGACGACCTTCAGGAGGTTCTTGAGCTTCTCGTCCGGCCGAGCTTCGCTCTCCTTGATCGCAATGAGCCCGTGGCCGGTGTCGATGACGATCTGCCGCCCCGCCTTGGACGTCTTGGCGGGATCGGTCGCAGGCTTCTTCTGCAGGTCCGCCCAGCCGGCGCCGGTATCAATCGCGTTCGCCTTCATCGCGAAGTTGAGGTCGTTACGCGAATGCCCCTGGAGCAGCCCGCCGCCCATGCCAAAGGCGATATTGTCGATGGACCAGCGATTTTCGATCAGCGCGCGGCACAGCCGGCTGATGGAGTTGAGGTTCATTCCGTCACCCTGGATGACGCCGATCTTCTCGTGGAGCACCTTGAAGCCCTTCGAGTTGGTGGTGCCGCCGAACTTGTTCCAGAGCGTTTCGAGCACCTTGATGGGCGTCGTCACCGGGTCGCCGGAGTCTGGCCGGATGATCAGCTTGCCGTCGATGTTCTGGATCTTCTCCTTCAGGCTGCTGCCGTAGATGTTCTCCAGGGCGTTGAAGAGGTCGTAGCTGTCAGAGACGACCGAGAAGAGACCGTCGCCGAACTTGTCGAGCATGTTGCTGTAGGCATCGGTCTCGTGCTGGCGGCCCCATGCAGTCATCGTGGAGTGCTCGGATGCGGGGATCGAGAAGCCGGCGCACCCGTCCTTCTCCTGGTAGACCCGGCGAACGGCGAGAAGCGCCTCAAGGGTGTCGGTGCCCTGGAAGTTCACCAGATGCGCCATGCCACCGATGCCGGCAGATTCACCGGACGACACGCCGCGCCCGCCGAAGTCGTGCAGCTTGAAGGCGATATCCGGAGCGTCAGAGGTCTTGAGAGCGGTGTCGTAGATGATCACCTTGGTCACGAAGGACAGCGTTGCGACCGAGGTGGCATACCAGACAGCGCGCAGAAGGGCCGTTTCGATGAAGCTCGTCAGCCACGGAACCTCCGGGTCGGTGTTGCGCACCTGGACCAGCGGCGTGCCGCGCTCGACGATGGAACCTTCGGGAAGCGCCTCGATCTCCAGCGGCAGGTAGCCGTTGTGATGCTTCCAGATGTGCAGCCAGCCGTCGCGATTGAAGGGCAACCCGTGCTTTTCGAGGAGTTCCCCGGCTTCATCGATGTCGCTCAAGGTGATCGGCTTCATCAGGTAGTCCTGAATGAACGCCTGGATGCCGAAGAACAGCACCTTGCCGTCGACGGCCGCGTTCCCACGCGCCTCGATGTAGGAGGACACGAACTTCGTGCCTTCCGGGTATTGCAGGAAGTGGGAGTGCTTATAGCTGTCACTCGCCAGGATGATGTTGACCATCAGCGTCTCGCTTTCAGAGGAAATTGGAGATGAGGTTGTGGTGGTCCTCGAAGAACAGCTCCGGGGACAGATCATCGAAGGAATACCAATCGGCTTTCGCCGCATCATCGCCGCCTTCGACCTTCGGCAGATTGACAGGGGTAGGAATCTCGAAGTGGTAGACCATCGAGACGATCCGGCCGCGCAGTGAGCGGTGCGGATTATCTGCGACCATGTGGCCGACCATGTAGTGCTCCAGATCGTTGATCGAGAGCCCGGTTTCTTCCCTCAGTTCACGGCAAGCGGCATCAAAGAAACGCTCGTTCTTGTCCACGAAGCCGCCGGGCATCGCCAGCGTTCCTCGACCGACAGCTTTGCCGCGCGTGACGAGAAGGATCTTGCCCCGGTGCACGACAAGCGCGTCAGCGGCCAGGAACGGGCCGGCACCATAGGTTTGACGCCCGACCTGGATCGCGTCCTTGTAGGCGACAAGATCCTTGAACTTCTCGGACAGCGCGAAGTCCTTCAGCCAGGCGAGAACGCTCGGCGACACGGCGTCGTGGGGCATGCGCGGGAGCCGCCGAATGTAGTCCTCGCGAATATCCGACGCATTGATGGTGCCGTGCTGCGTCGTGAGCTGGATCGAATCCCATTGAGGGAACATGTTGAGATAGTATGACGAGGCGTCCTTGCCGTAGCCGGCGAGGGAGATATCCGCGTCCTGGGTGCCGTGAAGCTGGACACCGCCCTTATTGAGGTGGCGCAGGACGATCTGGTTGACCAGGCCGCGCAGCTCACCGGCCCATGCTGTATCCGGATCGAAATCCTCAAGCAGGGCGACGACCAGACGGCCGGTGGCAACTTCGTGCCGGAACACCGCCTCAATCATGGCGCGGCGCTCGTCGCCGGTGAAGGGGTTGACCGGCGTGCGTGCCTGATAGGCACTGCCGACGACGACAATCAGCGTATCGACCTTGGAGAGCGCCTCGCGGATCACATGCTCATGACCGATGTGAAGCGGCTGGAAACGTCCGATATAGACGCCGAAATGGGGCTTAGACATTCATCAGGTTCCTCTCGATGCGGAAGGTCTGCTCACCGCAACGCACGATGTTGCCGTCAATCTCGTCCACCGGATCGGTGTAGAAGGTCTGGCCATCGGGCTTATTGGTGAAGCCTTGAGTGGTGCCGCCGACGACTACGCGGTTGGTTCCCACATCGAGGAAGCGGGCATTCTTGAGCACTCCCAAAAACATTCTCGTCTCTCCAAAATGAGTAATCGCTGACTTATGTGTCGGCGCGCGTCGAAGCGACCTTTGCTCGCTTCGATGTTTCATCATCGCAGCATATGAGCAGGGTTGCGGCAGGGGCTTTTCGGTTAGTGCAGGTTACTGGCTCGCCCAGACCACACGCGCCATCCACTCGACATCGGCGTGGTCGAGTGTTCGGTTCGGGTGCTCGGGATTGAGCGAGACAAGCTCGATGGCGCGGGGGCTTTGGCGTTGCAGGCTTTTGACCATCACCTCGCCCTCGCGCGTCCTTACGACGACGCGATCGCCACGGCGAACCTGCGCGCCCGGCTCGATGATAAGGATGTCGCCGTCACGGTAGACCGGCTGCATGCTGTCGCCTTGGACTTCGAGCGCGTAGTGCCCAGGTTTGCCGGGAAACTCTACGACATCCCAGCCTTCGCCCGTGGGAAAGCCGCCATCGTCAAAGAAACCGCCGGCGCCCGCCTGGGCGAAGCCCAGAAGAGGCATCGTGGCTGATTTTGGCCCCGTCGGCGCGGCTATCTCGAAAAAGTCATCGATGCCTGTGCCGGTTGCATCAAGCAGCTTCGCGATCGATTCCGTGGACGGCCAGCGCTGACGGCCATCTGCGCCCTGCCGCTTGGACTTGTTGAAGGACGTTGGGTCCAGCCCTGCACGGCGGGCAAGGCCGGAGGGTGAGAGACCGCGACGCTGGGCGAGGTTATCGATCGCCGCCCAAATTCTGTCGTGAGAGAACATGAAGGGAGATCCCGATATGGCTGTGGACCGGCAAATGCCGGTCCTTTCAAGCGCGAACATAGAGGATGATTCCTATTCAGTAAAGGAGAAGCAGGATTATTTTCCTGTATGAGTGGGATCAGCCGTCGAGGGCGTCGAGACGCTTGAGAATTTCGTCCTTGGACAGCTTGGTGATCTCTTCGCTTTCCTTCGCGGCGTAGGCTTCGAGCAGCTTGCGACGCTCCTCGGCATTCGAGGCGCGCTTGGCGGCGGCTGCGATTTCAGCCTGCTTCACACCGATGATGTGCTTGAGGATTTCGAGCTTCGCCTCCAGCTCGCCGACGCGCGGATCGGGCTTCGCGCTGACGAACGAGCCTTCACCGATAGACTTCAGCTCGGCGTTGATAGAGCGGGCGATCGTGTCGAGGTCGGTCTTGACCTCGCGCGTTGCGCCGGTGGCGACGAGGGGAAGATCCCAGAGCTGCTCGGTGGAGAGCTCGCCCTTCGCCGATGCGAAACGGTATTTCTTGCGGGTGGCGGTTTCAAAGATGTTCGACATTTTCCAGTTTCCTTGTGGTTTTCGAGGGAAGGTGACGCCCGGATCAGAAGTTGATCCGGAACGCCTTGTTGATGGTCGCGCCCTTGACGACGACGATGGCGGTGTCCTGGCGGGTGGACGAGAAGCCGAGGCCGGAGAGCTGCTCGGTGGACTTCGGCGTCTTGGTCTTGGCACCGAGGATCTCGAAGACCTTCCGGTGCGGCTCGAGCTCGCCACGGAGGAACTCGTTGTAGATGCCGCGCGCCTGGTCAGGGTTCACGCAGTCCTTCAGGATGAAGAACCAGTGCTTGTTGCCGACCTGCTGATCACCCCAATGATTGGGCGACAGAAGCAGCGTGTCGACAGGCACGAGCGTCTCGGTATTCACACCCCACTTTTCGATGGAGCCGGAGGTGGCTGTGAGCGTCGGGCCGGGTTTGAAGCCCTGCACCTTGCCGCCGATCACGTCGAACGTGGCGAGCTGAATGCTCTCACCCTGGCTGACGATCTTCGGATAGGCGAAGGTGCGCGTCTCGCCGTTGAAGAAGAACTCGACCTCGAAGCCGCCGTCCTCACGCCTGCGCTGCGAATACTGGTTGACGTAGATCGTGTAATTGCCGTCGCGGGGCGAGCCCCAGCTCAGGTTCTCAACCGGGTTCTTCGGGTCGTGCCGGTCCATACCGTTCATGTCGACATCGAGAACCCCGAGACGCTGGCGGTAGTAGATGTGCCCCGCCGGCGTGTGGGCGTGCAGATCCAGGTCGTCGGAATTGTGCCAGGCGAGCGACACACGCAGCGGCGCGTCGATGTTGCCGCCGGCCGTTTTCACGCGCTCCTTGATCGAATCCGTCACTTCGCCGTCATAGGACCAGGCGAAATCATTCGCCCATTTGAACAGCCGCCCTGTGTTCTCGTGGACCGGCGCCGTAAGGCTCATGAAGTTGCCGGCATGGCGGTTCTCGACCAGGAGTGAGATCGAGGAGGCCAGGTGCAGCTTGTGCTTGATGAAGTCCTCGACCGAGATATCCTCGGCGTTCTTGACGTCGACCACGGCCGGCTTCACCGCCTCCATCAGGAGACCAGTCAGGCTGCCGTCCTTCATCTTGCCGCGCACCTCGTTGTCCACGAACAGAATGTCGTTGACGGACACGTCGGAGATCTTGGCGAAACGGCGTTCGACGGCGTTCTCGAGACCCAGCTCCTTGAGCTTGTCCACGGCCTGCTCGATCATCTTCGCCGTGATCAGCGACTTGGGGCGCTTGTAGTTCTGCGGCGCGACCTTGCTTTCAAACTTACGCACGGCGCTTTCGAGGTCGTCGCCGGCCGACAGGTCGATGACGAGCGAGCCAATGACCGTGCTGCGGAAGAGAGCGAAGCGATCCGTCACCTTCTGCCACAGGAACAGCTCCTTGTTGGGCGCGGCGTCGTAGTCGGTCTTCAGGCGATAGAAGCCATTGACGGCAGCAGAGTGCTCGGCGCCACGGTAGAGGTTGTTCTGGTTGATCAGGTCGACGACCGTGTTCAGGGCGTCAATCGTCAGCTCCTCGCAGCCGCGCTTGAAGACGCCAAGGTTCGTGGTGATGGAGCCGCGATCGGCGTCCGGACGGGTGCTGCGATGCTTCCGGTCGATCGCCGTGAAGAAGTGGGTGAACTGGTAGGTCTTGTTGTCGATGTAGTCGATGTTGGGCTTGTGGCCGAAGACCGATTCCTTCGTGCGGAAGACGCTGCGGATCGCCTTCGAGCGCACCACGGCGGCGAGCGCGGCGGCGACGACATCGTAGGGATGCGGCAGACCCTTGAGATCCCAGAGCGTCTCGATCTTGCCATCGATGATAGCGATCAGGTGGCCGGCATGGCGAACGAACGCCCGGTCATAGGAGCCGTCATGCACGGTGCGCACACGGAAGATCGGGTCAGTGCCGGCCGGGAAGGCGGCGAGGTAGATGCCCCAGAGTTCGTCGCGCTCGGCGTCGACCTCATAGAGTTCGTGCTTGGAAAGCAGGGCGAAACGATCTTCGACCGCCTTCGAGAATTTCGGGAAATTGTCGCTCATCGGGTTTTCAGGCTCCGTTAATAAGTAAGCGCTGACTGCGCTTTGTTGACAAAATAAGAGTAGCGTTAGCTGCTACGGGTTGCGGCAGGGACGTCGCGGAGACGTTGATCTCCCTCAGCCCAGTCGTGGACGTAGGCGACAGTGGAGCGCCGGTCGCAGCGCTCGCAGCGGCAGGAAAGGCTGACGTGGTGACGACCGATGCCGTCGATGGGACCGGCCGTGGGGCGCAGATACGGGCGATCACCCCACCAACCGGAGCGCCAGACGTGACCGAAGAGGCGGCACATCAGGGGCACGTTTTCTTCCCATTTGCGCGCCGGCCAGCGGAGAACGACCTTGCTCATTATGCGTAAGCCTCGTCCCAGGTCTCGGCAAAGCGGCAGTTCTCCGGCATGTCGGCGAAGAACGGCTTGATCTGCTCGCGTTTGTAGCCGGCGAGGCCACAGCCCACAGGCGTCACGTAGAACCGGAGATCCGGCCGGCTGCGCGCGAATTCCTTGAAATCCTCGATATGCCGGCCGATGGCGTCGAGCGTGAGGGTCTGAATGCGCAGATCTTTCGTCGGCAGTGCGTAGCTGCGCCCCTGCAAGCCTTCGCCCTGGAACAGGATCGCGCCATACTGCTTGAGGGCAGTGAGCGCAGCGCCGGCTCCGTGGCGGCCGGCAAGGTTGGAGCCGAAAACGAATACCTCGTTCGGTTTAATGCCTTCTCTCATTGTTGCTTCCTCTCTCAGTAAGCGGTTAGTTATATTTCAGGGCAAACCTATTCGTAGTTCTCCGGGTGGAGTTTCTGGTCGGTCTTGTCGGCGCAGCCTGGACACTCGCCGTCGTAGCCATCGCCACCCTCGGCGTAGTGCTCTCCGCACGAACGGCAGACGAGAAAGTCGTCATCCTCGCTGTCTTCGATCACCTCGGCGAAGTTCATGTCGAACGCCCGGCGGGTGAGCGCGAGAAGGTTATCGCCTTCAACGCCGTGGTCGCGGCGCGCCAGGTGCAGCAGATCACCGATGAGGTCCTGAATGTGCGCCTTGTCGTCTTCGTCACACTGATGGCTCGCCTTGTAGGCGTTGAGCGCCTTCTTGGCCCAGCCGGCGCGCATTTCGTTGGTAATCTGGGTCGTCGGTTCGTCCGGCCTGCGCTGCGCCTGGATTTCCTCGCGCAAAGCCTCGTGGCGATCAGCTTTGTCATCGAGCCGGATCGTGGTCGAGCTGCCGGTGGTTAGCTTATCAGCGACACGGCGGATCTCCGTCTCACGGTAGGAGAGGGCGCTCTCCAGCATGTCGATCTGAACGTCATCAAGGATCAAGACCGCCATCAGTATTTCTCCATCCTACCGAGGATCAGCACGAGGCGCGGATTTTCGGTCATTTCCGGGCGCGGATAGGCATCGCGAAACAGAGTGCGCGCCTCAGCCGGTGACTCGAAAATCTCGTAGAATTCCTCGCGCGGATCATCCTTCGCAGGATCAAGACCCTCGTAGCTATCGTAGACGACGGCATAAAAGGGATGACCCTCGTGGCCGTGCTTGAAAGCGGCGACGGCGAGACGGAGGCGGGCAAAGAACCGATAGAGAGTCTTACGCATCACGCAGCCTCCTTGCCGCTCAATGCGTTGGGAAAAACGGTCAGGTAGAGCCGCTCGTCGCGTTCAACAGCGGCGATGGATTCATGGATAGGCTTGGGTTTGGTGGCGCGCTCCAGGCGCCGCTGAAGCTCTCTGCGAAGACCCCTAAAATATTGGAGGTTTTGCTCGTGCTCGAAGTGGAGGTTCGGCACCTCGATAATGGTCATGCCGGCGGCTTCAGCCTGGCGGCGGATCTTCCCGCGATGAGCGGATGTCGAAGTGCTGTAGGGCATGTTGTTGATCAACATCACGCCGTTGTGCTTACGGGCGATCAGCACGTCGTAGGAATAAGCTTTGCTGCCGTCGAAGCGCATTTCGCCGCATTTGGCGACGCGGTGGGTGCCGGTCACGAAAGCGCGCGCCAGATCGATATGATTGATCACTGGTTCAGCTCCTCGCACAGACGGTCGATTTGCTCGTCGGAGAGACCTTCGTGGGCGCCGTCATTAGTGAGAATGTCGTGCAGCGCGGCATGCAATTCGCCGGCATTCATGGTGCGCATATCCTGGAGGCAGCGCAGGCCGGCGAGAATTGCGTCACGTTCGATAGCGGAGAATGAGTAAGTGATTACTTCCGGCAATTCGCAAATGGAATCGTCACCGAGTTCTTCGGTTTCGCCTTCCATAAGCTGGAAGTCGTCAAACTCAGCGATGTCGCCGATCTCGACCCAATCGCCCGTGTAAAGTGGGTTCATGGCCGTCATTTCGGCTTCTTCCTGGGTGTCTGCTTCGACAAGGGTGGCATACTTCACCCATGCGTCGTGACCCTTCACGACCTTGAACTTTGCCATTTCTCTCTCCGTCGCGCACTAAGCGCTTACTTATCTATCTATAGCGATAGCAAGGCGGGTTGCAATAGGATTCTTTCGGGGCCGAAGCGGCGCATCGCAGGATCGGGACGCGCCGCTGGCTGGCGGCATGGCTCAGGCCGTCTGCGCCGGAGGATTCAAGATCGCGCGCAGGCTGGCGGCGACCGTCGAGTTCTGGTTACGCGCGAGCGCCTGTTTCGTGCGCGTGGCGATCTTCACCGCGTCGAAGAGGTTCATGATCTGCCCGGCCTGGCTGCGCGCCGTTCCCTCGTTGTAGCCCTCGGTGTCGCTCTTGGCGCCGGGCGACTTATACGCGGCGACGAGATCAGCCGAGGAGATCGAGCCCTGCTTTTCGAGAAGGTTGAAGGCGATGACGACGAACGTGGACGGCGCTTTGCCGGCGGCGATCGCGCCGAAGAGATTCTCGAATTTCTCCGCGACCTTCTTCTGCTTGGGGATCAGGCCGAGGGTGTCGGTCTTCGCCTTGTCGAGCACCGCCGGATCGGACGGAACGGCGCCTTCGAGAACGAAGTGCTTGGCATCGATGTTCTTCAGGTCGCGCGGCGTGCGCGGGGTCGACGGCGCGCGGGGCGTCTTCGCAGCCTTCACGACGGTCTGGGCGGGGGCGGCCGGCGTGGTGCTGGCGACGACGGTCGATTCCTGCTCCTGGTAGGCTTCCTCGCGCTCGATAGCCGCCTCGACCTTGCGGATCTCCTCGTCGTTCAGAACGAGTTCGCCGAGGGTGTCATCGATCGCCGGCTGGCTGGCGCCAACAGCTTCATCGACGGCTTCGATCAGTTCCTCGACGCTGGCGTCAGACGCGCTGACGTCCAGGCCGTCGAGAAGGTTGTCCAGTTCTGCAATGTCGGCCGCGCCGACGGGGGCATTCGCCTGATTTTCCATTCTCAGTCTCCGTTTCGCTCTCTTTGCGCTCTTTCGCGCTCACAGTTTCGTTATACGAGAGAGCAAAACGGGTTGCGGCTGGGTAGATCAGGCCGCGAGAGGCATCTTCTGTTGTTCCGGCAGGCTGAACCAGCCTTGGCGATAGCCCTTGAAGAAGCACGCCATCATGCGATCCACGTCGTAGGCTGCCGCGTGGGCGAGCGCGGGATCGTATTCCTCGTTCATGGCGAAGCAGAGCTCCTGCAGAGTGGGTTTCTTGCCATCAGGCGTCGCCCAGATGCCTTCCATCATCGTGTCGACGATGGGCCGCTCCGGCAGCTTGAGCTTCATCCGCTCCAACTCGTATTTGAGGAATCCCGTATCGAACGGCGCATTGTGAATGACGAAAGCGGAGGATTTCTCCAACACCTTCTGGACCGCCGGCGCGACCTTCGCCCAGGTGGGCTTGCCGATCAGGTCGGACGAGGAGATCCCATGCACGCGCTGCGCATCCACGGCGATCGAGCGCTCGGGGTCAATGCGCTGCTCGAATGCGAAGACCTTGGTGCCGTCGAGCTTCCAGAGGCCGATATAGACCTCGATCAGCCGGTGATCGCCGACCTCAAGGCCCGTGGTTTCAGTGTCGAGACCTGCCAGAAGCATTACTTGCCATCCTCTCGGGTCATGTTGAACAACAGCTTGCCGAAGCCAAGGGCAAGCAGGAAAAGCGGCATGCCGATTACCACCGCGCAGACGAGGGCAACGCAAGCAATCTGGGCGATGTCGATGAGGGTCTGCATGGCGGCTCCTTTCAGATGTGCTGCCAGGTGGTGCGATTGAGGATGTTCACGACGGTCGAGCGCGCGATGCCGAAGCGCTTCATGAGCTCCGGGATGGAGGCGCCGTCGCTGGCGTGCTGGCGTCGGATCTCGATGACCTGGCCGGCGCTGAGCTTCGCGTTGGAATTCTGGGATCCACGGCCAGACTTGAGACCCGTCCGGTGCGCGTGCTTCTCGTTGTCACTCCCGGTCGACCATTCGAGCTGATATTCGCCCCATTTGGCGCGCAGCTCAGGTGTTGGTTGACGCAGGTAATTGTGCTCCTTATTGCCGTCGATGTGGTTGACCTGCGGCAGGTTGAGCGGGTTCGGCAGGAAGCGCAGCGCGATCACCCGGTTGAGCAGAATGGACTTCGTGAAGCCCATCCAGGTCATGTTCGCATAGACCCGGCCGGTGGCCTTGTGGACGCGGAACTTGATCGGCTCGTATTCGTCGGAGAGGAGCTCGCCCTTGTCGCTGGCGCGCTTGCAGCGCAGAACCGTGCCGTCCTCCCTCGGAATGATGTAGCGGCTCTTGATCGCGTGCAGGATCCATTTGTCCTTTGAAAATTTCTTGGTCACAGCCGCGCGAACTCCTTGTGAGCAGCCTTGTAGGCCGTGTCATAGGCATCCTTCGCCTCGGTCATCGTTGAATAGCTGCCGAGGAACTTCGCCTTCCCGTTGATCCTGATTTGAGCGAGGAAGCGCCCATTGCGCTCTCTCACACCGCGCACGCCGCTCGTATTCGTAGATGGCGTTTTGCGATTGGCGATACTCTGCACGCCCGTAGCCAGGCGCAGGTTCGACCACCTGTTATTCGACGGGTTGAGGTCGATATGATCGACAATCAGAACCGGCCACTGCCCGGTCATCATCGCCCAAGCGATCCGCTGGCCGAGACATGGGCTGCTATCGATGGAGATGACGACGTATCCATCTTTGCGAACCGTGCCGGCGAGATCGCCAGCTTTCGCGCCCTTACAGCCGCCGCGATCGATCTTCCAGCGAAGCTCCCCGGTAAACGAATCATAAGTAAGAAGTTCGTGAAGGCGCTGAACAGTCGGCTCCTTCCTCACTCTCTTTCGTCCTGGTTTAGCCACGGTTCTTCCTCATCTGGCGGATTTCTTCGATGACCTGCTCCAGGTTCCTGAGCAGCTCTTTGTCGGCGAGGCCGGAAACGGTGTCCCAGATCGCGTTGGCGACGATGAAGAGCTCCCGGTCGGTGATCTTTCCGGCCTCATAGGCTGCCACCCACTTCGCAAGCTGCGCGCTGCCTTTGCGCGTCAACTCCTCGGAGAAGGTCGGCCATTCGTCTGTCATTTCGTCACCTGCATAATTCACTGCTTACTTATAGCAAGCGATCAGACGGAATGCTCACGGGTTCACGAAGCGCATGTCGGCATAGCGATGACGACGGGACATGGCGTCCTCGTAGGCCATCAGAAAGTATTCCTTGGCCTGGTAGGCGCTCATCATTTCGATCTCGTAGGGCGCGCAGAGCGCGTCGGGATCGAGCATTTCAGAAGGGTCGTCCGGCTGGTGCGGCACGATCTGCCGGAATTCGGCCGTGCAGACGGCGTTGTCGGCGATCTTGATCTCCTTGGGCAACGGGCAGATCAGCCCGAAGCGCTGCGCCACGGCCCACTCGGCGCGATCCTCAATGGGCTTGATGATGGCATGCACCATCGGGTGATGCTTCACCGGCCGGATCATATCGCCGAAGAGGTATTCAGGCGCATCGTGCAGCAGAGCTTCCAGCTCCAGATCTGGGCGGTGGAGATGCTCGACCATGAATTTCGCGCACAGAACCGAATGTTCGGCCACGGAGAACGAGATACGGCTGCGGAACTGCTTGTGCTGGGTGGCGCCGTTCCAGCGATTGTTGTTCGCCAGGTGATGAGCCACCACCTCGATCTTGATTTCCTCCGGGCGCGGATCGAACGGGTAGATTTTGTGACCGTCTGAGGCGTTCATCGTCGGGCCACGGCTGGGAGCCGGCGACGGGCTTGTGATTTCGGTATGCTTCGGGGTGGTCATCGGCGCTTCTCGCTCGGGGAAAAGAAAAGGGCGGGATTGCTCCCGCCCTTGCTTCGGAAGTCAGTGATTACTTACCTTCGATCTCACGACGAAGGGCGCGCAGCTTCTTGGCGGAGATGCTGTAGAGGCGCTCCGCTTCGCGCTGGCTGATCTCGCCAGCCTTCACGCGATTGTAGGCTTCGCGCCACTTCTCCGGGATCGTCGAGGTCTGCATCGGCGGCTGCGGCTGGCTCATCTTCGCGGGAGCCGCCGGGCGCGTCACGACCTTGCTCGGCTTCTTGTTGACGCCGCCCTTCTTCGGGCTGACCTGGGCGGCGCGCTGCGCTGCTTCTTCCTTGATCGAGACAGCCTTCGTCTTCTTCGGAGCCGGCGCCTTCTTCACGTCAGCCTTGGCGGCCTTCGCAGCAGCGCGTTGTTCCTTCTCCGCCTTCTTTTCGGCGACGACCTCTTCGACAGCCTTCTTCACCTCCTTGACCGAGACGACGTTCTTGTCCAGGCTTTCGTCGAGGGCTTCCACCTTCGCCACGTCGGTCTTGACCTCGGCGACGGACGCGAGCTTGTCGATGGTGACGCCACGACGCGGGGTGGTGACGACATTCGTGCCCTTCGCGCCGCCGATCACCACGTCTTCAACGACCTCGATGTGGTCGCCGGCAATGACGTTCGCGAGGATCTTCGCAGACGGCTCGTGGCTCGTCATCGGCTTGTTGCGGAGAAGCAGATGATAGCCCTCCTCCGGGACACGGGCGACGATGTGGTAGGCGGCAGCGCGCATCTTGTCCGGCTCGTTGTAGGGCACGGCGATGACATCTTCCGGCGCCACCTTGATCAGCGTGATCAGGTCATATCGGAAGCCGGCGATATAGCCGCGCCGGGCGACGTGCAGACCACTGGAGCACTGGATGCGACGCGACGGGTCAACCAGGCTTTCAGCCATCGAGACGCGCGAGCCGACGCGCTGGTGGACCTTGCGCGTGTGCGGATCGACGAAGACATCCTTGTCGTAGCTGGAGAAGCACAGGATCTTGTAGCCGACGATCGTGCCGTCATCAGCGATCGGAAGGTCGGCGCGCTCGATGAAGTGCAGCAGCTCCTGAACGGAGTGGCCGCGCTTGTCGATGACCTTGGACAGACGCTCCAGGAAGCGCTGGAGACCCTTCACGTTCTGGAAGGCGGCATATTCGATCTGCTTTTCGAGCTTCTCCATGCCGGGAATCTCCTTGCCGTCGACGATGGCAACGAGCGTTTCGGCATCGGGATCGACCACCGGGCCGGTGGGCTGCTCGATAGTCTCGCCCTCAGCAGTCACCTGACTGTCGCCGTAGCTGCCGAGGTTGAAGTGACCGACGAAATCGCGGAACTTCTTGCGGACGAAGCGGATGAGGCCGCCGGTCTTGGCTTCGACCTTCGCTTCGAGCGAGTAGGAGTCGAGGTCGATTTCGACGGTCTTGTGCTTGGCGAGAGGCTTCGTGATCTCGTCCATGATGGACTTGGTGCGATAGCCGGTCGCCGGGAGATTGATCTCCTTTCCGTCCGTCGTATAGAGCGTCACCCCGGCGGCGCTGGTGATCGCGGATGTGATCTTGACCTTGTTCATTATGCTGCTTCCTTTTCGGTGATGACGGCCGGCGGCAGAGCAGCCGGGATGATCGTCAGGGCGGTGGATTGAGGTTTGGGAGCTTCTGCAGCCGGCATCGCCTCGACGTCGACGGCTTCGGGTTCAGCGACTTTTGCGTCCTCGCTGCTTCGGACTTTGATGCGCGCCTTATGGCGGCGTTCCATGAAGCGCATCACCGCAAAGAGATCCTGGACGCGCTCCTCGTCGGAGTAGTCCATGTAGTAGTGAATGCCGGCGAGGGACTTGAATGCCGCGAACTGCTCGTTGGCCTCGACACGGCTGACGCGAAGCGAGCCGAAGTTCTTCAACGCCATGTTCTCCAGGTCACGGAGCTCGGAGCGAAGCCACTCCTTCTGCTCCGTGTGAGACTTGGTGTTGTTCATGTTGCTTCGGACGCTCGAAACGACTTGAATGAGGTCGTAAGCCTTGCGGCCGACATCGGTCATGCGCACCTTCGGCGGGAAGAAATGCATCGTCATTTCGAGGCTGCGACTGGAGAGCTCGCTGATCATCTGGGAGCACTCGGCGTAGCCGCTACTGGTCACGAAGCCCTTGCGCGCCATCCAGGCATACTGGACGTCCCGCTTGTCCTGGTTCTCCTTGAGGAAGCGGACCATCGCTTCAAGGAGCGGCTCGGCGCCGGTTTTCGCCCGGATCTTGGCTTCTTCTTTCGCGTCGAACACCACGGCAATGTCGCCGAAGTGCTTTGTCAGCACATCACGGGAGACCTGATACTGGCCGGCGCCCTTGTAATCCCGCCAGTCGTTCTGGCCACGGACGTAGTATTTTGCCGTCTCCAGGCTCTCAGCCTTCGGCAGCTTGCCGTCGTTGAGGTCCATGAGCGAGTGGTAAAGGTCGGTTTTGACGACCTTCGGCGCACGCTTCGGCGGGGGCGTGATCTTCACCTCGACCGGCTCGAAGCCGAACTTCTGCGCCAGTGCCTTGATCTTGTCGATCTGGGCATGCTGGCCGCGCTTGAGGACGAAGACCATATGCGCCTGGCACTGGTCATAGTTGACGTGCCTGACGGTCTTGTCGATTGCACGATCCTTGGCGATCTGCGCCACGGCATCGCGCTGATTGAAGCTGATATAGAGCTTCTTGCTGACGATCTGGGTGTAGTCCTTGATCGTCTTGTCCATGCGTGTCGGGCGAATGTTGCCGCTGTGCGAGCTGCCATCGATGAGAAAAGCATAGAGGTTCTCGAACAGCCCGAGCTTGTTCGCGATGCGCTGGAACAGCCGGGACTCGATCCGGAAGCCGTTGATGCGGGGCAACCGGGCACCGTAGTAGCGCTCGATCGTCGGGCGAATGTAGGCTGCCTTCCGGAAGTAGTTGCGCATGTCGCGCGGAACGGCCTTCGCGAACGCCAGACGCCACATCTTGTATTGGTTCTTCACCAGCGACTGGATGTGGGCCGCCGCGCACGCCTTGTGGATCTGATCCAGGGTGAGCGAGGCGCTGTGCTGCGGCATGAAGCGGACGAAATCCGAACTCACGAGCTGACGGTTCCAGGGAAGCTCCTTCTCCTTCTTCACGACGTTCTCGGCGCCCTTGAAAATGATCTCCTTGGCGTGAGGCTTCATGCCGTTGCGGATAATGCGATCGGCACGCGCCAGAAGCTCCAGAAGCGTTTCCTTCGTCTTGTCCGTGTAGGAGAGGGACTCGCGGGAGGGCGTGACACCGACGCTGTTCGGCGGCGCGATGATAACGAGGCGACCAACGCTGCCGGTGATTTCCGAGACCTTGGTGACGGCTTCCATCAGTTCCCGTTCAGTCGTCTGGACAGGATAGAGCACCGTGCCGTAGAGGCAGTAGACATTGCTCTCGCGCATGTCGTGGCCTGGAATGATCGCGAAGCCATGCGTCGCCTGGCTGTAGTCGTAGCCTTCAATGAGCGCGCCGCCGTTGATGACGACCTTCATGCCGCCCTGCATCACGACGGACTTCAGGATGCTCATGAAGAGATCCTTGTCCTTCGGTTCCTTCAGGGGGATCGAGACAGTGACACCGCTCTCGGTCGTCGGGACCTTCACCATCTGCCGGAAGTCGGGCTTGCCGTCGGTCTCAGCGCCACCGCGCGAGATCGCATAGACGTGCTTGAAGCCGTTGACGCAGCTCGTCACGGAGAAGTGGTCGGAATAGGCGAACGGAGCCTTCGAGCCGAGGCCGAAGCCGCCGGTCTGGTTCTCGTCTTTCACCTTGGTCGATGCGCCGTAGCGGCAATAGATCGGGCCGATCTTGTCGGCGGGGATGCCGGGACCGAAGTCCTTGATGACCAGCTCGGTATCGGTGAGGGTCACTTCGACGGGGCGATCCTTCTGGCCGGACACGATATGCGCGTCCCAGGCGTTGCAGAAGACTTCACGGATGACCGCCCGCTTCTTGTCGCGGTAGAGGGTATCAGACAGGACGGTGAAGAACTCGGCCGACTCCGACATGGTGAAGGCTTGGGCTTTGCCGCCGCCGATAATGGCGTGGGTATCGAGCCCTGCGATTTGCGATACTTCCATCTTTCTCTCTCTTCCTTTCGTGAGCGCTCTAAGAACTAAGCGCTTACTTATGTTGCTATAGCAGACGAGAAGAGGGTTGCTCACGGAATCTCGAGGCTCTTGATTCCGTGAGCGAGCGTCAGTTGAGGTGGATTGCGCTGCGGCGCTCCCTGTCGATGACGTCGAGGCGCTGCACGATGGTCTCGTGCAGGAAGTCCTTGCGAACGTCCCAATCCGTGTCGAAGATCAGGGCGGAATTGACCTGTTCCTTGAGCTCGGAGATACCGCCTTGCACGACGAGCGCGTGGTGCATCTGGTAGATGGGATTCTCCGACGGCTTGCCGTCCTCGACCACGTAATCCGGCAGAGGTGCCAGATAGAACACGAAGTCGTAGACGGAGCGCGTGGCTTCCAGGCACTTGTCGGCGAAGTTCGCCGCCTGGCGCAGGACCTCCAGATCAACGTTGTCGCCGTTCTTCATGGTGAACTCGCAAGCGAGATAGCCAAGGAAGTCGAGCGGCGTCCGGTCGCAGATCAGCGGCCGGCTGCGCTTGTCGAGCTCCTCCAGGTGGTTCTGGAGGAGCAGCGTCTGAAGGTGCAGACGATCCATGAGCGACAGGTCGCCCGTGGCATCGTAGCCGAACGACTTGGCCGTCTTGGAGATCGAGGTCTCGTAAAAATCGATCCCGAGCTCCTCTGCGACGGCGCGCGCCAGTGTGGTCTTGCCGGAGCGGTGCGCTCCTGTCAGGCCAAACAACATCAGAGCCTTCCGGTGCTGCCAAAGCCGGCGGCACCACGGTCAGAAATGTCCAGCTCCTCGACCTCAGCGAACTGTGCGCGGAGAACCGGCGCGATGACGAGCTGCCCGATGCGCTCACCCGGCGACATCTGATATGCCTTGTTCGACGTGTTGAGCAGGATCACCTTGATCTCGCCGCGATAGTCGCTGTCGACCGTGCCGGGCGTGTTGACGATGGTCAGGCCGTGCTTGGCGGCGAGACCAGAGCGAGGGCGCACCTGGAATTCAAAGCCGACGGGCAGCTCAACGGCAATTCCGGTCGAAATCATGCGCCGCTCGCCGGGTGCAAGCCACAGATCGTCGTTCTTGTCGAAGACGGCATAGACGTCGGCGCCGGCGGCCTCGGCGCTGCCATAGGTCGGAATGGTGGCGTCCTGACGCAGACGCTTGATCTTGACCGGCACGAGGGGAATGGATGCGCCCATTTTCAGTTTCCTTTCAGGAGTTCACGCGCAGCGGCGGCGTAGCCGTCGGCGATGGATTTCACGGCTGCGTGCTTCGCAGCCTCGGGATCGGCTTCCGGGCCGGCCCAGTGGCAATCCTCGTCCGGACCTTCATCGAGGGTCCAGTAGAAGCCCGGCTGGAGATCGGGGTGTTCCCCGATCTCCTTGATGCGAAGGGAGAACGTGGTGTTGCCGTCACTCATAACGAACCGTCACATTCTTGAAGAAGCCGCCGCACACGACGCCGGAGACCGGCTTGCCGTTCACGCCGATGGCGCGGAACGACGTGCTGTAGGTCTCGCCCCGGCTGCAGCCGAGGAACGAATAGCCATCGAGGCGGACGTTGGTGAGACCCTGCGCCTCAAGTGCGCGGCGAGCGGTGGCCGGATCGACGTTGCCCATGGTGGCGAACGTGATCAGACCGAGAACTGCGAGACCGCCAAGCAAGATACCTGCTTCCTTCATGATGAACCTACTTCGAGACCGGGGCTTTGATCGCTGCGGCGGGGTGGTAATCGATCAACTCCACGTCATCGACGCCGACATCGAAGATGCTGCCGTCGTGATGGAGCATGACCTGCGGCAGCTCGACGGGCTGACGGGTGAGCTGCTCCTTCGCCTGCTCAACGTGGTTGGCGTAGAGGTGCAGGTCGCCGAAGGTGTGAACGAACTCGCCCGGCTCCAGACCGACCTCGTGTGCAACCAGCATCGTCAGCAGCGCGTAGGACGCGATATTGAAGGGAACGCCGAGGAACCAATCAGCGCTGCGCTGATAGAGCTGGCAATTCAGCTTGCCGTTGGCGACGTGGAACTGGAACATGGTGTGACACGGCGGCAAGGCCATGCTGTCGACCTCGACCGGGTTCCAGGCGCTAACAATGTGCCTGCGGCCGTAGGGGTCTCTCTTGAGCCCTTCGATCACGTTCTTGAGCTGGTCGATGTGAACCGGAACGTGTTCCGAGGCGCCAGACGTGTTATCGTAGACGACCTTCTTCGCACCGATCCAGTCGCGCCACTGCTTGCCGTAGACCGGGCCGAGATCGCCGTTCTCGTCAGCCCATTCGTCCCAGATCGAGACGTTGTGATCTTTCAGGAACTTGATGTTGGTGTCGCCGCGCAGAAACCAGAGCAACTCGACCAGGATCGAGTGGAAGTGGACCTTCTTGGTCGTCAGCAGCGGGAAGCCTTCCGACAGATCGAACCGGAGCTGCTCGCCGAAGAGACCGTAGGTGCCGCCGTTGCGGCCCTCGCGATAGACGCCCTTGTCGATCAGCTTGCGCAGGACGCGCAGATACTGGTGATCGGCCATGTTGCCGATGAGACGCAGGTTCTGTTCGCTGTAGATATGGAGAGCGCCCCGGTCATCCTCAACCACGTAGCGCGTTTTGTTATCCAGCTTGTCGAAGACAGAAACGATCGTCCCGTCAAAGCTGTAATCGCCGGTGACTTTCGTCACAGCATCGAGATCCGAAAAGGGCAAAGTTGCCTCCTTACTTCTTGAGAATGTCGGCGGCGACTTCGAGCAGGATGTCCGGAAGCTCTTTCGTGCCGTCGTTGATTTTCGTGGTGAGTTGGCCGGAGAAGTCTTTCATCTCCGAGTAGGTGAGGCCCTGGATGAGCCCCGCCAGGTTCTTGAGTTTGGCGTTGGGATCCGCCTTTACCTTGTCGCCGAGCGTGAGGCGGCGCTCCTTGTCTGTGCGGAAGTCGTCAAACGCCACCAACAAGCTCCCGTGCCTTGCCGACAGCGATGGACGCGCGCTTTTCGAGGTCGCAGCCGCAGTAGCCGGTGTGCTCCGACTTCTCGATCAGCAGCGTGTCCTGCTCGTTGGAGATCCGGGCGAGTTCGCGCAGAAGGCAACGCGACTCGACGAGTTCCTTCTGGAGACGGGCGGCCGAACCGGCCTGGTTGCGATTGCGGCGCTCCAGATCAGCGATTTCACGCTGAAGGGCGATGATGGTGTCCTTGTCGGCCGGGCTATCTTCGGCCTCCTCGGCAGCGCCGAAGAAATTGCACATGTTGACCTGGTGAACGATGCTGACCTGCGGCCGGCGAAGGAAGTTGAACATCTGCCTTTCCTTTCTAGCTAAGTGATTACTTATGTTATAGCGCGCGTGAAACGGGTCACGCGCGCTATTGAGAGGTCAGAGACTGTCGAGATAAGCCTTGAGCTTGTCGGACCCGCCGACGTGCACGTCGCCATGGAAGATCTGCGGAACAGTCGAGTGGCCGGCGGCGCGGAAGCGCTGGAACTGCAGGTCAGTCACCAGCACCTCCTCCTCGAAATCGATGCCGCGAACCGCCAGCAAAGCCTTCGCGCGGCTGCAATAGACGCAGGTCGGCGTGGAAATCACTCGCCACTTTGCCATTACGCCGCCTCCTTTCGATCTTCCGAGAAGTCGATCGGGCACGCGCCGGCGCCGCAGTCCACATGCTCGAAGCCGATGTCCTCCTTGACGTCATCACCCTGGATGGCGGCGGCGATCAGTTCGAACTGCTGCTTCGTGACGGGCTGTTCCGGCTGATACTCGTAGGCCGAGGTATCGGTCTGGGGCATGACCGAGCAGCAGCGGATGGAGAACTGGCCGTCGATCAGCGTGTGCAGGAAGTGCTCGAAATCAACCTTCTTCGGGTCATACTTGAGCGTATAGCTGACCTGATTGCCGGTCTCATGGGCGAGGGACTCGCCGTTGGCATCGACACCGTGGATCCAGTATTTCTCCAGCAGGCGCAGGAATTCATACTGTTCCTCGGGCGTTGCCTCGGCGGCCGTGACCACCCATTCGCCGCCATCGAGCTCGCAGATGCGCGGCTTCGTCGGGAAGCCAACGACGGTGGTGCCCTCGTAGGTCTTCAGACGCTTCACCGGATAGCCCATGGCCTCGTAGTCAGCGACGAGCGGATCGTCATTGCGGAACTGCACCCAGCGGATGAACTCGCGCATGGACGGCAGGTGCGCGCCTTCGGTCAGACCGAAGAGCTTCGATGTGGTGCCGGCCGGCTTGAAGGTCGTGTTGGTGTGCGGGACGACGACGCCCAACTCCTTCGCGAACTTCTCAGCCTCGTCATCGATCGCCCGCTTGAACCGGGAGAGCGTGAGCCACATTTCCTTGGACTTCTGCTCGTTCACGATATCGTGCCAGGTGAACTTGAAGCGGTCGTAGGCCCATTCGTGGAAGCCGGTGATGCCGACGCCGATACGATTGGTCCGGTTGACCTCGCGCCGGTAGAGGCAGTCCATCGTGTTCACGCGGATCAGAGCGCGCACAGCCGCCCGGAACGCATCCTCGGCGTCATCGTCGTTCTGCGCGTGGAAGGGCACCACGTCAGCGATCACGCAATAGGCGCCGAGCATCAGCAGGGTGATCTCGCCGCACGGATTGGTGATCATGGTGTATTTCACGTCCATGACGACCTTCGCCAGCGCCGACATCAGCGGGATCGTGTCCGCATCAACCTGGAAGCGGCTGGAGCCTGCATAGAGACCGTCAACGTAGGATTCGATGCCCTCGTTGTTCTGCGTGAGCTTGTCCTGGTTGATGATGCCGGGCTCGCCGGTGCCATCGAAATAGGATGCCTTCGCCAGCTCGATCAGCACGCGCCAGGCGTGGGCTTCCGTGACGGTGATCGCGCCGACGCCGAGAAGGAAGATGAGGCGCGGGACGGACGTGCCGAGATCGGCATCACCAAGCTGATTGCGAACCTTGGCGCAGGCGGCGCGGAACTCGTCATCGATCGTGACCGAGTTGTTGGACGACCACAGGAACCCACCCCGCTTGAGCTGGATGAAGTCGAAGATGGTCGCGTCCTTCCAGTGCTTCGTCGCCATCCGGGCAGCGCGGCGCGCACCGCCGACGAGAACGCACTCGGCAGCATAGTGGTCGGCATACATGGCGGCGCGCCAGGGGGCCATGCCGGCGTCGCGGAGGAGGGCGATGTTCGCGATTGCCGACATCAGCGGGCCGGGGCCGGACGCCGGCCGGTTCTGCATGCCCTTAATCGGACTGCCGCGCTTTCGGACCTGGGTGAAGTCCAGAATCAGAACTTCGTCGCGCCGGTTCTCGAACGCCATGCGCTCGATGATTTCGACGGCCTTCGCCCAGCCTTCGCGGCTGTCCGGCACTTCGAACACGGTGATCTTGCGATCGGCATAGAGGTGCTCGGCGTCCCGGCGTGTCTTATAGCCGGAGATCACACCGCTCTGCACGTCGCCGTGCGACCAGTCGATCACCGGAACGACGATAGGCATATTGTTCAGATCCGCCTGGATCATCGCGTCATCATAGGCGCGGCCGACGCCGGAGCCATTGAGCAGCAGATAGAAGAGCAGGAACGTCGCGGCCGCCGTGGAGCAGTTCGTGAAGACCTCCTGATTGCGCTCCGGCTGCGTCTCGTCGCCGTGCTGAAGGTGCCGGCCGGACATGAGCAGCGAAGCCTGGCGCAGGTGGTGATTGAGGTTGGCGTATTCGCTCTGGGCGGCGTTCGCGCCGCGCGGGTCGAGCAGCGAGTTGCCAAGGGCCACGCGATGGGCGACCTCAGCCCAGGTCTCGACGCGCGTGCTGCCATCCGGATCGGTGATCTTGCGGTTGATGGTGCGATCGGCGACGGCCTGGCCCATACCGGCGAAGTATTCCCTCGCAGGGGTGTGCGAACTCATATTGACTCCTTTTGGTGCTTGGATGCTACATATAGTAGCTAAGCGCTTACTTATGCGCTAGAGGAAAAATAAAGATCAGGCCGCGCGCTGGGCCAAAATTGCCTGAACCTGCTTGAACGCAGGGGTGACGATGCCGGCGTGACAGATGGCTGCGGCGTCGGCCAGGTGCTCGTTCTTGAGGGTCGGCACAAGGACGCCTGCGCGCTTGGTCGTCAGCCAGGGCGCGTTCGGATAGGTCTCCGATGCCCACTCGATCATTTCCTGCTTGCTGGCGGTCCTGGTGCCGACGGTGCACTTCTTCGTCTCGATAGGCGCCACTTCGAGCAGGGGAATCTTGATGCCGGCATAGATGCCGATGGTGATGCCGAACCCAAGGACGGCGTTGTAATCTTGTCCGCCGGAAGGCACCTCGGCGAAGCAGACGGTCACGTCCTTCAGGAAGTCGTCGACACCACGGGCAATTTCCTGCGCCCGGAGAAGATTGTCGGATGAGGCGCGCACGGACTTGGACTTGTCCTTCTGGGTCTCGATCAGCTTCAAATCGAGAATATCGAGCGCACCCGAGGTGATGTCGAAGGACATCTTGGTCATGCCGAAATTGCGCAGCGAGCCGTCGAGCCCCGCGATGATGAGTTTGGACATCAGAACCTTCCGAACTTGGGATTGTCTTTGTGCATTTCCGCCGCCGTGACCTTCTCCAGCTCGATCTCATCGAGCATGGCCTTCTCGGTATCGGCGATGAAGGTTGTGATCAGATCGGGGAGCTTTTCGATCAGGTTGGCGTAGCCGAGCTTTTCGCAGGCGTTGCTGGCGAAGAGCGGAATGGCCTGGTCGAGGTGCGCGGCGTCCCATTCGCACTGCTTCCATGGCGCATCATCGACAGGCGTAAACGAGAACAGGATCTTCCCGCTTTTGCCGACGCGAACGTCCTTGAAGAACAGCTCCTGGTCGCCGAACACCGGCTTGGTGCGATAGGTGTCGTCGGGAAGGAGAACTGACGCCTGGGGCGCGCCTTCTACGGTGAAGACGGCGCCTTTCAGCGCCGTATTGATGGTGTCGATCACGCGCTCGTAGAGCTTATCCTTGTCGAGCTGCGTATCGGTCATGTGGATGTTCGACATTTCCGAAACCTTCGTAAGTGCTTACTTAGTGAATTATAGCACTTTCGCGCAGGAGCACGCGCTTAAAGCGGGATGGGATCAGCCGCTGGCCTTCAGGCAGTCACCTCAGTCACGGTGGTCTTGCCGCCCTTCATCTCCACCTGGACGATGTTGGAGATCCAGTCGCGCAATGAATTGTGGGAGATGACGAACACGGAGCCGCGCTCCTTCGCCTTGTCTTCCAGGATTTGCATCAGGCGCTCCAGGCCGGCGGGGTCGAGGGCGTCATCGATTTCGTCGCCGATGAAGAGCTCGATGGGCTTGGTGGCGCGCGTTGCGACAAGATCCTGAAGGGCAAGCGCCGCCGCGATCCGGACCTTGCGCTTCTCGCCGCCAGAAAGGCCAGCGAATGACTTGGAGCCGGACTTCTTCTCGACCTCGATGGAGAACTTCTCGCGGAGCTCGCCCTTAGCGTTCTTCACGAGGGTCGTCCAGTTGGCCGAAATGTTGCCGTCGGACAGGATCGCGAGATACTTGGCCGTCTGCTGATTGAGGAAAGGCGTCACCTCGTCGAGGATGTGGGCGCGCACGCCGGCCGGCGAGAACACCTTCGTCACCGCCTCGGCGATCTCCATCGCTTTCATGACCTCATTCAGCTTGTCCTGGAGATCCTTTCCAGCCTTGTCGGCGGCTTCGAGCTGCTTATGGCATTCAGCGATGTTCGCTTCGAACGGATTGACTGCCGCCGAAAGCGTTTTCACGCCCTCACCAAGCGTTTTTGCAGCGATAGCGAGTTGCGCCCGTTTCTGCTTCAAAAGCTCGCCAGCGCTCAACTGTGCTTGTTTCTGCGCACGTTCCGCGCTGACCTGTGACGTGTCGGTCATCTTCGACTGAAACGCCTTGGCGGCGACCTCGGTTTCCTCAACCAGCTTCGTTGCAGCCGCGACCTTCTTCTTCGCGTCAGCAAGCTCCATGTTGGCTTCTTCGACACGATCGCCGGCCGCTTTTTTCGCCGCGCCCAGCTCCGCCTCGGTCATAGGTCTGCCGCACTCGTCGCACGGGCAGCCGATCTTGTGCTGAACGTTGGCAAGCTCTGCCTGGAAGCGCGACAGAAGTCGGTTCGCATTGGCGACATTGTTCGTCGCCGCCACGAGCTGAGTCTGGGCCTGGGCCGCCTCCTTCACGAGCGCCGCATGCTGCTGTCCCTCCTGACTGACAGCCGCGATCTTCGCGTCGCATTCGGCTATCGCCTTCTGGAGACCGGCGAAGTCAACGGCGCCGATCTGCGCATCAAGCACCTTGATCTGATCCACCTTATTCCGAATCTCCGACTTATCGGCGGAAATCTTGAGGCGCTGTGTGTTCGTCCAGCCGTCGCGACTTGCAATTTCCTGGGTGAGCTGATGAGTGATCCAGGCTTTCCGCTGGTCGCACTGAGCGATGGACGCGGCCACCTGATCGTATTCAGCCTTCTTCTTGCCGAGGCGCTCGCGTGCCTCCTTATAGGCTTCCTCGAGAAGGGTGACGCCGGCGGCTTCCTCGATCAGGATCTTGAGCTGCTTGTCGGTCATCGCCGGAAGGTCGGGCATCTGCTCCTGGCCGGCGTAGATCGCGCCCTTGAACACCTCGTAGGAGGCGCCAAGGATCTTGTTGACCACATCCTGGGTGAGCTTGTCCGTGCCCTTCGTCAGGTCGATGTCGAACATCTTGGTCTGATCGTTGAATTTCCTGACCTGGAGGCTGTTCTTACCGTCCTTGTGCTTGCGGTGACGCGCGATACGATAGGCGTCAGGACCGTCTTCGATCTCGACACAAGCGCGCGTGCCCTTGCCGGCGGCGTCATTGATGACGTCATCGCCAGAGACGCCGCGCGCTGTCGTGCCGTAAAGACACCAGCACAGAGCATCCGCGAGCGAGGACTTGCCGGAGCCGTTTGAATCCGCCGAGGTGTCGTCAGCATTGATGCCCTGGATAAGGACCAAGCCTCGATCCGCAAATTTAACCTCAGCTTTGGTGATGGCGAGGAACTCCTCGACCGTCATCTTGGAGAATTTCATAACCTACTCCGGATAGATAATTTCTTCTGGGAGATCGATGTCGTAACGCAAGCGAACGGGAAGGCCAGTTTCGTTGGCTTTCTTCTGGGCTTGCTCCCGAGTATGCTGCTTGGCGATCTCCAAGCCGCGCTCTCGCATGGCTTTGAAAATCTTATCTACTTGGTCGACTGACATCGTTACTCCTTCGCGTTGATCGCAGCGGTCATGTTGCCAGTCGCTGCAGCCTGTTGAACGTTGGTCTGATGCGTGGGACGAGCCGCAGGGGCCTGCTTTGTCGCTGGCGCCGACGCGGCCTTCTTCGCGCTGCGAACGACGTCACGTCCACGGCCGCGATCGCCGAACTCGCGCATGTCCTGCTTGATGATCTGGACGCTGGCGGCGTCCTTCTTCCGATACATTTCGGCGGTGGGAAGCGGCAGGTCGCAGATGGTCTGCTTGATCAGCTCCGTGCGCTCGCCCGTCTTCCTTCCCTTCTCGTCGAAGGTCGAAATCAGATGCTTGTTCTCCAGAATGACCGTGTAAAGCTGCATGTCTCTCTCCTAAGTAGCTACTGACTTAGACTAGCAGCTACACGAATGGCGTTCGGCTGGGATCGTCAGGCTTCTTCGTAGACGCTCTCGGCGGCCTTCAGCACGTCGGCGGCGGCCGTCTTCACGGCGTTCCGATCGATATGCTGTGGAAGCTCCATCTTGTCGCCGAATGCCGCGACCGACTGAGCAAGTGTCAGCGTCTTTCCGTTCTGGACAGCCTGCCCGGTGCGCTGGTTGATCTGCGCCGGCGGCACCTGAATGGACGTGCCGAGCGCGCCATGCGTCTCGAAGAACGTTTTCAGGTCCTTCATGTCCTCGGCCGTCATCTGGCTGCCACGGAAGCGGATATAGTTGCCGTCGCACTGGAGCTTGATTTCATCCTCATCACGCCCGGAAACGTCGATGAACTTCGGCGCGTGGCTGTCCATGAACTTGATGTTCTGATGGTCGACCAGGAGGAAGCCCGCCTTGGTGCCGACATCGCCCCAGGTCTGGTGCGTGGTCGCGCCGATCGACACGATACCGCCGGGCATGACTTTGTGATTGTGGTAGTGGCCGGCGAAAATCCGGCGGAAGCCGAACTGCGCGAGACGCGCGTCAGAAATTCCGTGGCCGGCCGGCATGCCCGGCAGCACGCCGTCGATGCCTGCGTGAATGAACACGTCGATTTCATCGACGCCATTGCCAACAGCGCCGGCGAGTTTGCCGAGATCGTTCAGGAGCGCCTCGTCGTTGGAATGCCAGGGAACGAACCCCAGGTGGTAGCCATCATCCGTCGTGATCAGGCGGGGTTCGTTGATGACGGTGAAGGTTCCGTGTTCCGAGAACGTCTGGGAGAGCGTCTGGATCGCCGAACCGAGCTCCGACGTTTCCTTGCCTTTCAGGTCGTGATTGCCGGGGATCGCCAGGATCGAAACACCCGAGTCCAGGATCTTCCGGATCGCGTCCTGCGTCGGGTTCAGCACCTCCGGGTCGATCGAGCCGCGAACATGGAAGATATCGCCAGCGATGACCATCACCTTGCCGCCGGCCTTTTTCAGCTCGGCTGCCGCGCGCTCCATTTCGCTGAGGATGATACCGAGACGATTATTTACCCCGTCGCTCCGGACATGCGAAAACAGGGACCAGTTATGGGCGTGCAGGTCGGACAGGACTGCAAAAGTCATTTCTCTCTCCAGATGCTCTAAGCGCTTACTTACGTTATAGCGCTTAGAGCGAGGGTTGTTGCGGCTACTTCAAGGAGTTCTTGAAATTGTCGATATTGGTCAGGTTCGGCCGGCGCTTGAGCGTGACACTGCCCTTCTCAACCGCCTTCAGCATGTAACTGATAATCCGGTGCATCGCCTTCTGGGCGTCACCGTTGCCGGTCCCGAATTTGCCGTTCCACGTCGCCGAGTTGTTCTCGTCGCCATTCACGCCGCAGCGCAGATAGGTGTCGAGATAGAAATGAGCATTACCCTCGCCGTTGTTGAAGACGATCCCGGTCTTGTTATTGTAGGCCTCGATCATCTTCTGCGTGGAGACACCCATGTCACGGCGGAGCATGAGCAAGGCACTCGCCAGGAACGGAACCTTGAAGCGAGCCTGGACCGGGCTCATCTTATCGAGAGCCTTCAGCTCGGCGCAGAAGAATTTGATCTGGGCATCGCGATCATTCTTACCGGGAGCGCCGCTGACATAGGAGCAGGCGAGTGTCAGCGCTTCGCCGAAACTGCCCTTTGCCAGCCAATCAGTCTGAAGATTGATGTCGGCGGCGTTCATGAGGCCCTGAATGGTATCAGGTGAAGTCTTCACCGAACGCCGACTGTCGTGGCTGTTGTAGAGCCGCTCGGACTCAGTTTTCAGGCTGATTTTCGGGTCGAGGAGGTCGTAGACGATCACGAAGAGCGTAGTCAGTCCGCTCATCTTGCGCCCGATCAGGTATGCGCGCGTATGCCCGTCGATCTTGACCGAATTTCCATGCACGTCGCGCGCCATAAAGACGACGCCGTGTTCCGGACGAAGGTCATTCAGATGAAGCGTGTTACGAAGACTTTCATTGCGCTGGATCGAATTGCGCGGAACCTGCTCCCACTCTGCCGCCGTCATGATCTCGGCGGAGATACGCACATTCTCGATGATCACGGATGTCGCCGGAACGATCGGCGACACGAGCTTCGGGGAAGAAGTGCGAAGTGCCTGTGCCATATGTCTATCTCTCTTTCTCGCTAATGCATTGATTACTTACGTATAACGCGAAAGAAAAAGGACTTCGGCTGGATAGTTAAGGACGCGCGACGGCAGCTTTGCGCTTGAACTCCTTCAGGGGCAAATAGCGCTGGAGCGCGCCGCCACGGCTCTCGTAGTTCATGATCCGGGCGTGGCTGGTGTCGAAGAACTTGTCGATCGGGGCAAGCCAAATATCGTCCGATTCCTTGCACAGAACGCCGACGACCTTGATGCCTTCCACCCGTCGATCCCGGAGAGTTTCCTCATCGATCGCCCAGGCGGCCACTCCTTCGCGAATGGCCTCGGAGATGTTCTTTTTACCCGCCCGGAAAATCTCTCCGAGCCGGCGATACGCGAGATAGACCTGGGTGCCGTTAGGCAAGGTGTAGACGGCTCCGTAGAGCCGCCGGCCCTTCTTGACGAGCCGCTTGGGCAGCTTGTCCATCTGCTTCCGCAAGGTTGGCGGTTTGCGCGCCACTTTCAAATCCTTTCCACTCAAATAGCCCCTGTTTTCCCTGAATAGGGATCGGATGCTCCAGCACTTCCGGCCGCATCATCCGCCAGGCGTAATTTCCAATCGAGAACCAGCCGTAGGAACGCTCTTCCTCGGTGATGTCCTCCAGAAACTCCTCAGTGACGACCTCGAAGCTGTCCAAGATCACCGTGCCGAGGAGGTAGCCTCTCGGCAGTTCTTCGAGAGGCGGCAGACCGGTCATCGCGTAGTAGCGCTGCATCAGTGGATCGGCGGCTGCGTTGCGCTGGTCCGGGGTGATGCTCTTGGTCGACGCGATCCCGATCCGCTGACCGATTGCAGACTTGGGCGGCGCCCAGGTCCTCGTTTCGAAGATTTTGAAGCCGTGGACCACAAGTGAGGTCCACGGCTGCCAGATAGAGATTACCTTCATATCGACCCCGTGATTTGCTGATTGAGCTATAGCAAGAACGGAGTCGGGATGAATCCCCTGGAAAGGGAAATCGCTAGTCGGATACCTCCGCGAGGATCTCCACCTCACCGACCTTCAGATCACGAACCGGAAGGTCTTTGATCGCCTCCGACCACTCGATCAGTTCCGCCGGGGTCTGGAGCGCGATTTCTCGCGCTTCTTCCTCGGTCGCAGCCTCGACGTTGAGCGTGGCGTGCTGGATCTGCTCGATGCGTCGGACAAGGACGATCTCGTAAAGCTGCTTCATGCCGCTTCCTTGACGTCATCCTCCTCGGGCGCGTCGGTCGAGATATCGACTTCGGCGACCACCGGCGGTTCGTATTCCGGCGGCAAGAGAGCCGTCAGCTTCTTGAAGCCGCTTTCGCCTTCAGCTTCGATTTGGCGAGCAAGCGCCTCGCGGCCGATCTGTTTGCCTTCCCAGAGGACGTGGCCGGCCTTGACGTTCTTGTCGTTGCCCTTCTCGTCCTTGTAGGTCGTCGGCAGCAGCCCCTGTTCGTTGAGGAACTCGACCAGGCTGCGCTCACGGTCGAAGCGACCAGTGCCGTCCTGCTGGAACATAAAGCGCCAGGAGGCAGTCTGGAACGGCCGATTGACCTTGTTCTTCCGGAAGCCGCCGGTCACTTCCATACCGATGACGTCCTTGCCGAGCTTGATCTGCGAGGCCGACAGCCACAGGCGCTGCGAGAAGTAGAACTCGGGCGCGTCGCCGCCGGTCGTCTTGCGCGGATCGCCGAACGTGACGCCGATCTTGTTGCGCATCTGGTTGAGGAAGATCGAGCAGACGCCGTAGTCCTCGGAGATCTGCGCGACCGACGGGAAGTGCGTGGAGGTGCAGACGGCCAGCTCCAGCTTGTCGCGCATGTTGCGCTTGTCGATTTCACGCAGATTGCCCTTGTCGTCGTAGAGGAGGGCATGCGGCGTCATAGCGGCGAGCGAGTCCCAAACCCAGCAGATCGGCGCATCCTTCGGGATCAGTTTCTTCTCGCGGATCGTGCGCACGGCCTGGGCGAAGATGGCGATCGACTGTTCGAAGGTCTCGGGCTTGCGATAGACGAGGCGGCCGGGGGTCGTGTCGAGGCCGAGACGCGGCGCCAGCTTCAGCGAGAAGGAGCGCTCGTGGTCCATGAAGCCGGCGATGCCGCCGAGCTCCTGCGCGGCTGCCATGGCGCGCGTCGCGATGGCAGTCTTGCCGGAGGAGGGCGGGCCGGCGATTTCGATCATGCGACCGACCGGGAAGCAGCCCGTCCAGGAATTCGACGATGCGTTGTTCAGGGGCGGGAAGCCGCTGTCGAGCCAGTGCTTGACCGTTGCCTCCTCATCGTTGTCGCCGATGACGCCAAAGAGAGTTTTGGCGATGTCACTTGCAGAAGCCATTTGCTTTCCTTCCTGCTTACGAGTCTACGAAATCCACATCTTCATCTGCCGCAACGAGGGCAGGCTTCGGCTTTCCTTGTCCGACGAGACGCTCACGAACAGGCGGCGCAGCGGGACGCGCCGCTGGTGCCTGGTATTCCTTGTCGAGCGAGAAGCCGCCGTTCGCCGCAAGCGCAGTGCGCAGGGACAGTTCCGCCTTGCTACGGCTGTCGCTCTGCACGGTCGCAAGGAAGTTGAAGGTCTTGGCGATGTCGGTCTCTTCGACGCTGCTGCTGCCTTCGATCAGGCGAACCAGATCGTGATAGGCACGAGCGACCTTGCCAACGGCCGCTTCGAGCTTGGCCCGGTCAGGCTGCTTGGTAGTTTCGGATGTCATCGAGATAAGCCTCCGGAATCCAGAGATTGCAGGTATTGAGCGCACCCTTGCGCTCACGCTTTTCGTTCAGAGCCTTCATAACCTCCGCCCAGTTGACGTCGTTCATGCTGGCGAGGCTCATCAGGCACTCCAGAACGTCGGCGTATTCCTCCGGATTGGAGATATCGCGGGCGATCTCCTCAGCTTCCGAATGAAGCTTGGCGACGAGCAAAGCGGTCGCGACAGCCGGCGAGACGGCGAGGTTCAGCTCCGTGATGCCTGGACGCGGGACCATCTTGTCCCGGACAAGCTGCGGAATTCGCGTTTTCATGCTGCCTCCTGCATGATTGCCTGGTAGGCCGGGAAGACCGACGACCAGTTTTCGAGATCTTGGGTGAGGGATCGGAACAGCAGCCGGTCGCAGAACGCGCGCAGCTTGTTGATGTCCGGCTCACCCTTGGTGACGCGCAGATTGATGGGCGCCGGACGATGCGGCGTCTTGAGATCCATCAGCTTGATGTTGGAGGCGAAGGCGATCGCCTTGCTCTCATCCTCGACGAGCGCGCGATATTTCTTCGGCAGCTTGGCGACATCGACGGTCTTTTCGAGAATGCACTGGTTGGTGAAGCTGGCGAACGAGCCATAGGTCTGAAGGAACTCTTTCGCGCCCTTCTCACCGATACCGCCGACGCCCGGAATGTTGTCGCCCAGGTCGCCCATCAGCGCCTTCATTTCGATGAACTGATGCACGTCCTTGACGCCGTATTTCTCCGGCAGCATCGAAGGTGTCATCTTCCGATCGTTGATCGGGTCGAACCATGTGACGTTGGGGCTGATAAGCTGAATCCAGTCCCGGTCGGCCGAGACGAGGATGATCTTGTCGCCACGAGGCTCAAAGCGCTGCACCATGATGCCGGCGAGGTCGTCGGCCTCCATGTTCGCTGCGCGCACCTGATTGATCCCGAGGAGCTGAATGCCGATCTCGATCAGGCGCGCCTGCTTCTTGAGCTGTTCCTTCTGCGCTTTCAGCGCGGCAGCCGCCGGCGTGTCGTCCTTGTCGCGATTGGCCTTATATTCCGGGTATTCGATCTTGCGCCAGGAGGCGCCGTCCCAGAGGACGGAGGGGGTGTAGAGATTGCCGTAGACCGCCATCAGCCGGCGGAGGGTGCGCATCATGCCGAAGACGGCCTGAACCTGCGTCTGGCCGACGGTGAGCGTCGTGCCGGCATTTGCAGCATGCGCGATTGAATTGCCATCAATGAGGAGGTGACTAGCCATTTTCGACCTTTCGAAATGAGAGCGGCGGCACGCGAACCAGGAACGTGCCGCCGCTTGTGCTGACCCTCTATTGCGGCGAGAGGGTCAGCAGCGCAGCGCCCGAGGGGGCAGGGAGGCGCTGCGCGCTACTCGTCAGACGATCAGGCCGTCGAGCTCGGCGAGAACGTCATCCACCTCGGCCGAAGACAGAGCGTCATTCTGTGCGGGAGCCGCCGTCGCAGCAGCCTGGGCCGGCTGTGCAGCGGGTTCAGCCGGAGCGGCTTCCTCGACAGCAGCGACGGCTGCTTCAAGCTCGGCGTCCGTAACCTCCGTCGTGGCGGCACTGGTTTCGGTCGCATCTTCGACTGCCGTGGCGGTCGAGGTGAGAGCTGCGGCGGGGGTGCGTGCAGCGTTCGACGTGCCGGCAGTCAGGGCAGCGGTGGCACCAGCAGCGGCGCCGCCAGCAATGGCGATCAGCTTGGACTGCGGGATGCCGGCGATCTGACCGATGGCGTTGAGCGCCTTCGTTTCATCGCCCCGGAAGAATTCCTTCGCGATGTGGTCGTGCAGGTCGTGGCACTTGGCGATCGCATCCTTCTTCACGGGCTTGGAAACACCGGGCTTCACGTTCGCCGTGTATTCGGTGTTCATGCCCTTGCCGGTGCGCGTGACCACGATGTCGACGCCGTTGGCGAGATCGGTGATATCCTGGCCGGCGTCGTCATACTGCTCCATCAGGTCCCAGACCTGCTGGGCGGCCGACGGGCGCAGTTCGAGGATCTCGACTTCCTCGTTGTCGGGGTTGGTCGTGCGATCGATGACGTTGAAGAGGATGTTCTTGGAGACCTTCCATTCCTCGTAGATGCCCTTGGACTGCTCGTCGTGAGCATTGGCGATCGCGAGGTCGACGGCAGTGCCGACAGGGCAGGGTTCCTGGTAGCAGACGTCGCGGGAGCCGACGACGACGATCGGCTTGCCGTTCTTCTCCGCCTTGATCCAGTGAACGCCAAGTTCAGCCCAGAACTTGCCAGTGGGGCCAACCCAGGGAGCCTGGGCTTCGGTCGGCGCAAGGAAGCGGTAGACGTTGCGCCCTTCCTTGGGCTTGATGCGCTTGCCGTCGCTGCGACCATATTTGTTCTTGGCCTCGTTGACGGATTTGCGGAGCGCGGGAGACAGAGCCATTCGATGATTCCTTCGTAAGTTCGTTAGTTCGTTCGGTCGTTCGTGCCTATAGCGAAATAGCTATTTAGCTAAATCAGTTATAGCAGTCGCGAAGAGGGACACGCTGCGAAAGTGCTGATCAGGCGTATTTTTCGGCCAGGCGCTTCGCTTCGTCGGCCTCTTCGCGCAGATCGCTGGCGCGCTTGAGCGAGGCTTCTGCTTCCGTTTCGGCAGCATCGGCTTCTGCGAGCGCGCGTTCACGGAAAGCCTTCAGGCGCTCGACGATCGAGGCGAGCGGCCCCATGATGTCGGCGATCGTTTCCTGCTTTCCGAAGGACATGCTCAGTTTCATTTAATGACCCTCCTAACGGTCTGTGAGTAACTGATTACTTATCTATAGCAGCACGAAAAAGGGATGCTGCTCATTCCGTAACGACGCCCTCATCCCGCGCCTTCGCCTGGCGGCGGGCGAGAAGACGGTCCTGGGTGGCGCGCGTTTCCTCTTCCTTGGCGTTCTTCAGCGCCACGGACAGCTCACCCTTGAGCTCCTCACGATTGATCAGACCCTGCTGAACCAGCATGTCGCGACGATGCCGGAACGCCTCGACGGCGATCTTGGCGACGGACTCGATCTGCTTGGCCTCATTGAGCGCCTTCCTTGCCTCGATGACGCGGGGATGCCGGGTGACGATTTCGGAAATCTGGCTTTCGGTGGACTTCTGGCCGGCAAGCGCCTTCTTGTCGCGCTCGCGCCGTGCGACCTCCGCCTCGGTGTTTTCCAGCAGCATCTTCATCTTGTCGACCTGCATACCGGCCTGGGCGGCGAGCACGCCGTAATTGGCGAACGTTGCCGCCTGCTCCATCATGGCCGAGGAGAGGTCGGCGTTGGAGTAGGACAGATCCTTCTTGAGCTGAACAGGATCGATGTATTGCACGACCTTGATGGTGGCCGGCTTCTCTTTGACTTCCTCGCTCACGGCGGGACTCCTTTTCGGGATTGCGATAGTGCTGTTATAGCGTTGATTTCATGGAAGAAGATCGACAACGGAGTGGAAGACATCCTCCATGTTCTTCTGCTTGTCAGGGGAGAAATAGATTTCGCCCGGAGAGAAGCCGATCACGATGTTCGCATCCAGCTCCTTCGAATAAACGACCTTGCCCGCCTGGTCGGATGCCTTGCCTTTGAAGTCCGGGAAGAACTGCCGAACCACCGATGAGCCGAGCAGCACGATCACCGGCGGCTTCAGGATTTCGATCTCCCGCTGGAGATAGGGTGCGTAGGTGGCGATCTCGTCGGCGGTGAGCTGTTTCTCCGCTTTCGTGCGCTTCACCAGTGCCGTCCAGTAGGCGTCCTCGCGTGCAAGGTCATGAACAGCCATCGCGTCGATCACCGCGTTGACGGACTGACTCCAGCCCATCATGCCGATCTCCTCTTCCTGACTGCCGGGGCAGTCCTGAACAAGCATGAACCTTGCGGTGCGCCCGAAGCTCGGCTTCACAGGCATGCCGTCGCTCGTGCCGCCGGGGCCGTGCCGCTCGCGATACTCGGCTGCCAGTGCGCCGATATCGTTCTTGGCCTCCTTGCCCATGTCGAGGTCACGATTGACCGGAACGTTGGCCGTGATCAGACCGGGAATCAGCTCGATGAGATCCCTGATCCTGGAGGGATCGGTCGCAGGGACTTGTCCCGGCTCGATGCGAGAGAAGGCTCCAACTTTGTCGAGCGCGTCCTGGTGGCGCACGTTGCATCGCCGCTTCTCGACGCGCGCAATGAAGTCAGCCTTGTTCTTGAACGGACCGGCTTTGCGCGCCTCCAGAATGGCGCCGGTCGTGTTGCCGGAAATACCCTTGATGCGCTGGAACGGGATCACCAGACGAACGTCTGTGGCGATTTCGAAGCGATCGGTGGAGATGTTGATGTCGGGCATAGAGACGTCGATCCCGAAGCGTGAGGCGTCACGAATGATGCCCGGCAGCTTGTCCTCGTCCATGAGCGTGAGCGCGGCGGCAAAGAACTCGACAGGATAGTTGGTCTTCAGCCACATCGACTGATAAGAGATCAGCGTGTATTCGACCGAGTGGCTCTTGTTGAAGCCGTAGCCGGCGAAGCCCTCGATCTTGTCGAAAAGCGCGCCTGCCCATTCCGGATCGCAGCCGATTGTCGCCACACAGCCGTCAACGAACTTGCCGCGCTCCTTCTTCATCTCCTCGGGGAGCTTTTTGCCCATGATCTTGCGGAGCTTGTCAGCGTCAGGCGCCGAGTAGCCAGCGATCGCACGCGCCACCTGCATGACCTGCTCCTGGTAGACCATAACGCCGAAGGTCTCCTTCAGGATCGGCTCCATGAGCGGATGATCGTATTCCACCACCTCATAGCCCTGCTTGCGAAGATAGAAGCTCTCCATCATCCCGGACTCCATCGGACCTGGGCGATAGAGAGCCGTGGCAGCCGTGATGTCCTCGAATGTAATCGAGCCGTCCTTGCCGAGCTGTTTGAGGAGATTGCGCATGCCGCCGGACTCAAACTGGAAGACAGCGGTCGTCAGCCCTGTGGCGAAGTTCTCCAGGACCTTCTGGTCATCGAGCGGAATGCGCATCAGGTCCGGCCGGCGGCCGTGTCGCTCCTTGATATATTCCGAGGCGAGATTGATCAGGTCGAGCGTGTTGAGGCCGAGAATATCCATTTTGACCAGACCCTGGTCCTCGACGATGCGCTTGTCCCAGTTGACGACGGCGCCTTCCTTACGCCGCTCGATGACGGCGCGCTCCACGAGATCCATACCACCGACGATGACACCAGCGGCGTGCTGGCCGTAGTTGCGCATGGTGCCTTCCAGGCGCGTCATGATCGGCCACCAGTCCGGGTGCTTCTTGGCGAAAGCGTCGATCTCAGGAACTTGCTCGGCGCAGGCGGGGAGGGGGACGTTGGCGCCGTGCAGCTTTGGCACGTATTTCGAGCAGACGTATTCCTTCTCGGGCAATCCGATCACGCGGCTGACGTCACGGATCGAACTGGCAGCCGCCAGCGCTGCGAAGTTGGAAACGCCTGCCACGCGCTCGCGCCCATACTTCCGGTCGAGATACTCGAAAATCTCGTGCCGGCGCTGGGACATGAAGTCGAGGTCGGCGTCAGGCAAGTCGATACGGTCGGGGTTGATGAAGCGTTCGAACAGCAACCCGAACCGAATCGGATCGCAGTCCGTGATGCCCATCAGGTAAGCGACCAGAGAACCACCGACACTGCCGCGCCCAGGGCCAACCAGGATGCCGTTTTGCTTTGCAAAGCGGACGACATCCTGGACGAGAAGGAAGTAGCCCGAGAACTTGAGCTTCTGGAGGACCGAAAGCTCGTATTTGAGGCGCTCCTTGTAAACTGACTGGAGCTCGTCCTTTCCGGGGAGGTGGCCGAAAACCTCTCCCGCAAATCGCTGCGCCCAGCCTTTCTTGCATTCCGCGACCACGGCCGCGAATTCGTCCTCCGCCATTTTCGGGAGCGTGACCTCGGCTTTGGACCACTGGTAGCTGACTGCATCGACAAGATCCTTCGTGTTGGCGAGCCCTTGCTTGAAATGCGCGCCGGCGCTCGCGTTGCCTCGTTCGACAAAGCGCCGGGACGCCTTGCCCACCTCCTGAGCCAGTTCCTTCACACCGAGAATGTGGAAGTCGCGGTTGTGGGTCGAGCGGTGCCAGGCATCGCTGACCTTGTTGTTGTTGCAGATGGCAGCCATGATCTCGGCTGCGTCAGCTTCACCTTCGCGATAGAAGGCAGGCCGGACGACGAGCGGCTCTGCGCCGCGATCGATCGCTTCCACGGCCAGCTCGTTCAGGCGTGCGAAATAGGGGGTGTCGATCGGGATCATCGCCGCATAGACGTGCCCAAGACGCGACTGGATCTCCTGCTGGATCGCTACCGCCTCGGGATGCGCCGTCAGGGGAGCAACGTCGCCAAGCGTGATGCGAAGATCGTCCTTGGTGAGTTTGTCGAGCTCCGCATAGAGATCGGCGAGATCGAGGCGCGCGACGTAATAGAACCTGGGTTCCTCGTTCGCCAGCGTGAGCAGCCGGAAGATCGCCTTCAGACCCTTCTCCGACAGCACGTAGGCTGTGGCGTGATAGATCGGCTGGCCCTTTTTGTTCTTTTTGTCGGTCTTGTCCGCGCGCCAGGTGTGATCGTTGACCAGACGGAGACGCACGCCGATCACCGGCTTGATCTCCGCTTTCTTGCAGCGATTGGTGAAGTCGATCATGCTGGTTACGGTCATCGTGTCCGTGACCGCCACAGCCTTCTCACCAGTGGCTTTGGCGACCTCGACCAGGTGCTCTGTCTGGAGAATGGACTCTCCGATCGAGAAGTCGGTTCTTGCAGCGAGAATGGAATACATGGTCATGCGCTCCTCTTGAGAACGGCGCCCGCCTCGGAGTCAGTGATCGCTCCGATATGCGCGAGCGCCTGAAACGCCATCCGCGCGTGTGCATCGGCAGTGTTCTGCTGCCAGCCGAGCTTCTGAACGAACGCTTGTGCGAGGAGAGGTCTGGGAAGGGGACGGCCGAGCCGCAGAAGAAGGTGACAGGCGATCTGCAGGAACGGCACCTTGCCTTCGAACGGGTTGATGCCCTTCGAAAGGTTCTCGGTGATCCGCAGGTTGGAAACGTCGAGCTTCTCGATCAGGCGACGGACCTTCACCGGCAACACCATCAGCGCCGGATCGGCATCAGTCATAGGAACAATCGCCGGCTTGAGCTTCGGCCCACGGCGCGTCGGCTTGATCCCGAAGCGATCCCGCAGAGCGAGCAGATTTTCCTCGTGAAGGGGCTGGCACTGCGCGGCGAACGGACAATTGCGGCAGATCGTGCTGTCGGTCTGGAATGCAAGCGCCGAGCCAAAGCAGCCAGGCGCAAAGCTCGGAATTTCAGTCATCGTGTCATGCTCCTGCAAACGCGCTCGCCGAGGCCGCGCAGTTCCTTCATGATTTCAGTTCGCTCTTTGTTCGACGCATCCATGAAGTCGAAGATGGTCGACGCAGCGAGACGGACAGTTGCCGGACTGTTGATGCCCATCTGCTCGCGCCCGTAATCGGACTTGCGCTTGAGGCAGATGATCTCCTTCATCAGCTCGTCGGGCTGCTCGCGCAGCAGCGTGACGAACAGACGAGCGCGGGGCTTGAGGTTGCGGATCGCGTATTCGAAGTGCTGGTCTTCCTCGAAGGCATTGAAGTCGTTCCGATCATCCGGAATGACGTCGGCCAGGGTTGCGCGACCGGTATCCTCGCCAACTGTGGAATTGAGCGAGACCGCCAGAACCTCGGTGTGCCGGCGCTCGATGTGCTTTTCGATTTCTCGATTGATATGCATCCGCATGCCGTTCATGAGATAGGCTTGGAACGGCACGCCCGTCTCCGGCTCGTAGCTGTCTGACGCCTTGATCCAGGCGATCTTGAGCTCCTGCTGGATGTCTTCCAGGCTGAAGGCGCGGCCGCCGTCTCCGGCAGCACGCAGACGCCTCATCACACGATGCGAGAAGGACTTGATCGCCTTCTCGCTTGCTTCGGGTTCGCGCAACATCAGCCGAAGATCCTCTGTGCGAACTCGTCGACCGTCTTTTTGTCGATGCGCGACAAGCGGTTTGCGAAGGCGAGCTTGAGCCCCTGGCGCCAGTCACCGCCGAAATACATGCCGAGGTCGGCTGCGTTGATCAGCTCGCGCGGGGAGACGGTCATCGAGATCCCGCCTTCCTTGAACTTGTCGCGCACCGCCTTGGCGAACTTCACGATCTTGCCGGCAGTGGGCTTGTCGACGCCGGTTTTCGAGACGAGAATCAGCTCCTCTGTCGCCGGATCCATGTATTCGACTTCCTCGACAATCGGGAAGCGCGAGTAGTTGGCGGCGTTCTGGATCAGGGTGCCTTGATAAAGACCGGTCTCGTCGCCGACGCCATTCGTGTTGCCGGTGGCACAGAAGCGGAAGTTCGGATGCGGCTTGATCACGCGGAACTCAGGCGGCGCGTCCTTGATGACGAGCGGCTTGCCTTCAAGCACCGGCTGGTAAACGGCTGTGACCGACGGCATGGCGAAGTCGTATTCGTCGGCGCAATAGACCCAGCCGTTCAGCATAGCCATCGGAAGCGGCCCAAGCTGAAACTCGGTCACGGTCTGCGGCTTGATGATCTTTTCCTTCTCGCCGGAAGCGTTCAGCACCTCTTCCTCGACGAATTTGGTGCGCACGACATACTGGCCGAGGATATGCGCTTCCTCGGTGTTGATGGTGTGCTGGACGCGGCTGAACGGACGACCTGTGCGAGCGCAGACCTGTTCGAGAACGGTCGTCTTGCCGGTGCCATGAAAGCCCCAGAGATACACCGGCTTGTTGATTTCGAAGCCGATGATGACCTTCTTCACGAGGTCGATGTTGAACACGTAGTCGGGATCGACCATCTGGATATACGGCTTGGCATCCTCGGAGGCGTCGTTGACGACCTGGATCTCGATCGGATTACCGATAGAGCTGCGCGCGGCGCGCGCCTCGCCGAAGCCAAAGACTTCGTGCAGATAGTGCTTCTGCCCCGGCGTCACGACGGCATTCGCAGCCTGGGCCTTGGCAGCGCGTGACTTGTCGAGGGCGTCCATTGCCCGTTTCGACAGAATGGGCGCATCGGGAAACTCCTTCTGGTAGCGCTCAAGCGTCCAGTCGGGGTGATTGTCGCGAATGTGAACCTGGATGGAGTGAACACGGGCGCCGTCGATTTGGCAGATGATTTTCCCGTCAGCGTTCGTGTCGGCGGCGTCAGCCATTTTTCGTTTTCCTCATTTCTCTCTCGTGTGCGCGTTGTGATAGCGCATAACTAATTACTTACTCACATTCTCAACGGGCTGCAAGTAATTACTTACTTACCCGCTGAAAGCCCGAAAATCAGTTCGTCAGGATCGCCTTGAGCTCCTTCATGACCTCGGTCGGAAGGTCCTCGATCCGGTTGAGAACGATGTGGTTTCGATAGAAGCGACGGACGGCGGTATCCATGATGCCGATGCCGACGAGATCGATTCCAAGCTTTTCGAGCTTCTCGACCGTCTGCTTGAGGTGCCCGGCCGCGTTGGCGGCGCCGGAGGGCTGTCCGTCAGACAGCACCAGCATCACCTTGCGCTTCTCGCGTCGCTTCAAGAGGCGGATCGCCGCGTATTCGAGGGACTCGCCGTCGACATTCGTGACCATGCCGCGCTGTGCGTTGGCGGCGTAGGCGATGCGCTTTTTGACCTCGGCGTTGATGCGCTCGTCAAACTCCTTGTAGATGGGCATGACGATCGGAACCGTCCGATGGAAGCGAACGCCCTTTGCAGCGTGGTTGTAGATGTCCTGGTTCATCTCCTGCATCGCTGAGCGCGAGCCCTTGCCGCGATGATCGCCTGTCGTGAAGCCAAGCACCTCGCTGGAGATGTTGACGCGCTCCAACGTCGAGGAGAGAGCATAACCCGCCACCATCGCCGTTCGCATCTTTGCGCCACCCATCGAGCCGGAGTTGTCGATGAGCAGCGTGACTGCCGTATCCTTCGACTTGTGCTCCTGCTTGCGATTGAACAGGCGATCGTCGTTCGTGGTGATCCGATGCAGGGAAGGGGCGTGCAGGCGGCCGGAGCGATAGCCCGGCACCTTGATGACGTGCGACTGGCTCGCCATCATCCGCTCGATGTCCTTCTGCATCCGCCCGGTCATGGCGCGCGTCTGTTCTTCCAGTTCGGGAACCCACTGCGGGGCGATCTCGGGCGCTTTGAGCACCTCGATTCGGTCGAACTCGCGGGTGTAGACGTTGTAATCGTTGTCGGCGAGGAGATCGACGGCTTCGTTCGCGATCAGGATTGCGATCTGGCTCGACACGTCGGCCTTCTCGAAGGCGTTATCCTCGAAGTCGAACATGGACTTGCCGAGACCGTTACCCACGCCACCGCCGTCGCTCTGATCATCGTCATCGGCCTCACCGATCTCGCCCGCCTCGTGATCGTCGGTCTGGATCGCTATACGATCGCCTTTCGACCCGTCGCCCGGCTCCTCGTTTCCATCTTCGTCGTCTTCGCCGGCCGAGGCGGGCTCGCCATCCTCGTCAGGATCTTCCTCGTCCTGACCCGGCGCATCCTTTCCGTTATCGTCTCCGTCGTCAGAAGCCTCGGCCTCTTCTTCGGCGCCGTCGTCAGCGTCGCCATCATCATCTTCCTGGCCTTCGCCGTCTTCTTCGCTCTCGTCAGCGCCATCTTCCCCGTCGAGAAGATCATCGTCTGCGTCGCCTTCGCGCTCGCCGTCATCTTCCTCGGAACCATCACGCCCAGAGCCCTCATCTTCATCCTTCTCAGGATCTTCGTCTTCGGCTCCATCTTCATCGCGATTCCCGTCGCCATCGCCTTCAGCGTCATCGGACCCCTCGCCATCACCGGCAGAGTCGTCTTCCTCTTCACCGCCGTCGCTCTGGTCATCGTCATCGGCTTTTTCCTGTTCGTCGTCGCCACCAGACGGTTCACCGTCCTGGCCGCCCTCAGCTTCGCCAGCGCCGTCTTCAACCTCATCGTCTTCGTCCTTTGCGCCCTTGCCAGACTTGCCAGGCTGAGACTCGCCGTCATCGCTGTCGGAATGGTCTCGCTCGCCATCTCCGTCGCCCTGTTCAGCTTTCTTGTCGGGCTTGTCCTGGGATTGACCAGCGGATTGCTGCTGATCCTGGTTGCTGCTGTCGCCAGCGCTCTCGTCGGGCTCACCATCACCGCCGCCACCAGGCTGCGGCGGAGGATCGAGATACTCGAATGCGCCGACCTTGGTGACTTCGCCGTGCTCCGTCTTGACGGTCACATCCACGACACCAGCGACATGCGCCGGTGTTTCGACAAGGATGGTTTGCTGGCTCTGATGGGCGATGATCTTCGCAATCGAGCCGTCGAACTTGACCCATTCGAGATCGATGAAGTGCGTGCCCTTTACTGCAACAGGCTCGCCGCCAGGCGTAAAGCCCTGATTCGGCTCGATGGCGGTGATCGTGGGCGCCGGCATGACGGGATGGAGAATCCCGTCGAGGACCTTGGCAATCTCAAGCGTCTCGCGCGTGGTGCGAACCTTCGGCAGATCCTTCTTCACCTTGTCCGGCAGCTTGTCGACGAGTTCCTTCACCAGGGGGTTATCCCAGTGCTTCTCGTCGTCCATGTAGTCCTGGAATTCCGTGTGACCGGCCAAGGCGCGCATGACGACGACGAGAAGGTAGAGGAACTTCTCCTTGTCGGTTTTCGCTGAGTCGACAGCCGGCCTGGTGATCTTAGCGATGAAGTGTCGGCGGAGATCCGCGATGTTCTTCTTCGAGCCGGGGAAGATGCGCTCCATCTCCCGCTCGATCATCGTGTCCTCGATGATGTTGTGATAGGTGCGCAGGCGCTGGATCTTCTTGTCCTGCATCTGCTGCGGCGTGAGGCGATAGCCTGCACACCAGTCCCAATCGGTGATCAGGACATGGCCGACCTCGTGGTCGATGAAGCCCTGGATTGCGCGAATGAAGCCAGCGTCGGCCGTGTCCGGAATGTTGGGAATGTTGATGCGCTCGGGCTTACGTGTCGTGGGGTTTGCGACGACGTATGCCTGAGCGCCTCGCTGCGTGACCGTCAGACCCTTACCTGTCAGCATCGGCACGAGCTTCGTGACCACTTCACGAAGCTCAACAATCTCACGGTTCATTTTTCTCTCTCCAGTCCTAAGTAACTTGTGACTTATGTTTAACTCGAAAAAACAAGGGGTTCAAACGGCAGAAGGAGGAACGACGAGCCGATCGGGGGAATGAAGATGAACACCTTGCCGTGTTCCGGGTGCACGCCGGAATAGACGACGGAACTGCCGTTGTCGAAGCGCTCGGCGCTCGTCAGACGGTCAGCGTGAAGCTCAGCATCTTCCTGAGAAATTTCGATCAGGCGGGTGCAGTTATGCGTGACGTTCATTGTCTCGACCTTCAAAGGTTGTCGGCGGTCAGTAATCCATTACTTATGTCCGACTGTCAACAAAACCGGCCCGAGGGCCGGCGTGAATCCACTCTGATGTGGATAACTTACTTGGAGAACAGATCGAAGAGGCCATCCTTTATCTCAAAAGTGAGACTCGGATCCGAGTTGCCGGAGGCTTCACGGATCTCGTTGATGATGGCGGCCTCGTTCTTGGAAATGGCGTGGTTGAACAGAGGCATCAGCGTCTTCAGAGCTTCTTCATCGAAGAACTGGTTAAGCGCCAGCCGGAAGAGGTAGGCTGGGTCTACGTCGAGTGCTTTTGCCATGGCCGGCACACGATCCAGCGCAAGCTTTGATCGGCCCGACTTGAGCATGGAGACGAAGTTGGCATTGGCGAAACCAGCCTGATTGGCGATTTCTTGCTGCGACTTCCGGCTCTGGAGCTCCTGGATCCTCTTACTGAGAAAATCCGAAAGCGTCGACTGGGCCGACGAGCTTGCATTCATTTGAAAAGTTCCCTTACAGTTTTCGCTTAGTTACATGCGAAGCTATAGCGCTTTGATATAGGGTTGGCTCGCACACTCAAGCCTTAAATGCGTGTTTGAACAGGTTCACCACAGCCTGCATGTTAAGTCAACACCTACTTATTTTCCCGCATTAGTTCCATAACAAAGCTTATGCAATTTTTTACGGGAATCCACTCGGCCGCATGGAACTCTTCAGTGGTGGTTACGAGCAACCACTTGCCAAAGCGGCCAGAATCGGGGTTACTCGCGACCATAATTTTGAAATGCGCGGAGATTCGCATGTCTGCGGAAAAGACAGAACGGTTGCGGGAACGCCGTAGGGCGAAGGGACTGAAAGAAACAACCATCTGGCTTACCCAGGAAGCGGATCAGACGATTACCGAGCTTGTTGCGTCCATGGGCCTCAAGAACCGTTCCGAGGCCATTCAGTATGCGTTGAGCCGGGTCGCTTCCAACGAGGGGACTCATTTTAGAAACTGACAAAGGAAAAAAGCCCCAAGGCTGGAACCAAGGGGCTTTTTGAAACTCACTGTTGCAGATGGCGCAACGTGATTCGGCTGTAGCAATCCGTTTCTCACACGCCCGTCTGCTTTAGTCAACGACGAATCTTCGATTCGGCGAACGAGAGCCTTTGTCCTGCAGGAAAGAACCTATGCAGACGGTCAGCACCGGCTGGCGGCGCCCTGCGCGCTTCGTTCAGCCACCGACTCCGACAGCGGAGGTGTCGTCCACGGATCTATTCGCCGTGGCGCGCCTGGCGGTCAAATCCCTCAACCTGCGCCCTGGCGCTCGCTTCGTCCTTGAGCAACTCGTAGGCTGCTGGGGCGGAGAGCTCCTTGGCGGCCGCTATCTCGTTTGGCCCTCCAACGAATTCCTCATGGACCGAACCGGGCTTTCTGAGCGTGGTGTGCGCTACGCTATCCGGAGCCTCCTGGAGCTCGGCGTCATCGTCTCCAAGGAGTCCGCCAACGGGAAGCGCTTTGCCATTCGTTCGGCCAACGGCCAGATCCGGGATGCCTACGGTCTGGACCTCTCCCCTCTCCTGTCGCGCCGCGAGGAATTCACCGAGCGTTGTGAGGAGATCAAGGTCGCTCGGGAATACAGACGCCGCCAGTTCGATGAGATCACGGTCTGCCGGCGCTCCGTGCAGGAGCTTCTGCGCGCCTTGAAGGATTGGTTCGACAAGCCCACTGGCGACCTTCAGCGCGAGTTCGAGCGTTTGGCAGCCATCACCCCGCGCCGGGACAGCCTCGCGAGCCCTGAAGCCGCTTTGGCAGCATGGCGTGCACTCCATGAAGTCACCAAGGAACAATATGATGCCGCCTGTGGGGGCAATAACAGCCGTATCATTGAAGACAACAACGATACCCCTGACCAGTCTTGTAACAAGGCTTATGAGAAAAATGTGGCGGGGCCGAACCTGGTCGAGTTGGCGGCAGCATGCCCGGATGCGATGAGCTTTATGCCGAAGGTGGCCGACGAGCGTGATCTGATACGTGCGGTAAGCACGCTGCGAGGCGCATTTGGCACACATGAGAGCGCCTGGAATGAGGCGATGGAAATGCTGGGCGCCGCGCAGGCGGCCAAAGCCTTCGTGGTGGTCTTGCAGCGCGCCACCGAGGACAACGGCGAGAAGATCAAGAACGTCGGGGGCTATTTCCGCGCCTACGCCAGAATGATCGAACAGGGGCGGGTCGACCTGGGATTGGAGGTGCGCGGGATGCGCCGGCGACGCGCCCACTAGAACGAAAAAAGGGGCGCATTGCGCGCCCCTGTTGAGAGAGAAATCGCCTTAACCCCGGCGACGAGGGAACTTATACGACTGTTATAGCGGAATTTTTGCCGTTTACGCCGCGAATTTTTCCTTGTCCTCGATTTCGCCGGTCTTGTCGTCGCGGAACCGCTTGAAGCGGGGGTGACGAAGAGAGCCGTCGGGCGTGACCTCGTGGTATTCGACCTCGACCAGGCGACCGAGAAGCTTCATGCCTTCCGGGATCTCGTCCACGGTCAGATCGAAGCCTGGCTTGAAGCCGACATGAGGATCGTGAATGCCGATCGCTTTCGCGTCGTGCTGCCACAACTGCCAAAGTTCCTCGCGGAGCTCGGCAGACAGACCACCGCCGACGCGCACCGAGACGCCTCTGCGATCGAGGATGATACCACCTGTCGTCTTCTCGTTGTCCTTGCCGACTTCGCCATTGTAGAAACCGATGATCGGCAGATCTTCGGTTTCCTCGGCCTTGATCTTGAGCCAGCCGTAGGACTTCTTCTTGTCGTAGAGCCCGTTCGGATCCTTGACCATCGCACCTTCAAGGCCGCGCGCCTGGAATTTGGCGTAGAGATCGTGAATCTCCTGGTGGCTGTTGACGAGGTATCGGGGCGTCTTGGTGATGATGGTGTCATCGGCGTGAGACACGAACGCGGCCACCAGGTTTCGACGTTCCATATAGGGCTTTCCGACAGAGCCGGTTGCGTCAAAATCAGCGTAGCTCATCAGATCAAAGACGTTGAAGAGCGCGTCCTTGGCAACCTCGCTGGTGCGCCGAAGCGCGCCTGTCTCCGCGAAATTGTCGTTCACGGTCATTTCGCCGTCGACCATGAAATTGAGATCCTGGCGGGCATATCGCGCCAGATCGCCGGGACGTGTGGAGAGCGTGGAGCAAAGTTCCCGGTGGTTGTTGGCCTGGAGGGCTCTCAGCGCCGTCTCGATCATCGGTTCGACCAGGTGTTCGGCCGCCGGCGCGCGCTTGCCCGACCGAGTGAAGAAGCCGCCATTTCCGTTCCGACACAGGAACGTGAAACGATAGCCATCGAGCTTCGGCTCGACGACCTGGGGCCAGCTCTTGATGCGCTTTTCCTCGTAGTGGTGAGCGCGCATGACGGCGAAGACCGGGATGAGATCCGGCATGACCTTCTGGATGGTCGATTCAGCGATCCCACAGCGCAGATCCTTGTTGAGGATGCGCCAGAGCAGCTCGTTCGCCGCCTCGTCCGACGCCTTGAGGCAAGTCGCGACCACATCGGCCGCCGCATTACCCGTCAGCTCACGCTGCGCCAGCTTCGTCAGGACGCTTTCCACGCCATTAATCTCGAATTCCAGCTTTTCGCCGAGGTTCGATGCATGCCGGGTCGGCTTGATGCCGTAGGTGATGAACGGATCGTATGCCCATTTCACCACGAAACGACCCATTTCGGACTCCAGGAGCTTCGCCAGCAGCGCCTCCTTGCCGTTTCGCGACCCTTCTGCCGCGATCTGCTCGATCAATTCGAGCGTTTCCTTGCCATTCATATGTAATCGCTTCCTTATGCGTTGATCGCCGCAACGAGGTTGCCGGTTGCGGCTGCTTCGTTGATGTTGGCGTTGGGCGTTGCGCTCTCGGCCGACTTGACCGGCTTGCGCCTGAGCGAGATCGCGGTTGTCTCGAAGGGCTGACCACGCCTCGAGGACTCGCCAGGTGCCGTCTTCAACTGCTCATCGATGCGCTGATTGGCGGTGGCGAGAAGAGCGCGTTCAGCGTCCGGCACCCGAAGATCGTTGAGCACTGACTCCCGCATGAGAACGGGCCGGATGCGTTCCAGCACAGGCTTCATGATCTTGCCCTCTTTCGGGGTCAGCGAGCCGTGGTGGTCGTTCGTCCAGGACTTATCGAAGCAATATTTCCGGACCATTTCGGCCGCCGGGCACTTGTTGCAGTGCATGGCCGCCTGACAGCCGCGTCGCACCTCGGGTGCGCGACCGGCCCAGACGAGATCACGAAGCTTCACGCATGCGCCCATGCGTGTCTTGGCGCCGAAGATCGGGCAGGTGAATGTAAACTGGTTGTCGTCCCGCAGGCTTTCGTAGACTGTCGGCATCAGAATCTCCCAAATTTCGGATTACCCTTCATCGACGCCAGCTCAGCCTCGCGCTGAGCAGCCTCGGCGCGCGCAACTGCGTCAGGGTCGATCGTGACGTGGCGCGTCTGATTGCCGATGAAATTGTCATCGTCGTCACGGTTGGACTCAGGCTCGCGCATGCCGTCTGTGCTGTAATTCGGGTCGAGGTGCTTGGCGTTCGCTGGCCCGATCTTCGGAAAGACAGTGCGCCCGATCACCAGCGGAAGCTGCGCGGCGCTCTCGACCGTAACGATCTTGGAATCGGTGAGACGGTAGCTCTTTGAGCCCGACTGACGATGATTGAGCTCCTTCTGGTAGTCGGCTTCCGCATCGATCTGACTCGGAAACGCCTTTACCCTCACCTGCCCCGTTGCGCCTTTCGCGCCCCAGCGGCGAATGACGATTGCCCTGCCCTGCTTGTTCACCACGAGGGTCAGGAAATAGTCCTTCGTTCCGCCCTTATGGGACAAGGACGCCTTCACGACTTCCATAGGATATTCAGACATCGGTCTTCTCTCTCTTGCGCTATGCGCTTCTCTCAGCTTTCGTTATAGCGATCTCTGAAAGGGTCGATAACGAATTGATTACTTACGAACTCGGGCAGCGTAAGGGTTCCGCAGGCGCCATTGGATATCTAGCGCCGGCGTCCAGACTTTCGCGTCCTGATAAGCGCGCACAACGACCTCCGGCAGCACCTCGTTGGGATCCTTTCCGGCCGGGAGAAGCGCGACTTTCACGACGAGGCCGATACCCGTGAGAAGCTTCGCGGCGTTGAGAGCGGAAATCAGCGCTTTCTCCTCGCCGTCCCACATGATCGTGACCTGCTTCACACCCCTCGCTTTCAGCTTCGCAAAGCGCCCGAGCTGGTCGTTACCATCGAGCGAGCCATAGGAAAGATGCTTACCGAATGAGCCGATCGGGACGACATGTCGAAGGGCTACCTCGCCATCGAAAGCAATCTTCATCGCCGCCACGTCAAAGAACCCCTCCCCCATCGCCACTTCCTGCGTGAGCAGAACATTCTGCCCGTTGAGCAGGAATCGACCGGTTCCGGGCAGCATCTTCGGAAAGAGATATTTCCTCTCCGTCAGCCCAAGGGCCTTTTGCTCGGGTGTCAGCGGCGGGTTCAAGTCGCGGCCTTGGAAGGTGACGAGTGTGCCGTCCAGATCGAAGACCGGAATGATCACGCGATTGTCGAAGGGCTGTCGCTTTTTCTGGCCGTCCTCCTCAAATTCCCACCAACCGAATTCGCAGTAGCGGAGCGAGAAGTATTTGGCGTATTCGGCCGTGACGCCGCGCTGCTCCAGATATTGAAGATTCGAACCATCCTCCGTCGGCATCTCCATGCTGAAGGGCAGCTTCACCTCGCCATGTTCAACAGCGACGGCAGTCGTTCGCTTGGGGCGCCAGCCCTGCTCTTTGAGAAGCTCCTGCGCCATGTCGAACGTCTCCCGCCACTCAAGCTGGAAATGCTCCTTGATGAATGAGAGCTTGGTGAAACTCGCGTTGCAGACGAAACAGTTCCCTCGCCCGGTCTCCGCATTGAGATAGACGCGCCAGCGACTGTCGCCGCAGGATGCGACCGGGCAATGCTTGGCGTTGATCTGCATGCCCGAAACGCCGCGCGAGAGCTTGTAGGGAAGGCTCTCGCGCTCGAAAAGGAACTCCAGGTCGAGCTCCTTTTGGATTTCGTCAGCCTCGATCCGCATGACTATTCCTTCTGCAGGATCTTGGTGAGGAACTGCATTTTCTGGCGATCCTGCCGGATGCGGAGAGTGAAGCCGTCTTCGGTGTTTCGCGACAGCGCCCAATACAGACGCGCCTCGCCTGCTTTCTTCTCGGCGTCCGTGGCGTTGATGCCAATCAGGATGTCGACGGTGCGCGCCTTATTCCAGTCGTCACCGACGTCGGTGGCCTTGGCCGTAGCAGCCTTTGCGCCGTCACGGTTCGTCTGTGTGGCAGTGAGGAGTGCAGCATCGAACTCGTGCGCGATGGCGCGAAGGTCGATGTAGATGGTGCGAAGGTTCTCCTGGAGATTGTCTGAGCGATACTCTGCCGCCATGATATCGGCATAGTCGACCGTGATCAGGTCGAAGATGATGCCGTCATTGCGATACTCCTCGATGATGCGGTGAAGCTGCGAAGGCTTCAGCGTGCCGGAGGCGAAGTCGCGCATCTTGAATGCGCCGGCGTTCTTCTCCGCTGCTTGGATCTTGGCTTTCACCTGAGCGGGATCGACCGCCAGGTTCTTGATCATGGTGTCGGAGAGGGCAGCGTCGATACGCTCGGCGATGATCCACGACGCAACTTCGCAGGAGCCGTAGAAGGTGTTGAAGCCGGCCAGTGATGCGTTCTTCGTGAAGTCGCCGAGGCCGAGGGATTTACCGGCCTTGGCGGCGCCCATCAGGCAAGAGAGCTCTCGCCGGCCCCATCCAGCATGGAAGAGATAGGCATCCATACCGGAATAGCCGGTCGTGATGCCGCGCTTGATCAGCTTGCCGGCCTTGATGTCCTCGCGGCGCTGCGTTCGGCTGTCGATCTCCTTCCAGTAGTCGTAGTCTTGGCTGTCGGTGGACGCGCCGACGGCGAGCGCGTTCTTCATGGCCTTTTCGATGGACTTCCAGTCCTTCTTCTCCAAAGCCGGAAGCGATTCCATGATCGCAGCCTCGACGGCCTGGTGGCGGGCAAAGTCGCGCACCTTGTCGAGCACGTAAGCGGAGTTGGAGAGGTCGACGCCCTTGCCGATCGCGCCCTTCACGACTGCGACGACTTCATCCTTCATGTCGAGCCGGATACGCTTGCTCGCGAACGCATCCTTGAGAAGCATCGGAAGGATCTTCGGATCGGGCGCGCTCTTGTAGGTCTTCAGGTGCTCCTGAACCATCGCGACCACGGCGCCGGAGGCGGCTTCAGTGAAATATTCCGGCTTGATCAGCTCCTTGGTGCGCATCGCGAACTGCGTGTCGCGCATGAACAGGTTCACCACCTTCTGCTGGAATGCCTGATCGAACTCGTAAGTCTGCTGCTCCAGCTCCTCGCTCACTGGCGCACCTCGAAAGAAGTAAGCGCTGACTTATAAACCACGACAGCAAAAGACAGATCCGGCATGCCAGTCGGCAGAACCTTGATGGAGAACTGGTCGGCGGCGAGAAGCTCGCCATCGATGTTGGCGCCAGCAAGAGTGGTCAGCTTGATATGCTTGCCGATCGCGGCCATCAGATCGTCCTGATGGGTCCAGCGCTTCGGCTTGCTCTCCTTGAGGGTGAGGGTCTTGTTTTTGTTGGGGCGGAAGCCGTTCTCGCGACGGCCATTCGAGCTGATATTGGGCATGAAACTGCTTTCTCTCGATTTAGCTAAATCGCGTTATAGCGAAAAAGCTGCGGAGTCAGTGAATATATGACTTCGCGTTTTCGAGAATGGCGGGGTTGATCACGCCGTCCTCAGCCCATGTGTTGATTTTCTGAAGCGGGAGAGCGTCCTCGTTGACGAAGCGACCGATCAGTTCGGCCGGATTACTCCGCAGCATGGCCTGCTTACGCAGCCATTCGTGGTAGTCATTCTGCGCCGGAAGTGCCTGGAAATTCTCGATCAGATAGGCTGGGTGGTCGCTCGTGTAGAGCCTTGCTTCCTGGAGCTCCGACCAGCGCTGCTGAACCCGATCCACCACGAGGTCGGAGTAGAGGTGCTGTGGTTGAGGCAAATACGGCCGATTCCAGTAGCGCAGGCGATACTCGAAGGCGAGATCGAGATAGACCTCATAGGGCATGCCCAGGAGATCTGCCATCTGGCGACCGTGCCAGCAGGCTGTGAAGTGGGACTTCGCCTTCTTGTGCGTCGAGCTCTCCGGCGCATCGAGCCCGGCGAAGATGCTGTCGACGGAGATCGTGCGAACGTATTTCGCGGCGTTCACGTCGAGATTCTGGGCGTAATGGCTGCGAAAGGCGCCGTCGAAGGCTTGAATGTAGAGACGGGTCGCCTGAAGCGGCGACATGAAGCGGTAGTCGAACCACTTGTGAGTGAACAGGTCGGCCTCGAATTGAAGCGTTTTCTGGTTCTGGATGAATTTGAAGGCGACGAGATCGTCCTCCAAAGGCGAGGAGCGCACCTCGATGTCGCCTTTGAAAATCGCCTCGTTAGTCTGCTGCATCATGTCTGGACCATTCTCTTGCGTTGCTCAGAGAGATATAGCGAAACTAAGGAGGCGATTACTTAGGTTTCGTGTCAGACCTCGCCTTCGTAGGCGTCAACGATGTCCTGGCAGAGGCCGGACCGAACGATTTCGCCGCGCGTGAAGGTGATGACGTCGACCTTGGCATGGTTGCCGATGCGTTGGGTCGCGTCCGTCAGGCCGGAGGATTTGCCGATCTTCTCGTCGATCTGGGAGACGTCGCCGTTGATGATGAACTTGGCGTTCTCGCCGATGCGCGTCAGGAAAGCCTTGAACTCGGCCTTCGTGGCGTTCTGCATTTCGTCTGCAATCACCCAGGCATCCTTGAACGTGCGGCCACGGATGAACGCCAGCGGAATCGGCTCGATCTTGCCGGCCTTGAGGCAATAGTCGTAGTGGCCGGAGCCCAGCGCCTCGACGAAAGCCTCTTTCAACGGAATCAGATAGGGTTCGAACTTCTCGTTCAGCTCTCCGGGAAGGAAGCCCATCCCCTCCCCTACCTCGATCGCCGGGCGGGTCACGTAGATCTTCTTGATCACGTCGGCTTTAAGAGCCTCGGCCGCCTTCTGAACTGCATACCAGGTTTTGCCCGTGCCGGCCGGGCCAACGCCGAACACGATATCCTTCGACTGGATGGCAGAGTCGTATCGCTTCTGACCCTTGGTGAGCGGCTTGACCGGCTCACGCCGAGCAGGCGTCGGGGCGTTCGGAAGGGACTGATCGAGGGACGCGACCAGCTTGGCGTGACTACGCGAGGCGTTTCGCTCGTCGCGACGGGTTTGACGGGCGACGGGCTTGCTCTTTTTTGCCATTCAGGAGGGCTCCAGCAGGGAGTGACTAACTACCCGAATACTATAGCGGAAACCTTTGTAATAGGTAACTGATTACTTAATCTCGAAGGAGAATCATGCACGCCACAAGAAGGGGGGGGGGGGGGGGGGGGGCGCCGCTTCAACAGGGCCAGGGCCGCGCGCCGCGCCGAGCGCGGGCCCATGCCCGGCAGCTTGGCCAGCAGGCTGATCAGCCGTTCGATTTC